AGACGACGATGGGTTGAGCGTGACGTCGATCCATTGATCGACGAGATACTCGGTGTTGCGCTTGGCCGGGTCGAAGGTCGTGCCGGTCGGGACTCGGAACAGGGCGACATCGAAGCGCTTGTTGGTCTGGTCGCGCAGGTAGGTCACCAGGCGGAGGTTGTTCCCCCAGACACCGGGGCTCGTCGCCGTGACGGTGAACAGCGGTGTGCCCGACGTGTTGGGTGCCGTGGCGTCGAACACGTCGATGTCGGCTGGCACAGCGTTCGCACCAGCGATGCGGGTGATGTACGCCTGCCGTCCCCCGTTGCCGAAGAAGTCGTTCACGGCCATGTGCAGGTCGGTGTAGTCCGTCCCGAACAGGGTCGTGAAGCTGGCCCACGACGTCACCAACGTCGGGGTGACCGGCCCCTGGGACGAGCGGCCGATGAAGGCGGCACTCGTGGTGGTGGTCTGGGATGTGGCCGATGCCGGGCGGAAGAGCCGCTCCGACACCTGGACCGAGGGATAGTAGCTGTCGCTCACAGTGAGTCCTTTCGAGCTGATACGTAAGTCTCCGAGAAGGTGCTCCTAAGCATCAGCGGTCGTGTCCCACCATGCGTACTCTTCACCGTCATGTATGCCCCTCAGTGAGAACCCGACCTGCAGCACACGGATGTACTCGGCCGGATCAGTGACGGGCATGTGCGCCGAGATCTTGAGTGTGTAGACCTTCCTGAACACCGGCTTGCCCTCGGGGTCGAGGTAGTCGGAGCGAGTCGAGCCCATGTTGTCGAGCCACCGCTGGGTGTCGTCGGCGGGCACGTGCAGCGCGCCGAGGTTGTTCAGCGGGAGGTACTGGTACGAGAGGAGCTGAGCCGTGAGGCGGCGGTCCTGGCGGGCGTACCGGCAGTGCGTAGCGACTTGGTAGTACAGGTCGTACGGCTGGAAGAGGATCGTCTTCGCATAGGGAGCTGCCGGGTCGAGCCCACCGATGCCGAGCATCTCTGCGTACTCGGCGAAGGTCGGCGCCGTCGACGGCCACCAGTCGACGTCGACCGTCTCCAGGGAGTGCGTGCGGTCCGAAGCGAACACGACGTCGATGAGGTCGATCGTGATGAACGGGAAGATGGCCTCGCGCTCGGTGGAGGGCATCCCGAACCACACCTTCACCCGTCGGTGCTCCTCCTCCACAGAGGGATCCGGCACGGTGAGGCTGGAGAGCTTGGCCTTGAGCGCCTCGTCCTCGGCGAGTAGGAACCCGACGTCAGCCACGCTGGTTCACCGCTTTGTCCCACGCGAGGCGAGCAGCGGTGGTGGACTGAGCGATGCCCTGCCGGAAGACCGGCTGCATCTGAACACCGGGGGCGCCGTACTCGCGAGCAGCATCCTCCTCGTCGAGGTCGACATAGATCGTGTCCCCGTCGAACTTGACGTCCACCGGGTGACCAACGGTGCGCTCCAGCGCTACAGCAACCTTGTCGATCATCGCATCGACTCCGCCCATGAACAGGTCAAGCGTGTCGTCGTCGTTCAATCCGCCGCACATCGCGGCAATGAACTCGTCGTTGAACGAGACCAGGGCCATTCGTCTGGGCCTTCCGTTGGGTTGAGCTTCTGGGGAGCAGGTCGCTTGTCCTGACTCGAATCCCAGAGTAGTGCCACAGCAGGAGGAGGGTGAGCCCTGAGGTCAGGCCGCCACCCATGCAGTCCCGTTGTAGAACTGGATCGCACCCGTGGTGCTCGACTTCCACCTGTCTCCGTACACGTACGGGGCGATGGGGAGCGCCGGGCTCGTGGTAGCGCGAGCGGGCCGGTAGGTCAGCGTGAGGAGCTGGCGCGCCAGCACAGCCTGCGAGGCCACGGGCGGAGCGATGCCCACGCCCTTGCGCCACAGGAAGCCCGACGTCCACCCCGGAAGGTTCTTGAGGACTTGGAACGGCGTCGTGTTAACCGCTCCGACCTGACCCGTCGTCGAGCCGGTGACCGAGGCGAGCTGCGTTCCCATCGTGCTGTACACGCCCACCCTGATCGTGGCGGCCGTGCGGTCGAGGGTCATGATCAGGGCCACAGGAGAGCGCGTTGCTGCGGCAGGCTGAGCTGACAGCACGGTGTTCAGCGTCCCGCCCGTACCGTTGAACAGACCCTTCACCGGCATGGTGGTGCCGTTGGTGAGGTTGAACTGCGAGGTGTCGGTAGCAGCGACCAGGCCAGCGATGAGCGAAGCCGGGTTGGGGATGTTGCCGAGCACGCCGACCCAGCCGAGGACGGCGTCCTCGTTGGCAGCCAGGTTGAAGACCCCGGCCCCTGTGTTCGCCACTGAGAACAGGTTGGTCGCTGTGGCCGGGACGGGGTTGATGTAGGCAACGACCCCGTCGGGGATGATGCTCAGCGCCTGGGTCGCTGCAGCCGTGTACGCCAGGGTTACGGTCTGTCCGCTCGTGGCGGGGAACGTGGTGGCGCCGGGGGTGATGCGTCCGATGTCGTGCGGGGTGATACGCACGGCGTTGGCCCGGACAGCTCCCGAGGCGTACAGCCGTCGGAGGGCAAGGTGTGGGTTGATGTTCTGGTTCCAGATGTACGTGGTCAACGCAGCGCCCGAGTCGAGGGCCGAGGTGATGGAGGCGATCTGGGTCCACCCCGTGTCGTCATCCAGTGCCGTGCCGGGCTTGCGCAGCTTCACCGCCAACGTCTTCGTCGCCTGCACCCACTCTGCGCTGATCTGGAACCAGCCGTCCACCTGATAGGGAGTCGTGGCTCCAGCAGCGGACACCGTGGTGAGCAGTACCGAGGCGTCGCTCATCGTGCACAGGGCCTGCACCGCTCCGGTGTTGGTCACGTTGGCAGCGATCGAGCCGCCTACACCGATGCGCGACTGAGTGTCGGTGGTATTGCGCCACACCTCAGCCCGCATCATGCGGTTGCTGGCTGCCTCGATCGTCACAGGTGCGGTGATGGTGTTGGCCGAGGTGATCGGCGTCCAGATGCACGGCCCGACCAGACGGATCAGACCGGTGTTCGTGGCTTCGAGGAGCGTCTTGTCCTGGCCGACGTACGTGGTGCCGCCGAGCTTCGTCACCGTATGGGCCGTGGCCGACGTGAACGTGTTGCCAGGGCCGAACACGCCGTTGACCTCGAACACCTTGGTGCCCAGCACGGGAGAGGTATTGGCTCCCACACCGTTGTAGACCGCTGCCGAGTACAGGATGCCGTTGAGCACCTCTCGCATCGCCACACCCGACAGGACATACCCGGCGCCCAGGAGAAGCGATGAGGTCGAAGCGAAGCTCCCTGGGAACGCAGCGGCGATGGAGGTGCCGTGCTGAACCCACGTAGGAGTCGCACCCGTGCCGCCGGTCCAGAACCTGACGTCGCCGACCACAGTGTCAGCCGTGACCCCGACCCAGGCTGCCTGACCGGGGGTGAACGCATAGGCCGCCGTTGCGGTCGCTGTCCCGGTGTTCGAGCCGGTGGTAGACCACCGAAGCACAGGGGTGCCATCCGTGAGGAGCCCCCACCGGTACGAGCGCTGGTTGTCGTCTGTTGAGGTCTTGCTGATGATTCCCTGTTGCAAACCTGAAGACCAGGCGTCGGGGGCGATGCGCGCTACGAGACCGATCGACCCCGTGATGGACAGGGCTGCCGACGTCGGGACAGAGAGGCCCGAGCCGTCGACACCGTCAATGTCAGCCGAGAGGTAGAACCCAGCGCCCCGGTTGGGGATGCCCACCATCAGGAACCGTCCGTGGCGACCCAGAATCCAGTGAGGTCGAGCATGGCGTTGCCGGTAGTCACAGCGTTGTTGCCGGTCTGCGGTGAGATGGGTGCCCAGCCATTGGGGTGCAGGATCGCCGAGTGGTAGTCGGGCGAGAGGATCCAGATCTGACCCACGAACGGGGTGGTGGGCGGCAGCGTGCTCACGACGGGGCGGTAGCGGGCATCCAGCTCGGTGATGCTCCAGAGTCCACCCGTGCCACCAGCGTTGGCCTGCGTCCCCGTCGAGCGCGCCTTGACCATCCACGTGACGGCGATGACGGGCGGGAGCACATCGAACGGCTCGTTCGAGCCGGTGTTCCCGACCGTGACGCCGGTCTTGGCCGTCGTGTCGAGAGTGTCCGGGTCGAGTAAGAGGGCGAAGGTGCCGTTCTGGTCTCCAGTGGGGTGCAGGTTGCCGTTGGGCGTCGAGTAGACGCCGCGCCCCGCCTTCGGGTGACGGTGGCCAGGGTCGGTGAGCGGGTGGCCGTGCGACGGCAGATTGGCCTCAGTGAGGGAGACCTCCACCGACCCGGCTACGTCACCAAGGGTGAGAGCCACCCCTCCGCCCGTGCCGATCGGGATGCGTCCCTGGAAGTTGGGCAGTGCGACCGTGCCGACGTCGGACCCGTAGCGGCTGCCGACGATCGCCGCCAGCTCAGCCGTCGCAGCAGCGGTGGTCGAGATCATCTGTCCGATGAGCCCGATCCACCCTGCGGGGATGAAGGCGCCCGCGCCGATGAACGGGGCGATGGTGCCGACCGGGATGGCGTCGTCGGACGGGTCGTACGAGCGGAACGAGACCCAGCCCGTGGCCGCACCGGAGGAGTCCGCCTTCATCCAGAGTGCAGCGTTGAGCGGCGCCTCGACGTCGACGTAGAGCGAGCCCTTGTCGGCGATGACGACGCCCTCCGGCTTGCCCGAGCCCCGCAGGAAGTTGGCTGCCTGCAGCACACCAGTGCCCGACACCGACGCCACAGTCGAGCCACCCGACGTCTGCACGTCGAGGGTCTTCTGGTTGGCAGGCGTAGCGGTGCGCGCCTTGAGCGTCAGCAGCGATGTGGTGCTGTCGGTGGCCCTGATGGTGAGACCGGCCGCCAGCTCCATGGCCGAGGCAGCGAGCCGCGTGAGCGTGCTCTCGACCCAGGTAAACCTGCCGTCAGCTCGCAGGGTGAAGCGTCCTGCTGGTGCATCGGACTCGACGAAGGACGTCGAGTTGGAGGCGAACGTCCGACGCAGTGTCTGCTCCATCATGACGCGCTTGTCGACGATGGCCGACGTGGAGATCGACGCGGCGCTCGCTCCCACGAGCACGGAGGCGAGCAGGCATTGCGTAGCAGGGTCGAAGTTGGGGAAGACCGGGTTGGTCGCCGAGGCCACGCCTCGTACGGCGGTGAGCAGCCCGGCGTTGTTGGTGACGATCAGGTCGAAACGAGGGTTGGCGTCGCTGGTCTGGATGGTGACCGACCCACCAGCGACCGCCACAGGAGCACCGTCCACAACGGCATTGCCGCTTGCCACGACCACAGACATGTTGGGCGAACCCTGCGATGCGACGGCGCAGCCAGAGACGACTCCAGTGGGCCCGTAACCGAGCGCCTTGTAGTCCCCTGAGTCGGGTTCGGATTGGTCGACGGCAGCAGCGTCTGGGCCGTTGGGGACGGTGAACCCCATGAGTCAGTCTCCTTTGATGGAGCCGAGGCCCTCGGCGACGAGCGCCGCGGCATCGGCGGCGGTCATCTTCACGGGCACGCCTGCGGCGAGGGCGAACGACGCCCCCGACTCAGTCGTGGTTCCCATGGTGTTCGATGTTGGCAGGAAGTACACCATCCCGAAGAGCTTCGGGACCACACCCTCCGGTGAGGTGGGCGTTTCAAACTCCTGCTCGGGTGGGGGCGCCTGCTCTGGTGCTGGCTCGGGCTGGGGTGCGGGCTCAGGAGCCTGCTCCGGCTCAGGAGCCTGCTCCGGCTCAGGAGTGGCGGCCTCTTCCTCGACCGCCGGTTCTGCAGCCTTCTTGCGCGCAGTCACTGCTGCTCCCAGAGAAGGTCACGCTTCTGCAGATACTGGTAGATGTGCGGCGGCACTCGGTACCGGTGACCACGCTTCATCTCGATGCGCTCCGGGCCGTAGAAGATCGGGCCGACATCGACGATGACACGCACGATGTAGTCGTCCTGCTCGGGGTCGACGACGACCACGCCGAGGTCTTGGATCTCGTCGACGACGACGGCGTCCTCATTCATGAAGTTCGCAGTGGAGGTCGTCTCGTTGAGAGTGTCCTCAACGACCACATCGTCTGAGTAGTCATCCTCATCCACCGTGAAGTCGTCTTCGATCTCTTCAACTTCCTTGACTGTCATACGAGTTCCCCTGTTCATAGTTGTACGGATTGAGTACGTGAAGAGCGAAGCCCTCACGCCCCGACGCTAGCCGTTGACGTGAGGGCTCCTGTGTTCTGCTCTGACGGGAGCAGCTCAGTTCGTGGAGACGAGCGAGACCGCCTGCGGCGTGATTGCGCCGAAGCCCCAGATGGCGTACCAGGCGAGGGCGTGCTCACGACCGAAGTCGAGAACGCCGCCGTCACGCAGCTCCACGGGGAGCGACACGGCATGACCGAAGGCGTTGTCGCCGATCATGATCGAGTCGTAGGTGTCGTAGCCGACGGCACCGACGTTGGTCTTGCGGACCTGCGTGGTCTCGATGAACACAACATCGTTGATGCGGCCGATCTCGCCAAGCATGAAGTTGCCGGGGGCCGCGTACTTCGTCACTTCGATCCACTCCGGCGTGTCACGCAGGCGGCGCGACTGGTGCGGGTGGATGAAGTGGACGTAGGTCTCACCGAGTCGGGGGATGTTGAGCGTGGCGAGCTGCTCGACAGCATCCTTGACCGAGTGCGGGGTGAGGAAGTACGCCTCCTTGGCTGCGGTGCCGTCGGCGGCGTCGACCGCTGCCTGGTTGACCGCCACGAGGCCCGGATCGTAGATGTTCGTCGAGGCACCCTGGAACGGGGCCGCCTTGCGGTAGCCGAACGCCACGTTGCCAGCAGAGTTGAGCAGCGTGTTCCGGGCCTGGAAGTCCATCGAGGCCGCCATGTGACGGCCAAGGAGACGGGAGCCCGACGCCATGATGTCGTCGAACGAAGCGTGCAGGAGCAGCTCCGAGACGGCGATGGCCTTGCCCTGCTCCGCAACGCTGATGCGGAACTGGAAGGCGCTGAGGGCCGACGTGGTCAGGCGCACACCTTCGGTGAGTTCCGCTCCGAGCGTCTCGTTGACGTCCAGATTGTTGTACTTGAGGAAGTTCACGGTCAGGCCGGGCATGACTCCCAGCTCGGTCTTCTTCACGGCGAACTGCTCGAAGCGCAGAATCGGCATGGCCTGGAAGAGGATCTCCTTCGACCAGATGGCCTGGATGGCCGGGGTCAACGCGGATGAACCTGTGATCGCAGTGCCCTGCGGGTAACCCTGGGTGACGATGCCCGACGGCGCGGGCGCCGCCTGGACGCCAAGGAACGCACCACCCACGGGGACGGCTGCGGGGTTGGACCCGCCGCTGACCCCCGAGTACAGGTTCCCTGAACCGCTGATACCACCAGCAATGTCTGGCATGACTTACTTCCTCCTCTGGAGAATGGTTGAGTGATTTCGATGTGTGGACAGCTAGTTCAACGCTGTCCGTAGAACTGCGCTCGCCCTGCGGCGTGCAAGGTGCCCCGGTGTGCGGCGTACTCCGATGGTGACATCGCCCGGATCTGCTCGGGCGTGATCGTCTTCTGCTCCTGTTGCTCCTCCAGAGGACCGTTGCCAGTCGGGGACGTGGAGCGCACTCCTTGCATCCCCTGGATTGCTTGCTGGCGAACGGCCATTGCGCCCTGAGCGATTCGCTCGGAGCGCTCGATTGCATCCGCTATGGATGCGTCGATCTGCTCGGGTGTCTCCCCGGCGACGTAGTCGGCGATGTCGGGGAGGATCAATGCGGCGTTGGCGGACAACGCTGCTGAACGGTAGTCCCGAAGCTGTTGGAGCCGACGCTCCTGTTCCAGCTCCGCCTTGGCGATCTCCGCCTCGGTACGGACCGTGGTGATCTGTTGCTCGAACTGCTCCTGAGTCTGCCGGAGCAGGTCACGAACGGTCATCTCCTCTTCGGCCTTGGCCTTGGCTTCCGCCTCGGCTGCGGCCTGAGCGTCTGCGGCTGCCTTGCGGGCTGCGTCGCGCTCGGCCTTCAACTCCTCCAGTTCCTTCGCCATCGACTCGATGCGAGGGTAGACCTTGTCCTTCTCCTGCTTGCGGAACTCTTCGACCTGTGCTTCGGTGAAGGTTCGTTCCCCGTTGGTCTGACCTTGCTGCGGTGCGGGCTGTACGACTGGACCCGTGTCCTGTGTTCCCTGTGCGAAACGGCTTGCCGGAGTGGCGGCGGGCTCGACGCCCACAATGAAGCCATCTCCTGTAGACACGGTTGTATCAACGTTGCTCATGATTCAGTTTCCCCTGTGGATGTAGTTCTACGGTGTGTTCGGAAGCTATTGGTTCGACGGATTCCGGTACTGAGCCAACTTCGTTCCGTAGGCTTCTTCGACCAGTTGTTGTGCAATGTTCGCCACTTCTGGCGACACCGCAGCGGGTGCCCCTGTGCTTCCTTGATCGCTGGGTGATCCAGCAGATGTAACAGTAGCGCCGTTGTCCTCGCCGGGCGGGCCTTGGCCATCTGGCGGCATGCCCGTGAGCAGGAAGACAGCCATCGATGTGGCCGCCTGACGGAGCTGCAACGCTGCTGCTTCCTTCTGATCCTCGATCAGCTCAGCGAAGATCTCGGCCATCTTCTCCTCGGGGAACTCCTCGCCCAGCTCGCGCAGAGCGCCCCGCTTGGACTCCAGACCGAGGTTCATCTTGGCCATGATCTCGTTCAGCTTGACGAGGATGTCGACCGGCAACGGGGGTGGCCAGTGGACCGACGTCTCGTACGTGTTGGGGTCAGCCGGGTCGAGCACGAGCAGTGACCCGTCGGGCGGGGCGGCGCTCTCACGGGCATCGAACTGGAGCGTCCACGGCTCCTTCTGGAAGAGGGTGAGCAGGACGATCTCGTTGATGCGCTGGAAGCCCGAGGTGAACTGGAGCTTCTTCATGTTGTAGCGGTTCATCAGGGGCTGGTACTGGATGTGGAGCGCCACGCCGCTGGTGTTGGAGATCGGCTGCATCTGGCCGAGGGCCTGCTCAGGCACGCCGGTCATCTCGTGCATGACGCGCTTGATGACGTCCATGTAGCCGAGCGGACCGGAGAGGTCGACGAGCGACTGGAGGTTCTCCACCCGAGCATCCTTGGGCAGGGTCCACGTCTTGCGGGGGCCCTTCTCCAACTGCGAGGTCTTGGCGCCGGTCACGACGGTGATGGGTGCCGAGTGGTAGTTGATGATGTCGCTGATCTCCAGCGCCTTCTCGTTGTACTCGCGGTTCAGGGCCACAACGTCGGCGATGTCCGGCGTGCCCCAGGGTGACCCTGAGACGGGGTTGTTGGGGATGTACACGATGGGGATGACGCCGAGCGGGTTGGGCCGCGAGTCAATCAGCTCATCGTTCACGAACTCCTCGATGCCGGTCTCGGAGATCCGCTCGACGTAGGTCATGACCTGGCGGGTGCCGTCGGCCGCCGTCGTCCAGAAGCGGTACTTGAGCTTGAACGACAGCATGCGCTGGCGGTCGTGCTCGTGCCACTGCGGGAAGCAGTGGGCCGGGTTCATCGGCAGGATGCGCACACGGCCGGGGTGGACGCGCCCCGTCGTGTCGACGTAGGGATCCTCGTACGCCACCTTCACGAAGCAGTCGCCCGTGACGCCAGCGGTCTGGCCCATCTCCCACAGCACAGCTTCCTTGCGGTTGTCCTGCTCCCACACCCTCTTGAGGAGTGATGGGATGATGGCCGCTGTGGCCGGTGGCGTGCGGAAGGTGATGCCCTTGCCGAAGGTGAAGTTGGTGATGTAGTCGCTCAGCGCCCGCACGTAGTTGGCGGCGAACTGCGGCTCGCCGACCTCGCGCCGATAGGCGTACATGTGGCCGAGGTAGTGGGCCCAGTACAGCGAGTAGCGCGAGAGCCGGACGCCGTGAACCTCGAACTCCTCGTCGGCCAACTCGACCAGACCGAGCGGGCTGATCGAGATGGTGAGGTCGGATTGCGACGCTCGGTACGAGGGAGGGTAGAACGACAATGCCATTAGCCCTCGACTCTACGCTTCACACGGAACCCGACGGTGTCCGCGACTTCAGGCTTCAGGCCCCACACGTCGGCCGGACCACTCATGTGCTCGACCTCGAAGACATGAGCCTCTCTCGGATCGTCGGGGTTCTTGCGGTTGTGCATCTTGGCCTTGGTGCGACTGATCTGCTGCGCCTTGCCGAGATCAGGAGTGGCGAACGCCATCGGCGTGCCCTCGAACGACCAGTCCGAGTCGGTCGGTTCGATGGTGTCACCAGCGTTGAACGGGTGCGTCGTACCGTGGAAGAGCGACGGGTTGAGGTGGTCGGTGGCAGGCATCACAGGTACGGGACATCGATGAACAGACCGACGTTGATCTTGGAGCCGGGCAGCGTTCCTACACCAGAGTGCCAAGCGACCGGGACATACCAGTTGTCAGGACCGGCCTTGGTCGGCGTGCCAATGACTGTGAAGCGGTGCCAGTTGGATGCGTCGTTGTAGACGTTGAGCCTGATCTGTGACTTGGTGTCTATCAGGCTGAGGCCGTAACTGCGGTCGGCACCGTCCGCATCCACCCGCCGGACGTCCAAGATCGTGGCGAGCTTGGGGTCGGCGTTGTCGAGTCGGATCTGGTTGCCGGTAGCAGGTGGAGAGGCAGTAGAGAACATGTAGGAGGTCTGGACGAAGACGAAGTCGGGCCTGTCCTCCACCACCGAGACTCGTGTACCAAGGCTGTTGAGGCCATTGGTGTTGCTGGAGACCTGAGCCTCAAGCTGATTGAGGCGGGCGAACATGGCGCCCACGTCGTTGCCCATGTTGATGATGGCCGTCTGGTTGGCGGCGACTTCACTCTTGAGGGCGACGATCTCAGAGGTGTTCGTTGTCGTCTGCGATGAGTTGGCAGCGATCTGCGTTGTGTGGGTAGCGATCTGAGAGGACAGTCTCTCGATCTCCTCGTACAGGTACTCCAAGCAGGTGTTGAGGGTCTCTCCCCACGGCTCCTGGCCGATGACCGGCATTGTCACATCACTCACTGGCGTAACCTCCATAGGGTTGAACAATGCCGTATTGGCCCAGGCCGTATCCCGTCCCCGGTGCCACGATGACATCAGCGGTGACGGTCTCCTTGTGGCAGTACGCCGTGACGGTGAAGTCACCGGCCTGCTCGTAGGTGTGCACCATGGTCTCGGAGCAGAGCACATCGTTGGTGGTGGAGCCGTCTCCGTAGTCCCAATCAACGTTGTGAGTCGGGTCGTCGTTCACGGTGAAGGAGTACCTGAACGGGTTCCCCGTGTCCGGTATGACGTTGATGGAGAAGAGGCCCGGTGACGGGCCCGGTGCTGTAGCGCCGTCATCCTCTGGGTTGGTGTCAAAGTCCTTGTAGAGCTGGTACGAGAGCATGTCCGACCCGTTGGGGGCGGGCAGCTCGTGGTCGGCGTAGGTGTGTACGTTGCGCTCGTTGGGGTAGGCGTACCTGCGGGTGGCCCCAAGGGCAGTCACACCACCGGGCATCGTGTCGAACGCCATCTCCTCGTCGGGGAAGATCTGCGTGGCGGTCACACCGATGATGATGGAGTCGGGCACACGACCTCGGATGTTGAAGTCGGTGACCCTCCAGAGGCGATCGTCGTATCGCACAAGATCGTTGAGGCGCCGGGTGTAGTCCTCCGGGTCGGAGATGCCCGAGTCCTGCAGCGCTCGCACCGATATGGCGCAGGTGAGCTTCTCCGTCGGCTTGCGCCCCTCGGGGGTGGGGCGATGCCGGTCCTCGTTGACGATCACCCAGAGCGCAGGCACGAGGAGACCGGCGGAGTAGCGGCGGCCGCCTTCATCGTAGGTGTCGTTGTAGGCCGACTGCATCGAGAGGAACTCGTGCCAGAACACGACCTCGCCCAGCTCGCTCTGGTACCAGTCAAACCCGTTGCCGAAGATGTGCTCGGCCTCCTGACGCAGATCCATCAGTCTCGGTATCCCTTGTACACATCGGTGCTGTAGTCACCGCGAAGACGGGAAGCGACCATCCGGTGGTGGCCCTCGTTGATCCAGGTGTTGCCGTGGCGATCCTCTGTCACGTCGGGAGAGTACGGCACCTCCCAGTCCTCCTCACCGTTGACGAACTCCGTCTCCGGTGCACCCTCGTGCATGTACCGCTCCAACGTCGGCCCGTGGAGGTGAGCCTGGCTGGTGTGCAGAGGCTCGTCGTGGCGGACGGAGTCCATCGTGTTGGTGTCGGGGAACCCTGGCGACGGGGTGCCCTTGTAGTCGTTCCCCTCGTACTCGGGGTGATCCTTCAGGGGCCACGATCGGATGTTGGTGGCTCGATAGATCGTCTTGACCGCATCCCTGGTGAGAACGCCACCGGGCCGTCGAGGATCACGCCCGGTGTTGATGGCGGCGATCGCGTTGGAGCGGACCGGCTCCGCTCCGAAGGAGTCGTTGAACTGAGCACCGAGCGCGACCATCAGAGGTTCGACCGCCTGCCATCCCGAATGGGGATCTGCTTCTCCTGGCCAGGGGGGAACTGCACCGTGCTCCAAGGGACCAGGGAGTGAGGTAGCACCGCCTGGTAGGGATCGGCATCCGCGCCACTCTTCCCTGCCCGGCGGACGATGTCGTGCGTCACTCCCGCCTCAGGGAACCCCTGGGATCCTGATTCAGGGACGTTGATCTGCATGGCGTGGACCGGAACGGGCGGAGCGTTCGAGTCCATCCGAAGGTTCACCTCGTCCTCGAAGTCCGTCGTCGGGTTGTTGTGATCGATGTGACGGGCGTCGATCTTGCCGTGCCAGATCACACCCATGTTGTACGGCTCCGTTGAACCTCCACCCATCTCCGCACGGTGGCCGAGATCTCGAAAGGGCTGCTTCCCTTGGTTCTTGCGCCGCTCCACCTTCGTCTCCAGAGCCGTTTCCTCCGGTGTCCATTCGTCCCTCCAGGGCTTGCGGTCGGGCCCGAAGGTGAGAGCGTCTATCCGCTCGTCCTCCTTGATCATCCGCGCCTCGTTGGCACTCATCTTCGTGCCGTGCTGAAGAGCCTTGAAGGTGCTCTCGGTGAACCGTTCGGGGATGGACTGCGGCGACTCCGTCCAGTGAACACCACTGGTCACCTCGTTGACCGGTCCGAAGACGCTCTCTCCCTTGTCGTTGGTTCTGTACGTCCCGTAGCCCGAGTCGGCTGGGTAGGGGTGGCTCCCCGAAGTCCAGTGCTCGATCAGACCAGCAGGGTCTTCCCGCGACGCCTTGGCCGGGTCGGGGTACTCGGGGGTCGGGTAGATCTTCCTCGTCTCACCACGCCACACGTTGGCCTGCTTCGGGGTGCGACCGCTGTTCACATCCATTGTGGCCTTCGCCACGACCGGCTCGGGCCCGAAGGAGTCACTCCACTGTGGGCCGAGATCAGATACACGAACCATGACTACGTCTCCCTCGGTGGGTACGGGTTGTCACCTCGGGTATGACGCGGAACCCGCCCTCCGACGGCCCTCGCCCATGCGTCACCGGCTCGTGTCCGGTCTGGGGAGTGCTTGGGGGTCGGGGTGCCGGGGATCGAGCTGCCCTCATGGAACAGTGCCGAGGCGATGCCCTGACGCTGGTGCTCTTCCTGTGTGAAGACGCCCCTGATCTCACCGGTCTTGTGGTGCCATCCCATCGAGGCGATCGGCTTGATGCCAGGGTCGACGTCGGTCCCGACCCAGGTCACGCGAGAGCTGGGGTGCTCCCTCGCCCACGGCGTGTCAGCGTGCTCGGGAGACCACGCCTCCAGTGTGTGTGAGGAGAGGCCCCCCATCTCCTTCGGGTTCGCCGGGTGGAAGATGGTGGTGAACTCCGTCCGGTTCACGTGGTCGCTGGCAGGCATCAGACCCTCCTCGGCCCGCCGAGCAGTGTGGTGGCGACGTCAGCGGTGATGCTGCGCTTCTGCGTCGCCTTCGTGGCCTCGGTGTCGCCGGGGAGCGGGTTGCGGGCGGCGAAGCGGGCGCCCTGCGGCGTGAGCGCCGGGCTATGAGAGACATCGGGGTGACGGTCGGCCACCATCTGCAGCATCGCCCTGCTCAGACCCGTGCCGCGGAAGCCCTCCCGCACATCGGCCCGCAGGATCTCCTTGTGACCCTCCGGCGAGCCGGTGCCACCACCCCACACCGAGATGGCACCAGCGAGCTGCTTGGCCGGTCGACCACCGGGTAGGACGGAGTCGGGCTTGCCGATCCGATGCGCCGTGACGTTGCCGTTGCTCTCGGTCAGAGCGAAGCGGTTCTTGCTGCCCTTCGGCTGGTACATCTCCTGGCGCACGTACGGCTGGTCCGTGCCGCGGTACTGGTCCCGGTGATCGCCGAACGACCCGAACTCGACATCGTTGAAGCTCACCATCAGCCTTCTCCGGTGTAGGCGTGGATCTCCTCGTAGTAGCCCGTGACCACGGCCGCAGGTTGGAAGCCGGGTGGAGGTGTCGACGGTGCGTTCTGATCGATGGGCGGGAAGAGCCGCTTCGGCGGCGAGCCGTCGTCCCACTCGCGAGGCTGGTACACCGGCACGAGACGGTTGGTGGTGTAGCTCGTGCGCCGCAGCATGCCGACCGTGACGCGCTCCAGACCGACGCCGAGCATGTTGGCCTTGGTCTTGTACTTCTCGCTCAGGTGCATGAGGAGGTCTTCGAGCTGCCGGAAGCGCTGTGTAAGGGGCAGACCGATCGCCTCAGGGGTGCTGACGTCGATGTCCCGCGAGTACTGGAACAGCAGGGCCCAGCACGCCTCGATGGCCGTACCGAGCTGCATGAGGTCTTCCTCGGCGTCTGACACCTCGTCGAGATCGAACTCGGGCCGCTGAGTGCCGTGCTCGGTGATGAGCACCTCGGCGTAGAACTGCATGTCGCCAGGGCTGACCCACGGGAAGTAGTAGCCGTCCATGTTGAAGTTCGTGGCGTCGCCCCACCCGTTGGTGGGCGGGTTCAGGATCTTGATGAGGCCCTCGCGCACGTCGAGCGTGTAGACGAACACACCTTCAGCCGACGAGACGCCCGTCAACGCCAGCAGCCCCGTGCAGTACGACGTCGGGCCGATGGCCTCCACGGACAGCTCCTGCGGCACCACGTTGGGGTGCGGGAGCTTGAGGAGCCTGGGGGTGCCAACGACACCCACCGAGGCGGTGAAGTACCGGGGGAAGTCCCGCATGTACTTGCGGGCTCCCGCCATGACGCTCTCGATGGTTGCCACTTCCACAGAGTAGCTGCCACCTGGGCCGCGCTCTGGCCCCGCCCTATGCCTCGACCATCAGGATCTCGAAGATCGGCTTGTCGCCGTACTGCATCGCCACAACGGGGTAGCCGTCCCAGATCCCCTGGACGACGCCGACGACGCCTGGTGAGCCTCTGGCGATGTCGGGCTTGAACTTGAAGAAGACAACTGCGGTGCCTCTGGTGAACCGGAAGCCTTCCGCCGTCGGACGCCAGACGTGGACGGCTGTCGCCAGACCGACCGTCTGCCTGCGGCCCGTCGAGGGACTGACCGACCACAGATGAGTGACAGCAGCGCTGCCGCCCATGATCTTCTTGCCGGTGGCCGGGCCGACAACCCACAGGTGTGTGGACGTCGCCGCCACTCCCCGCATGATCTTCTTGCCAGTGACAGGGCTCGCCGTCCAGACGTGTGCAGCGGCCGTCGCCGGACCACGCATGATGCGCTTGCCCGTGATGGGAGCGACGGTCCATGTGTGGGAGGCGATCGCCGATCCCTGCTTGGCACCGATGACGGGCCTGATGCCCTGAGCGGTGAGGGTCCAGAGGTGGGCCGCCGTGGTCTGGCCACGCAGCGGCTTCGAGCCGGTGCTCGGCGAGACGTTCCAGACGTGGGCAGCGGTGGCGGCCCCCTTCATGAACCGCTTGCTGGTGACGACCAACGTCCAGACGTGGGCCGCAGTGGCACTGCCGCTCATCACCTTCTTGCCGGTGGCTGTCGTCGACCAGTCGTGTCGGGCGGCCGCTGTGCCTTGCTTCAGCCCGAGGATGGGCATGACGCCGGTCGACGGGAAGGTGTTCCACAGATGTGCAGCCGTTGCGGCGGCGCGCATGATGCGCTTGCCGGTGGCAACAGGGTTCCAGAGGTGGGCCGCCGTGATGGCGCTCTTCATGATGCGCTTGCCGGTGGACGGGGAGACCGTCCAGGTGTGCGCAGCGGTGGCCTGGCCCCGCATGATCTTCTGACCGGTGGACGGTGCGATCGTCCACGTGTGTGCGGCGGTGACCTGGGACTGCGGGAACTTCTTACCGGTGGCCGGGGAGGTCGTCCAGTCGTGTCGGGCAAGGGCAGTGCCCTGCTTCACTCCGACGATGGGGAAGATGCCGGAGGCTGGGAAGGTGTTCCAGAGATGGGTCGCTGTTGCCTGGCCGTAGGTGACGCGCCTGCCGGTGGTCGGAGCGATCGTCCAAAGGTGAGCCGCCGTGATGGCGCTCTTCATGATGCGCTTACCTGTGACCGGGCCGATCGTCCAGGTGTGGGCGGCGGCTGCCGCCAGCGCCTTCATGATCTTCTTGCCGGTCGACGGAGCCACCGTCCAGACGTGAGCGGCCGCCATGGACGTCGTCTTGGTGATGCGCTTGCCGGTGGCGGGCGCAACGGTCGCTGTCCACGATGCAACAGAGGTGCCCTGCTTCACCCCCAGGACCGGCATCACACCCGTTGCAGGTGCGATCGTCCAGAGGTGCGTCGCAGTGACCTGGAGCGTTACGGGGATCTTCTTGCCCGTGGCAGGAGCGATCGTCCACAGATGAGCAGCGGTGACCTGAGCGGTCTTGGTGATCCTCTTGCCCTGAGCCGGGGTGACGTTCCACGTGTGTGTCGCTGTGGCCGACCCTGCGCCCGGCGCTGTGATCGGGGTCTTGCCGACGGCAGCAGTGCCTGCACGAAGGTACCGAAGACGGTCGGACGTTCCGCCATAGTTGTTGTCGAGGTAGAGCCCGATGTAGGTGCCGACGAGCGGGGCGGGGTCGGTCCAGTTGATGATCCCAGTGCCGTCCAGGGTGACCGTGATGTTGGCCCCCACCCAGTCGGCCCGTATGACGTAGTCCTTGGTGTTCACCAGCGTCTGTGCAACGCTCGACTTGCTCGCACCGAGGCGGTTGACACCGATGCCCAGCTCGGTGATCGTGACGGCGTACCCGGTGTCAACACCGTTGGCTGCCGATGCCGTCGGCAGCCTGAACAGCAGGCTGATGCTGTAGCTGGATGTGTCGTCGAGCCGGAAGGTGGTCTCCATCCACGAGTTGTTAGGAACAGCGTTGGGGTTGGTGTTGCCTCCCAAGCCTCCCTTCGTGTAGGCGCTGCCGCTGCCGTCGAGGTAGAGCGTGCCGCCGTACATGGTCAAGTACCCCAGCGAGGAGAGCGTGGTGTCTACAGCACCGTTGAACTCGTCTTCGACGAAGTAGCCAACTACCGCCCGCCAGGAGGTAGTGGCTGTGCCCTTCTGGATCTTCTTGCCAGTTGCCGTCAGCGTCGCTGTCCACGAGGCGGTGGCGGACCCCTGCTTGACCGGGAGGACTGGTGCGGTGCCTGTTGCCGGGGCGACATTCCACAGATGGGCTGCGGTCACCTGGCTCTTCATGATGCGCTTGCTGGTGACCGCGAGCGTCCACAGGTGGGCAGAGGTCGCCTGCCCCTTCATGATCTTCTTGCTGGTCAGGGGGCTGATCGTCCACAGGTGTGCGGACGTGGCCAGACCGCCCATCGGCCGCCTGCCCTGGATCGGGGAGATGTTCCACACGTGGGCGGCGGTCGCATTGCCCAGCGTCGGCAAGGGCCCCGCTGTAGCCGTCGCCGTGAAGGTGTAGGAGGCGGCGATGGTGGCCGGGAGCGTCCTGACAGCCGCTGCGGTCCCTGTGAACAAGAACGTTGTGGCGATCGTCGCCTCACGAGTCGCCGGGCCCGTGGAGAACTCACTGATGGCCTGAGGGAGTTGAATCCACGCATCACCGCTCGCACCCGGAGTGGGCCCGTTGTAGTGAAGGGAGGCGGTCGTGCCGGTGAACTGCTGCTGTTGGGCCTGGTTGGAGACGTACATCCTGAGGCGAATCCGCCATTGCGGATCGACCACGAAGGTAGGACCGGACAGCCACGACTTCCATTGCGTCTGTGTGATCGGGTTGCCACCCAGGTTGTCCGACCCCGCAACCACGACACCTATTGGCGCAGTGCTGTTGATCATGCTTCCTGCGGCCCAGTTGGTCATCAGGAAGTTCTGTTGGTCGACAATGTCGAGTTCGGCCCTCACACCAAAGTCCAGCGACCCCGTACCGGAGATACGCATGTTCAGCTCGACGAGCCCGTCCAGCGTGAACCCGGCGAGAGGCTTGGAGTACCACTCAAGAGCACCCACGTTGACGAACTGAGCTGGTACGGCCCAGGCTGTGGCGGGGATGGTGTAGGTGCCAGAGGTAGACACCGTTCCCCGGTCGGTCCACATCACCTTCTCGGCCTTGACCCCGGCGTCCATGTCGCTCTGGGTATCGGTGAGGTAGAGAACGGTTCCGGCTGGCGTAGTCGATTGGAACGAGAACAACTCTGTGAACTTGATCCAACAGTCGCCAACGGCGTCCTCGACCAACGCTCCCACGAGGAACGACATCGTGCCGCCTCCGACAGCCATCGTCGGTGCATCATCGAAGAAGGCACGAATACGGAACCGATCACCCTTGAGCATGTTCGTGCTGGTCGGCGTGAAGGACATGTTCCGCTTAGTGCTGACATCAGCCGCAACTGTGTTGTTGGATCGACCTACCGTTGAGACGACGAGCATCTTGCTGTCGAGACGTTCGACGATCACGTTGATGGCAGCGTTGGTTCCTGCGGAGGAGCTGTCCCACAGTTGCGCTGAGATCGTTCCCGAGATCGTCACGTTCCTGTCGAGGGGAGGGGAGATCCATTCCACCGGGTTACCTGATTGGATCACCTCAATGCCATTGGTCGGACCGGCGACAGAGCTTGGTTGAAGCGTTGCCTGCGAACCTGTTGTTGTTCGGTACGGAGAAGCGCCAATCGGTATCCATCCCAACGCCTGCCCGTTCAGCTTGGCGCTGTTGGTCGCCCTGTGGAGACCAGCAGAGATGGGAGGGTTGGCGAACGGTCCACCGAAGAACAACTGAGCGATCGGAGGACCGGCTATCGCCGTGGCGGTGAACGTGAACGTCGATGAGATCGCCGCCTGTACGTCCATGTGGACAACGGCGGTAGCGGTGAACGTGAACAGCGTTGAGATCGTCGCTTCACGCTGGACAGATCCGACCGTGATCTCCAAGGTCGGGGTGGCCTCCGTCTTGACCCGGTAGACCACTTCGTATGCTGGTGGAGTACCGCTCCAACTACCTGAGAAGTACGACGCAGCGTTTCCAGGGGCAGTCGGGGAAGTCGAGTCTTGGCCGAAGATCGGGGCGTTGCCACCGTCGCCAGTGCCGATGTTACTGAAGGCAATGAAGTAAGGAGTTCCATTCGTCAACGGAACGGGTGGAGTAAACGTGAAGTCAAACCAGCCATACGCAGTTGAAAGCGTGGACATGTCGATTGGTGCAGATGTCGCCAACGCCGTTCCGGTCGGCACACCATTCGACCCGAACGTGCCAGTGTGGGCGAACAACTCCGCCACCATATTGCCGGTAGGAGCACCGAACTTCTTGAGGTAGAACCCGGCTTTCGTCAGGTTCCTACCGTCACCAAGGAAAGACTGCGCCCCCCTCTGGCCGGGGCTAACCGACGTTCCCCCCGCAGCAGCGTTGGTCTCGTCGTAGCCGGATATCAACGCCTCGTACGTCATGTCCGACGTACCACCGTTGCGGAGGACGCGGAAGGTCAAGATGTCCTGGCTGGCGAGATTGGCCTTCAAGGCCACCAATTCGTAGAGCACTTCGGTGTAGTTGTTACCCGACCAGCCGAGGTCGTCGACCAAGCCGTCCTCGGACACCTTGCCCGCAACGAACGTGCCGGAGCCGCCGGTCAGCCGGTTGGTCGTCGCTCCACCATCAACGGTGTTGGGGCAGGCATACCCGATAACGGGAGCGGACGAGCCAGTGAAGACTTGGTAAACGTAGTCCCCAGTGGAATCCAGGGACCAAGTTGTTCCAGAACGAGATGCAGCGTTGCCTGGAGCTGTAGAAGCGGTGTTATCAAACCCCCAGTAAACGGGACCGTCGGTGCATGACACACCGATGAAGTACGGGGTGCCGTTCGTCAGTGTGAACGTCTGATCGAAGGTGAAGTACACCCAGCCATAGGAGCTAGGTATGTCACTGACAGACAACGGTGCTGAAGTGGCCAGCACCGTCCCAGGAACCCCCGTCGAGCCGAACGTTCCCGTGTGGGAGTACAGGGTGGCAACGACGGTGTCAGAGATCTGACTACCTTTGTGCATCCAGGCACCGAATCGCCACAGCAGACCACCGTTGCCCTGGAACGACTGACCCAGAGCATTGGCGCCAGAACTTGGGAGCATGATCGAGTCAACACTGACATTCGTCTCGGCGTAAACGATCGAAGCCCCGACCGTAACGTTCGACCACGCTCCACCGTTCTTCGCGACCTGAAGCTGCCAGTCGTCGGTCGCCAGTGTGGGTGCGCCACCACCAGCGTTCTGGAGCCGTATCCGCAGCCCGACCTCGACGTCGTCAGTGGCGATGTTGCCGACGTACTTGGTGTCCTGTGATGCCAGCGCCGCCGCCCCGCTCTCGGTTCCCTCGCTGAACCACTGGTACGCCGCCTGCGTGACAGCAACCGGGATCACGTCCTTGTACTCGACCTGCGGCAAGGTCATTGTGGTCGAGCGGCTGATCGTCACCGTGACGGTGTTGCCGTCGGTCGAGGAGTTCTTGCGGTACGTGCCGTAGCCGGGCTGCGTGCCGTTCGAGTCGATCAGCGTGTGGTTGGTCGGCGTCGGGATCGTGGAGTCGGGCCGGGTGTGCGCTACACCGCGGATGATGACCGACGAGCCATCCGTGACGTGCAGCGCCATTGTCGGCCACACGACATTGGAGTTGTTGCGCGCCGTGTCGTCGGCGTAGCCGATCGCTATCTCTTTGCCCGATGCAGCGCGCACGGCGAAGGAGACACACCTGTTGGCGTTGGTGAACACCGCCGACGCCATCGTCCAGACGCCGTCCCACTCGCGGAACGCTGCGACGCTGGCGGGGTTGGTGTTGTTGCTGATGCAGAGCGTCCACCCTGCCGGGAGGGTCGGGGCGGTACCAGCGTTGCGGTAGGCGAAGACGCCTACGTAGTCGCCAACGGCAACACCGGCAGGTGTTCCTGCCGTAGTGGTGCCTGGTGTTCCTGCCCCGACGTAGGTAGCCATGAGAGGCTCCCGTTACGCAGCGAGCCCGAAACCGAGAACGACTGCCCCGATCGCCATGTTGTAGGTGTCACCAGCGATGTACGAGTTGGCGTTGATGAGGCCCGAGCCGAGGAAGGTACCGGCCGTCGAGGCATCCCACATCGAGTAGTGGCTTGCATCCTGCGAACCGACGATCGTCGACCACGTCACAGCAGCCGTGTTGGAGATCAGACCGCTCGCAGCGTTCGTCCCCATCGTTGCCTGCATCCGGCGTGTCTCTGTCGCGATGCTCGCCGTTCCTGCAGCTCCAGGGTCGGCGATATGCAGTTGGATCCAGATGCCTCCCGAGTTGACGTAGCTCGTGCCGCGGCACAGGGCGTTGAGCAACCCATTCGCTGTTGCTACTGAGAGTCCGAGGGCCACGGCCTACGCCTTACGTCGAGGAGCCGTTGACGGTCAGAGCAGTGATCGTGTACTCGCCAGCACCGTTGAAGAAGAGGTCGCCTGTCAGCGGCTGCGAGCCGTAGAACGTGCCCGCCGTGAGCGCCGACCAGAAGCAGGCCGAGTGGACCGGGCCGCCGAGCGCACCGCCAGTGAAGTTGAGCGCCGACGTCAGGGAGAAGTCGCCACCGGTCGTGACCGTTGCCCAGTTCGCCGCCTGGCGCGCTGCTGACGACTGGTTGATGCCGGTGGTCGTACCGGGGTCCGCCGTGGACAGAGCGATGTGCGTGATCGCCGTCCTCATGGGGGTGGCCCCGATGACGAGGATGTTGTCGAGCAGGGCCATTGTGTCTCCTTGTACTGGGTTGAATCTGGTGCGTGGCCCCTGAGATCAGGGAGCCATCCTCAAGTAGAGAGTGTCTGGTTGAGGGTTGACGGGCGGCCACGAGTTGTAGGGCAAGGCCACGATCGGCGTCGAAGTGAGCCCTGTTCCGGCGGGCGTGTTCCAGTCGTACTGCTCCCGCGACCACGACGTGTCGACAGCTCCAGCCACGGCGGGGGACGCATCCGGTATCCCTGTGATGGGATCATCGACGGTCTTGGTGTACCAGCGGCCTGGTGACGCCGAGGCGATGCTTGACATGATGCCCATCGTAGACGCAGCAGAGGGGCCGGGTGAGCCCCGACCCCTCTGCCGTCCTTGTCGGAGGATCTAGTAGGTCGGTTGCTGCGTGCCGCCGATGAGGAGACCGGCGCTCGGCTGACGCTCCTCGATGAGGCAGACCGCCCCGTAGTACACCGAGGTGACGATGGCCTGCAACGTCAGGGATAACGACTCATCGTGTGTGTCGTACCCGGCTCGGGCGAGCACAGCGACAGCCCACCCGATCACGAGCGGCACCACAGTGCGCTTGAGAGACGTCAGGAGTGCACCTTTGGTGTCCTCGCCCTCGTAGTGGGGCGGCACCGCCACGCCGAGCAGGAAGCCCCAGTAGCGGTTCTTGGTCTCCAGGTACCGAGCGAGGGCGTACCACAGCACAGCGAGGATCGTGGCCAGCGCTGCGAACAGCTCGACCGAAGGGTCGGTGAACGACAGCAACAGCGTGGAGAGGAACCCTCCAGCCAGGAGAGGGGCGAAGACGGTCCTGATGAGCGCTATCGCCGGAGGCTTGTGGTTCAGCTCGGACCCCGGAGGTTGCGCAAGGGGCGGGGCCCTGGTCCGCCGTAGGCAGCGCCTCCGTCGTTCGGAGCGGTGATGCCACGGGCGGCACGCTCTTCACCGTGCACGCCGAGCGCAGCGTGGATCGCTGCCCGCTTGGCGAGTTCGGAGGGAGCCGGACCTGAAGCGCGCTCGTGGAAGGAGTCCATGGCGGCGTTGCGGCCCCTGGTGGAGCCAGGGCCTCCAGCGCCGGGGACGACCCTCATCTGGTCTGTGTCGAGCGAGTTGCCCTCGTACCCACGGCTGAACAGTCCGGGCGTCTCGACCTTCCTACTGGGCGCAGGAGGCCCCTGCTCGGGGCGGAACTCCTTCTCACCCTGCAGGCCACCGCTCGTCAGCTTCGCCACACGGGCGCCGACCAAGTGCTTCTTCAGCAAGCCTGATGCAGCAGCTCGCAGTGTGGACTTGGCCACCTCCGAGCGCTCGTGGGTCCACGTCATCTCCTGCATCATCACGGGCGGGATGCTGGTCTGCGAACCGGCCTCGCGAGCCTCTGTGGCCGCTCCCTGGATGGCCTCGACGGCCGCCATGCCCCACGCAGCGTTGCCGGTGAGCTTCTTGCCCCCAGCGGCCTTCGCTGCGGCCGGACCGGGGAAGGTCGTGCCGGGCACATTGGAGGACGTGGTGCGCGTCTGCGAGCCAGCGATCTTGGCCGGAGAGGCCGACATCCCTTCGGGCTCTGCAGCGTCGGTCATGTCCTGGCCGGAGAGGATGCCAGCGACCCACGTGTCGGGTACAGCGATGCCACGCTTGCCGAGGATGGGGTGGTCGTGGATCGGGTCGGCGTCGTGCGCCTCCGCACCCTTGCCCATGAGGCCGTACAGGTCGACGCGGTCGCCCGTGCCCCGGATCGTCTCGGACCCCTGCCGGTTGGCGCTGGCGTCTGCCTCTTTGTCGAGGCGGACCTTGCGGGCCGCTGTCTGGTCGGTGAAGCGCGCCTCGTACTCGTGATGCAGCGGCGAGTCCGGCGTCGACATGCGGATGGCCTTGTCGTAGAGGGGAACCTTGGCGGTCCCCATCTCGGCAACGGCGTTGTAGTCCGGGTCGGTGATCGTCCTGAACCCACCCTGACGGTTGGTACCGGCGTTGCGGAAGCCCTCCAGCCTGAAGCCCCTGGCAACCTTGACGTTCTTCGCCATGGCTGTGCTCGTGGCGGCCTGCATGTCCTCACCGGACATCTTGTTGAGCTGACGAACCTCACCCTTCTTCATCACCAGGCGGGGCTGGATGCCCTTCTTCTTCTCATCTTCGGAAGGGGTCGTCCAGACGTCGTTGATGGCCTTGATACGGCGCTTGTTGACGTGGGCGTCGGCCATAGAGGAGACGGCGTCGAACTCGTTGTCCGGGCCGTTCTGCGGCGACATGCCAGCCGAGGCGCTCATGACGGTGTCAGCGTCGAGCCCGTACTGGTCTGCGACCCTCTTGAGGCGACGGTGGTGCCCGAAGTACCACGCCGGAGCGGGCTTGTCCGGGGCGTCCATCATGCGGTCCCACGCCTGAGCCATGTTGTGGCCAGCGGCAGGGACGTCCACCGTGCGATCGTCGAGCCGGTCGATCGTGGTCTGCTTGAGAGCTGACGACTTCACCTTCCCCTTCGGGGTCAGCTCGTCCCGCATGGTCTGCTCACGGGTCTTCCAGTTCGACATCGACTCGGTGAAGCCCGCACGGACCACGTCGGCGCTCGTCTGCGACATCTCGTGGAGTTGGGGCGGGTCGAGACGCGCACCAGAGGCGTAGTCGCGCTCAGCTTGCGTCTGAGTGCTCATGTCAGGCTGGGGCTTGGGCTTCTTGAACCCTTCCTTCACCGTCGTCGGCTTCTTCACAGGCTTCTTCTTGTTGATCGCAGCCGCAGCCGCCTTCTGGGTCGCCATGATCACTCCTGTTGTACGAAGAGGTGGGTTACTCGCGGCCCCACTCGATACCGAGACCGAATGACTCGTTCAGGCTGTAGCCGATGTGCTCACTCCGGCGCCATCCGGCGTACGGCACGTCCTGGCCCATGGCGCCTGCTTCGGCACCGGGGGCGATCTGGTTCGCGTTGGGGACGTCCTGGGGGCGCTCTTGCTGGGCCATGATGGTCACTTCCTAGTATCTGGTTGGGATGATGAGCTTCGGGATGTTGGCTGCGCCGGTCTCGCCAGGCATGGAGCCGTCGAGCACCATGCCGCCGAGCTGATCGGCCATCGCCGTGTTGGCGGCCCGTGTCTTGATGGCTGCCGGGTTGCCGTGTGCCATCGGAGGCCGCGTGGGACCGTGGATGGGGCCACCCAGCACTCGGGTGGCCACACGGTTGGTCACGGCCGTTCCAGCCTTCTTGAGCAGAGGCGTGACGTTCCCGGTGATCGCTGCCTGGGCTGCTGGCACAGCGACGTTCGCTACCGCCTGCACACCCGTGGCGATACCCCGCTCACCGATGGGTGAGAGCTTGTTCAGGATGGGATGACGACTGGCGGCCGCCATCCCTGATGCAGCTCCGGGGTGAATCGCCGAGACCGCTGCCGCAGCGATCATCGAGTTGTAGATCTCTCCACCCCGCGGCCGGACCGGGCCGCCACCGAACGTGTTCTGGCTGGAGAAGTCCGGCGAGTTCACAGAGCGCCTGAAGGAATGGTCGCCGTACGTCGGTGGGATGTACGTCGTCTTCCTTGGGTAGGCCGAGTTCGGGTTGTAGGGCATGAGGCTCCTCAGTCGAGGACGACGGACGGCGCCATGCGGGCCTGACGGTAGTCAGGGTTCATGGCCGTCTCGTACTGCGGCAGCGTCTGGCCGCTCTGTGCGCCGATGACGAAGTCGCTCAGCATGGCCGGAGCCTCGATCCACGTGCTGGAGCCGACGTGCGCACGAGCCCGGAGGGTCTCCTCCGCACGCTTGTACAGCATCTCGGGGTTGTTGTGGTTCAACCGGGTCGGCGAGAACGTCGGGTCGAAGTACGCACCACGAGCGAAGTCGGACGGCACGTCGGTGTCGGTGGCGATGCCCTCCTCGAACCGGAGTGGACCGCGGCCGCCGGGGATCGACGGGGCGAGGCCCTGGTCGAAACCCTGAGCACCACGCTCGGGGTACAGCGGGTTTGGTGCGAGTGACATGTGCTCTCCTTGAGTGTCGGACCTGCTACAACCTCATGGTACATGCGCCGCCTCAGCCGGATCGACCGTGGCTCAGCGCATGCTGAACATCGGCATGCCCACACCGAGCACGCGCTCCATGCGGTCCTCCCCGTACCAGACGGCAATGCGGTTGAACCAGACCGTTGAGCCGACGGGGCGCAGGACGCCGTTGACGGCCGTGATGTGCGGCCGGAAGCCGAACTGGCTGTTGTGGAAGTGCTCCACACAGCTCCGCATCGTGTACAGGAAGGGGCTGTCGAGCTTGGCCACCTGCACCCGCTCGTCCGGCGGGCCGAACCAGTCGTGGCCGATGACCGACGCTGGGAAGGGGTTGAACAGCGACGCCATGCGGTTCACGACCTCACACATGGTCGAGAACGGGGCGCTCACGAGCTGATCGGTCTCCCCGGCGTACACGATGGTGATGTGCTCGTCCTCGACGGCGTCGCGAGGCAGTCCCACGATGCAAACACCCGTGTGGAAGTCGCCCATCAGCGGGCCCGTGAGAACGGGGTGTCGATGGACTCGACCTCTTCCACGATGTCCTCGATCGTCATGATGGCGGCGAGCGCTGCCGAGTCGGGGTAGTCGTCGTGGGCGCCACGCACGTCGGGCGCCTCGGCGAGCAGGTAGGGCCCCTGGAACTTCTTCTCCAAGTCCACCATCTGCTGCTTGAACCTCTTCCACGGTCGGGTGCGGCGCGCCTGAGCGCTCCCTGGGTAGATGAACATGCCCCGCTCGATCAGCGCCAAGAGGTGCTTCCAGCGCTCTGACTGGTTCTTCGAGTCCGAGGTGCAGGAGTGCACGTCGATGTCGGGGAACATGGCCTGCACGCGCTCGGCGACGGCCGACCCCATGCCCTGACCGTCAACGCCGATGCGCAGCACGTTGTAGGAGGAGATGAAGTCGTACATCAGGGCGTACTGCTCCTCCCACGTCTTGTTGTGGATCTCCAGCCAGTTGAGGATGCGGTGCTCGAAGTAGCCGAAGCGGTCCGGGGCGTTCCAGTCCACCCACATGGCGGTGAGCACCGTGGAGTCGGTCGTACGGGCCGGGTCGATGCCGATCACGATCGGGTCGCGGTACCACGAGCGCACGAGGCCCATGCCGGGATCGCACAGCTCGTCGAGGCGATCCTCCGTCACGTACATGCCCTGTTCGAGCATCCACTTGCAGTTGTACGACATCTGGAACTCGTCAGAGTCCTCGCCGAGGCGGGCCCGCTCCTTGAGCACGAACTTGTGGTAGTCGGGGTTGTGCTTGATGACGGTCTTGTAGTTGTACTCGAAGTGGTTCTGCCGCTGCCGTGCTCGGGTCTGGCGGGTCTTGTTGTAGCGGATGCTGTTGTAGAAGAAGTTCTTGGTGCGGTTGGGGGTGCCGGTGAACACCTTTGTGCCGTTGTAGAAGGCCAGGGTCGGTGAGATCGACTTCTGGACGATGTAGTCGTCGCACTCCTGGGCCTCGTCCACCAGCACGAAGTGGTAGCTCTTCGACTCGATCTTGGCCTTCGGGTTGGCCGTCTGCATGCGGCACAGCGAGCCGCTGCCGCGCAGTGTGACCGTCTTGGCCTTGCCACCCGACTTCACAGCCTTGTCGTCGATCTCGGGGTGCCCGAGCGTCTGGATGGCCTTCTCACTCGTCAGGCGGTCGTGCACACGGGACCACACCGTCTCGGCCTGCAGCTCGGTCGGGGCGAACACGCCGACCCAGCATCCCTTGGAGAACTTGCCGAGCAGCTCCGGGTAGCTCTTCGCCAGGAGCGGCAGGAGCACCATGATGGCCACGATGCAGCAGGCGAGGGTCTCACTCTTGCCCGACTGGCGGGCCTGGAGCACGGTGATCTCCTCACCGTCGCCGAGCAGCACCGACTGGATGACCCGGTAGGCCACTTCCTTCTGGTACGGGAACAGGTTCACCGCACAGAACTCCTCAGCGAAGATGAGGGTCCGCACCGTCAGCTCGTGGATGAACTCCTCGCTCGACGGGTCGAGGTAGATGGCGTCATCCTCGTCCTCCCCGTAGGCGGAGTCGTCGACTGCGTCGTATTGAGGAGGGGCGATCTCGTCCTCTGGGATCTCCACGACCGTCGTCACGCGCACAACGCTACTACGGGCGCGCAGCAGCCGGGCCCTGGGCGGCCCGGCTGTTGGCTACTGACTTGGGGGTCAGACGGATTCGAGGCTCGGTCGTGGCCGCGACACGACGTGTCCTCGAATGAGAGACGCAGAGAGCAGATCGGTAACGGACTGGAGGGGGATATGGATGACGACGCGATCGCCCGCAGGCAACACCTCGCAATCGGCCCCGTAGCTCGCCATGAAGGCACGAACGTCGGAAGCCGCTTCCTGTGCTTCGTAATGCCCATTGCTCATGTGTAACAAGTTACCGGATCAACAGGATTCAAACAATGACGTTTAGGTCTCAAAGGGGCTCAGCTCTTCGAGCATGATCGTCAACTCTCTTGACAAACGGGTCGCTTCCCACAGAGCGTGGGCGAACTGCGGCTCGGGGCCCGTCTGCATTGCCAGCACAGCTCTGCTGACCTCCCCGACGTGGCCGTCGACCATCGTCATCACATCCCTCTTGGGGATGCGGCTCAGCTTGCGTCTGAAGTCGGTGTCGTGCTTGTCGGGCTCTGTTCGTCTACGCGCCACTTCCTGATCTCCTCTTGCTCCTGTTTCAGCTCGTACCCAAGGAGGGCATCGAGGTTCTGCTCCATGTCGTCAACGTAGGTGTACTCGTCCACGGTCACGGGCATGCGGGGATAGCACACGCCGACCTTGAGAGAACGCCTGCCGAGGCGGATCGAGATACCTGTACCCCGATAGAAGGGCGGTAATACAGAGGTGAGCCAGGCCCGTTGGATGAGCTTCGAGCGCTCACCCGACTCGACGCCGAGCATCACCCAGTAGCTGTGAAGCCACACCTTGTTCATCACCCACCCCACTTCTTCCTGACCCACACATCGAGGAGGAGGCAGGCGGTGAGAATGCCGATGATGACGGCGATGACTACATAGTCAGGTGTTTGCATTGCGTGCTCGGATCCTGATCTCGTCGGTGATGGCCTCGCGTGACACGCGGTGCTTCCCTCTGTGTCCCTCGGCCCGTCTACAGGTCAGGGTCTTCTTGGCGTACCGGTACTCCTTGCCACAGAGCGGCAAGCGCTCGATCGGGGGGATACCGCGGCTCATCTACCGTTCTCGATCCAGTCCTCGATGATCAGACCGATCGTCAAGGCCCCCAAGAAGATGAGACCAGCACCAGCGACGATCTGGACGATCACAGAGCGCCATTCAGGATCCAGCCAGCAATGACGAACAGCACGACCATCAAGACGAAGAGCGCCGCCACGATGACGACGTTGGCTGCTGTGCTGCGCTTCATCTTCCTTGCGGTCCCGGTGGGTTGAGAGGGTCAGGGTCGTTCGTTACTGACGGGTACCGCACCCTCGGGTCACGGTCGTTGTCATAGGCATCGTAGACGCGTCGTGCTACCTCGGGGTCGAACACGATGGTCGGCTTGTTCATGCGGCACCAGGCCACGAAAGCAATCAGTCCGTCGTCGGTCATGGCGCGTCGGGCTCCCCCTGGGAAGGGACGTGCGGCGGGCGGTGCCCTGGGAATAGGACGTGAATCCAGAGACCCGATGGACGGTGCCGTTCGCTTGTGCGTTCCCCGCATACCGGGTTGAAGCGGCAGGGGCGTTGAATGCGGGGGAACCCGACGGGCGACATGCTACAGCTCCACCAGGCTTGCCACAACGCTGGTGATGTTCATGACGTTGACCAGGCGCCGTAGCCCGATGCCCTGAACAGTTGAGCGGCGGCACAGACGTTGGCTTCGGCGTTGTAGAGGTCGTTACGAGACCACACGCCGCACTCGGGGACAGGAACGTGCATCCGGTGCATCTGGAGCAGTCCCGAACAGCACGAGTTGGAAGCCGAGGGATCACAGCGACTCTCGCGGTACATGATCCCGGCCATGCGGTCTACGGACCAGCCGGGGTTGTACTGAGCGAGCAGACCCTTGAATCCGACGCACTGTCCATTGGATGAGTCGGTTGACCCTCCAGCCGGGGCGGCAGGTGGGTTGAGTCGGACTGCTTCTTGCAGACCATCGTCGCTGAGTTCTTGGAACTCGGGTGTCTCCAAGAACGCATCGGCAGCAGCAGGATCGCTGTTGTGCCAACTGACCCAGGTGTTGATCTGGGACGGTGTACAGGCGGTGGTCGCCAGGGCAAGTGCACCCAGGGCGATCGCCATCAAACGTTTGCTTGTCATGTTTCGGTTTCCCTTCGGTCGGGTTACGAACCCGCGACGCTAATGCCTTCAGCTCCGAGAAGCCACAAAGGTCATGTGAGCGTCGAGTGATCCTTGGTAGGAGTAGTCCGGTGCGAAAGAGACCCCCTCGCCAGGGCGAGCTGGCCTGGTATCACACCGTTGTGCCGATCCTGCTAGCGGTGGCAGCAGCGATCGCTGGTTACAAGATCCTGTGGAACTTCAACCATGCCGGATGGTGATCACTCACCGTCGTCTTCGTCTTCCCCACTGTCATCAGCGTAGTTGAAGCCACCGTGGTAATTGCTGTACCCGTTGAGCACACGGTTGATGAACTTGCCGGGTGATGCGGATCGACGGAAGTTGCGCCAGATGTTGGTGGGCACGCCGTCGTACACCCACGGGGTGCCGTCTCGGAAGATGACGTGGATCTGCATGAGGCCCTTGTCGTAGCGCGCCTCGGTCACACGTGAGGAGACCATGGGGTACCACGGGCCGGGCTTGGAGAACTGCTCCGGCTGGAGCACCTCGGTGTTGACCGTGCCGGGGGCGAACTTGCTTCCTGGGAATGCCATCAGAGCCTCGACTCAGACCGAGGAGCGGTGGAGGACGGTCCACCGCTCCAAGGTCAGAGACATCATCGCGCCAGGGCCAGCTTCTTGACCGGAGCCTTCTTGGCGGGCAGCTTGCGGGGAGCGACCTTCTCGCGGGGAGCGACCTTCTTGCTCGGGGTCGCAGCGGCCTTCTCCACTGGAGTGGCCTTGGCCTTGGGGGTCGAGGCGACCTTCTTGGCAACGGCCGTGCCGTTCTTCGCCTCGACTGCCGTGCCATTCGGCGCCGCCGGAGCGGGGATGTGCCGACGGCGAGCCGCATACGTCTTGGCGTACTTGACGGCGTCGCTCTTCTTCCAGATCGGGCCACACTTGAGCACGACGATGGGATCAGGGAACGCATCGTCAGTACCGGCCCGCTGCTTGCGCAGGTGGGAGAAGTTCGTGTTCCCAATGCCGAGGATCTCGGCCACCTCTGCGGCTCCGACGATCTCGATGGTTGCCATGTTCTGTTCTCCTTGTTGTGGTTGGGTGTTACGGGTACCACTCTACAACGTCATTGTTGTTGTGCGCAACCTAACACGCGCAGAAGGGGCCCGAAGGCCCCTCCTGGCAGATACAGCACCCCCTTTCGTATGTCAGGGAATGAGGTCGAGATCAGGGGGTCATAGGACGAGCCAGCCGAGCGCCACGGCAGCGAACGCTGCGGCAACGATCGCTGCGTCGATCGCCTTGGCCTGGACCCGGATCACGAAGGCGATGATGAACAGAATGAAGGCAACGAGGAAGCAGACATCGGCAAGCGTGAACTTGCCTGTCCAGATCCCGTCATCCGCTGCGAGCACGACTGCAAACATGATTCCTCCTGTGTAGGCGTTGTCCCCAGAGTAGACGGTGGGATGTGGACAATCGGCCCTGAGGTGTCCCCCCGTCCGCCTGTGAGTAATGAAGTTAGCGACGCGCCGGGCCTCACCCTGCACAAGAGTTGATTGTTGTCGGGCGGGGGGACTACCTCACCATAGACGCTGAGTCAGCCGTCCTTGGGCGGCTTCTTGCGGCGCACCTCAATGTCCTTGAGCTGATTGGCCCCTGCGGCCCCGACCGCCGGGCCCCGTGTCTGCTGAGCACCTAGCGACAGCGGCCTTGTCAGCGAGGGCTCGATGTCGCGCATGTACTCCTCGCGAGTGATCCCGAAGTTCAGATCGTGCTTCATGACAGCTCGAACTCCCCCTTGACGTCGTTGAATCTGAGCCACAGCTCATCCCAGTGCTCGTCGTTCACCTCGGGGCTGCTCGGCACGCTGTCGTTCAGTGAGAACACGTGGCCGTTGTCGCAGCGGGTCACGGCGTCCCTCGCCGGGGGCGCAGCCGCACCGCAGATCGGGCAGCCCGTCACTTCGACACTCGGATGTGCTCGTGGCGGTCGGTGGTGTAGCGCGAGGTGATGGGTTCGAGGCGATCGATGATCTTCTCCGCCAGCGCTCTGGCGAGCATGGCTCGGCAGCTCTTGATCAGTTGGATCGGTGCTGCCGTACGCAGCACCTCGGAGTCGGAGACTGTGAGGGCGACGTTCATGTCCATGGTGGTCACGTGGTCGCGCCAGCCGGGCGCATGCTCGTTCAGCCACTCTTCGCCAGCGGGCCCGACCGACATCATGCGGATGCCCATGCGGATCTCGTCGCCGTGAAGGTCAGGCGCGATGAAGCGCTCCTCGCGCACAGAGATGTCGTCGCTCATGGGGCTGGGAACTGGTGGAAGTGGAACGGGGCGTCCTTCTCGACCTGACCGCTCGTGGTCGTGCCGATCGCACCCCTGATCATGTGTGTGTGGAAGATCTCCGGCATCCCGCCCGTCATTGGCATGTTGATGCCCGTGACGGTCAGATCATCGCTCGGCTGGTACCAGTGGAAGTGGCCCTCGACCACTTCGGTCTTGCGCCAGCCGACGCGGTTCACTCGGTGATCTCCTCTGGGTGCAACAGCTCTAGAGCGGTCTTGATGGCCTTGAAGGATTCGATGGTGGCATCCTGGCGCTCCAGGGTGGCGGCGTGACGCTCCTCGCTGACGTCGACCAGCGTCTGGACGACCATGACGAGCCTGCGGAGCGAATCGTCCACACACCCGATGCAGAGCTTCACGTTGTGGCCCCGATGGATGGAGCAGCCCTGGAAGACGAGCGAGTCGACGGTGGCGGGTCCGGGCATCAGCCGTCCACCGTTCGGTACTCGCGCTCGGGGGCACTCATGCTGCCGAGCATCTCCGCCAAGACCAGGGCACGTTCCACGGCGGCGAACGATTCGATGCCGTCGGTGTACTGAGTCATCTTGAACCGGCAGATCAGTTCACGCATCATGTCTTCGGAGGTGGCCCACCCGAGATGGGGCTCCTGGGCGGCAGCGGGGCGGGGCATCAGCCGTGCTCCTGCTGCGAGCCATCGTGGTGTTCCAGACGTCTCACGCTCTCCTGCAGTCTGAGCACGTCCTGAACAGTAGCCAACTGCGCCTCGTGCAGGAGACGCACGTCCTCCTCCAGCTTTCGGATCCGCCGAACAGCGTTGGCCATGCCCCTGGAGATGGCCTGCAGTTGCTCGACGTGCTCGCTCGGGGGCGTGGTGACCACGTGCAGGGGCATGGTCGGCGTGTCCCGGTACCAGTCCTGCTTCGCCCGGCTCCGCTCGATGTAGGAGCCCTTCGGGTCGATGTACTGCTGCCCGAGCGCCGACTCAGGCAGTTGCACCCGTTTCACCATGTCGGCGAACTCGGCGAACAGCTTCGCCATCTCCTCGGCCCGCTTCTGCAGCGTGGCCGGTGTAACTCGTCCTTGGGGGATCACGATTCCTCTTCCTTCCCGTTCTCTACCCACTCCACGATCCGCTCAGCGGCCTCGAACAGCTCACTCAGGTCGTCATCGGTCTTGAACAGCGGGATCAGCTTCTGTGTCACGACCGAGAGCGCCCAGGCGCGCTGGGAGGGCTTGTCGTCGGGCCACACACCGATCTCCGACCGGTAGACGGCGTGCTCCGTGTTGGAAACGACGTTGCGCTCGATCGTCACCCGCTTACCGCTCTCGCTGGTGATGTTCACGTCCTTGCTCATTCTTCCTCTTCCTCTGGTGCCATGTAGCTGATGCTCATGCGGTTGCCCGCCTTGTTGTCACAGATCATGCGCAACGGCAGCAGCCCGTCGTTGAACATGTTGTCGATCGTCTCGTGCCACCATGCTTGCAGCAGCTCGGTGGGCACGCCTCGTGGATCGTCGTCCACGAAGCCTTCTGGTCCGGTCATGACTTCTCCTACCTTCTGACCCGGCTCGAAGCCGTAGTACTCCTCGGTGTTGTGTGTGGCTTGGTCCGTTACTGACGGGTAACGGGCAAGTGTGTTGAGCAGGTCGGCGAGGTCGGCTGATGGTGGGCCATCGACGTGCCAGGCCCAAGTCCAGACGATGACGTTGCCGACGCGCACTTGGGTTACTCGGCCTGATCCGTTGTAGTCGTCGTGGATGGTCGCCGTGATCATGGTTCGTCCGTTACTGACGGGTAGCGGGCGTTCTTGCGGTGAGTGGGGGACGAGCGGTCGAACACAAGATCGAAGTGGCAGTCTCGACAGTTCCTCCAGCGCCACCACGGCAGCCGGATACCGCACCACTTGCAATGCCGTTCGGTCATGGGAGCCCCTGAGCGTAGTCATCGGCGTCGCGAGCCGCCCGCAACAGCTCCATAGCGAAGGCCCGAGCCTTGTCGGCCGACACCCAGGCGAATCCGTCCGGCTTGCCGCCGAATACGCCGATAGCCACTTCACCGGGCCGCCGGATCTCCGTATTCGTCTTCAACTCGTACGCACCACGGACGTCGTGGTGCTCGTGCAGATGGCAGGTAATTGAACCCTCTTCGGCCTGACGACGACAGCGCCCCTGACTGGTGGTTCCGTGGCACTGCACGCTCATGAGTACGCCTCTGCGTCAATATCAGTGAACTGCTTGCACAGCTCCTCGATCAAACGGCGCAATTCGGCCCACCGCTCGTCGTCGAAGTCGTCCTGAGCGGAGTTGTGTCGTGAGAGCTTCGCCCGCACGGTGAAATCGACCCATTCATGCCCCATGGTTCGCCGTGCCGCCAGATTCAACGCTGTTGCTCACAAACGCCCCACAGGTGCAGATGTGGTTCGGATGGCCGACAGGCCAGTACGGCTGACAGGTACAGGCTCCAACATTGACCACATCAGCAATGCGCTGGAACACCACCAGATGCTCCGGTACCGACGTTTCGGCAATGAACAGGCCGTCGACGAACAACTGCCAGTGCTGAGTGCTCCCCGCCTCGGTGCCGTAGGTACTGATGTGCGCTTCCACTGCTGATCCTCCTTGGTAGAGGGAGGAGGGTAGCACGATGGGCGGCCAGCCACAACGCTGTTACAGCCCCTGCGCTGCTACCCTTTCGACATGATCGTTGCCGACCCGGATATTGACCTCACAGGCTGGTACATCTGCGAGTTTGGGCGCCATGGGAAGAGCTACCGCTATGCCGTAAGGCGCTTGAACGGCAAGATGGTGTACCTCCACCGGCACATCATGGGCGCCCAGCCGGGTGACGTGGTCGACCACATCAACAAGAACACGCTGGACAACCGGAGGCGCAACCTGCGTATAGGGGGCGATCGCCACAACCAGCTCAACAGCGTTTCAGTGGAAACACCGAATGTTGGGTGGCACAAGGGCCGTTGGCGCTGTCGCCTGCGGTGGCCAGACGGGCGGCGTATCGAGAAGCACTTCAACGACTACGACGATGCAGTGGAGTGGTATTGGGAGAAGCACCAGGAGCGTATGGCCTTGTTGGGGCTTGAGTACGACAACTCCGTTGCTCTTGAGTACGAGGAATAGGGTTGAAGGGCCTTTACGACTGAGGGTGACCTGGCCCGCCCGGCTGGCGTCAGATCGGTTAAGCGGTGGGGGGGTAGGCTACCGTGCAGGCGGCTGGATCACAACGTCGTTGCGTAGGTCAGACGTCACACTGCAACGACGTTGTGTTCGGCACGCCCTGCTGGTATCCTCCCGCACCCTGTGGTGATACGGGGATCACACAGGTCTTGTGCAACAGCGTTGCCATGGTAGCTGCAACACCTATGCACGGGGAGGCCCGTACTCAGGCGATGGTGAACAGCCGGTGGAGCGTGGGAGTGGGGTTGCGGGGCGGCTTGGCACAGTGCTCTTGTGCAACAGCGATGGTCATCAGCGGTGTGCTGGGGCAGCTCAAACAGCGCACCCGGTGTGGGGCGTGCACGGCGATCTCCTCATCGCTCAGATGGTCTCGTTCGAGCTGGTGGTGGCTGGTGATGATGGTGATGGGCATGGGGGCACTGTAGCGGGCCGTCGGGGCGCTGCGTACGACGGAAAGGGCCTCTGACGTGGGGGCGAGCCGGACTGAGCCCAGGCATACGGCACATGGCTCACAGCCGGTAGCACGTACACGCACAGCTCCTCGACTGCACTGGTGTTGCACAACGGCACTGCAGTGGGAGTGGCCATGCTGTGCTCTCTCTTGACTCCATGGATTCGAGCTTGGAGCGGGCCGCCGATTCGGCATACCAACCGGACAGGTCGTCGAGGTGCCAGGTGTCGGGCCGCTAAGCCTTCTGCCTACCCACCTCGACGAGCCTGGTGACCCGGTGGATGCCTCCACTCACGATGACCCGTACCGAGGTCATGGGAGTTGAACCCACGTTTGCCGACCCTTGGAACGGTGCGCACCTTACGGGGCATCGCTGTTGCGGGAGGGTAGCAGCAATCTGAAGTTTCTCCCAAGAGCTTTGACACTTCGAGGTCGAGCGCTCCTTGTAGTAGGTGATGACAAACCACAACGCAACGCTCACCCTGCTGCATGACTGCGGCCCGAACGGCGACGGCCGATACCACGTGAATGTCACCACCATCGAGGGCGACTTCGAGCTGGGCAAGTACGACGACATCATCGATGCGGCGGGGCGCATGAATCGGTGGATCACGCACCGGGGCCTCAAGTGGGCGTCGGGCAGCATGGAGCGCCTCGCTCACGTGCATCGCACCGATGCTCCAGTGCTCGTGCTCGATGCGGTCGATCGGTTCGGCCTCGATGCCGAGCTGGTGGCGGGGCGTCGACAGGCGTGGCACAACGTCGATGTCTACCCGTACGTGCACGTGGCCCATCGCATGGGCCTGTGACTCAGCTTCGAGTCACGACGTACGTGAGGACGAGCAGCCACACAGCGATGATGAGATGTGTGATGGCGTGGAGCGTGCCGTCACTGGGGAGCTTCACTGCAGCAGTGCGAGGATCTCGTCGGCCATGGCGAGCAGATGCTCACGCTCGATGGCGTCCTCCTCGACGAGCAGCGTGGGGTCACGCAGCAGCCAGTTGCCCATGCCGCCCTCGCGGTCCTCCGGCGCGGTGTAGCCCTGCTGGTAGCACCACATCAGCCATGCGAGGTGGAATCGTGCGTCTCTCACTGCAGCAGCTCGATGCTCAGCAGTGGCTGACCGGCGAGCAACAACGATGAGCTGATCTTGCCACGCTCAATGTTGAAGCGGGGCCCGTCGTGATCGGCGAGGATCGTGCACACGTTGTCCTTCATCGAGGTGAAGCTCGCAGCGGGCAGAGCGATGCGGGCGCGGGGATAGCTGCCGTCCACAGTGTCAACCTCGATGTGGCGCTTGCTCACTGACACGACAACGACGTGGCGCGAGAGCCACGGCCGTCGATGGTTCTCGACGAACAGGCGCGTGCCCGCCCGTAGCCCTCGCTTCCACGTCGTGTAGGTCATGCCGGGGCGACCTCGAAGGTGAGGTCGTCGAGCGGGAACTGCTCGCTGTAGTCGTCGAACGCTTCCTGTGTGAGACCGCTGTCGTGTTCGAGGTCAGCCTCGTCGTCCTCGACGTAGAGGTACCCGGTGACTTTGATCTTGATCATGTTGTGCTCCGTTTCAGTTTGTACTTGGTTGGGGTTGGTTGCTCTGGTGTGAGCCCTTGGTGCCCGAGGTGCGTCTCCAGGTTGGTGACCACTTCGAGCAGATCTGTTGATGAGTAGTGCACGCTCCGATGCTCCGGCCCGTACTTGCATGAGAGGGACCACAACGGCGTGCCGTCGTTCGAGGCGTTCGTGATGAGCTGTGACCACGTGCCTGGGATCCGGCGCAGCCCGTCGAGCTTGTCGATCGCATCGTGCAGCGCGGTCATGGGCGCACGTCCATCAGCCGGAGCACGGCGCGCAGCCGTTTGAGATCCCTGGTCGAGGCTTGCTCCCACACTGCATGGTCGACGAACACCTGTGACTGACTGCGCATGCCGCGCAGCCGGTGATCGAGGTCTCGTGAGATCACAACGAAGTCGTTGTGCCTCAGCTCCGGCTCCATGCGTAGGCACACCTTGATCATCGCCGCGTTGAGCACCACGATGCGCACGGGCGCGGTCTGCCTGCGGACGAGAGCCAGCTTCAACATGCGCGTGGTGCGCCCTGTCTGCCGCTCCGCCTTGGTCATGAGCACATGACCTCCAACACGTCGAGCAGCGCGTACAGGCCGCCCTCGTCGTACGACGGCGCGATGGCGTACCCGCCCACCTCGCTGGCCCAGATGCGATCGAGCAGCCCCATGTGATCGTCCGCCCAGATGAACGGCGCGGGGTCGGCCTCGAAGTGACGACGCACGGCGCGCAGCTTGCCGCACGAGCGTGCGTTGTGAGTGCTGATGTACTCCTCGTACGTGAGGTCGACTCGCGGGCACTGCACATTGAGCGCATGCTCCAGGCGCGTCAGCTCAGCCGGTGCACAGATCCACGACGTGGCCCACACGATCTCGAAGCGGTCGGCGATCTCGCCGAACAGCGCGGGGTGCCAGTCGATCATGGCTGCCGCGGGGTGGTCCCCCACACCGAACGACTCGATGCCCTCGAACGAGCTGGGGTCGGCGGTGATCACACCGTCGATGTCGAGGTAGAGCCTCATCGCTCCCCGTCCTCCATCGTCCACAGGAGCCACAGCGCGAACAGCGGCCCGCTGATGATGAGGATCCCAGCCACCAGCGCGGTGTTGCTGTTCCACCTGTCGTCCTCGCCCGGTCCGGCCAGCGCGGTGAGCGCCGTGCCCACGATGAATGCGAGCGCCCCGAGGGTCATGCCCGTGATCTCGAACCGTCGCAGCAGTCGAGCTGCGTTGTACCTGTCGATGACTTGGTTTCGTCGTTCTCTCATGTTCGTTCCTCTCGCGATGGGAGAGGGGCGCCGAGTGGCGCCCCTCGTGGTGACCATGATGCCTCAGCCGTTCTCTGCCCAATCGAGCAGGGCGTCGGTGATCGAGTCGCTGTCGACCATGGTCTCACCCTTGCCGTCGAGCAGTGTGCCAGTGATGAGGGCCTTGTCGTTGAGGATCTCGACGAGGCGCTCGTCGATCGTCTGCACACCGTTGGCTCCCATCAGCCAGTGGCTGACGACCTTGCGGGTCTGGCCGATGCGGTTCGAGCGGGCCTCAGCCTGCTGCATGTCCGAGGGGCTCCAGGCGTACTCGCAGAAGACCACGTTCGCTGCGGCGGTCAGCGTGTGGCCAACCGAGCCCGCCTCGATGTTGAGGACGATGACCCGGTCGGTCCCGGCCTGGAAGCGCTCCTTGGCAGCCTCGACGTTCTCAACCTTCATCGAGCCGTAGACCTTGCCGACCGTGGTGAAGGCGCTGATGGCCTCGACCAGCTCGTCGACCACGGCGCGGTGCCATGCGAACACGATGACCTGCTCGCCGTCCTCGACGAGGTTGCGCACGTGAGCGGCGGTCGGGATGACCTTGGCCAGGCCGATGAGCTGACGCAGCACACCGAGCTGGGCGAGGGCCTCAGCGCGCATGGCGCTGTTGGCGGCGCGCTCGCCGCGGGTCTCGATGAGGTACGAGCGGAGGTTGTCACGAGCCTTCGTGTAGTCACGACCGGCCTTGCCTTCCAGCTCGACGGCGAGCGGCACCCGGATGACACCCTGCGGCGCGCTGTCGCCCATCTGGTAGGCCACGTCCTCGAACTGCAGGCGTGCGTAGAACGAATCGCTCATGCGATTGAACAGCTCCAGGCCGTTGCGGTTCTCGCGGTCGAAGCGGCCGACCTTGGGGTAGTAGCGGTTGAGGTACTCGAACGTGCCGCCGAAGAGGTCGGTGACGCCGAGGATCTCGATCTGCGGGAGCAGCTCGCCGTGGTTGGCCTTGACGGCCGTGCCGGTCAGGGCGAGCACGATGGCATCGGCCGGGAGCTTGCGGCTGATCTCCAGCACCGCCTTCGTCCGCTTGGCGCTGCGGTTCTTCATCCGCTGCGACTCGTCGATCACGAGGGCGCGGGGACCGTGGGCGATGATCGTGTCGGCCCAGTGGGCGACGACCGAGTCACCGATGATGAGCACGTCGACGTCGGGGATCGAGCCAGGGGTCTGGCCGGTGAGGCGGGCCGTCGTGATCGAGGGCGCCCACTTCGCGAACTCGCGGACCCAGTTGAGCGCGAGGTTCGGCGGCACGACGACGACGGCCGGGTAGCTGTCGCTGGCCATGAGCGTGGCGATGGCCTGGATGGTCTTGCCGAGGCCCATGCCGTGACCGATCATGGCACGGCGTGCCTTGAGGGCGTAGGCCACGCCTGCGCGCTGGTAGGGGAAGAGCACCGATGCGAGCGGGTGGCCGACCAGCTCAGCGTCGTGCGCCGAGGACATGTGGGCGAGGCCCGTGGGGATGCTGACGGCCTGACCGGCGAGGTGCGGCATGATGATGTCGGCGAGGGCGCCGAGGGCGGAGCGGGTTTCGGTGGTGGTGAAGGTCATGTGAACAGCGTACACGGTGCACAACGCCGTTCCAACCTGCATGCGAGATTCCTCAGCGCCGTTGCGCGAGGCTCGATCGCACGAAGTGCATGGCGGATCCCGTCCCCACCGGGTGCGGTAGCGGCGTGGCCGCTGGCCCGCCCCGTGGAGCCCGCCGCCCGGAGGCGGCGGGCGTTCGAGTCACACCTCGATCCACGGTGCGATCGAGGCGTTGGCCTCGATGCCCTGGCGCACGATGCGCAGCGCGACGTCGGTCGCCGCGATGAGGTCGACGAAGTGAGCGACGCCTGCATTGCCGTCGCGGAGGTCGGCCGTGATCGTGGCGTGGCCGGTGTCCGGGTCGACCTCGATCGTGAACGAGGCGGCTTCTCCGAAGGGGGTGGTGTAGGTGATGGTGGTAGGCATGTGGTCAGTGTACACGACGCACAACGCTGTTCCACCCTCACTCCCATATCCACTCCGGTGCGAGGATCACATCGAGTGCGTCGGTGTCGATGATGTAGACCTTGTCGTCGGGGACGTACTGGTTGGTGATGATCTCATCGGTCCACCACTCGCCGATGATGGCGCGCTGCGCATCACCGACGTGTGACGTGACGAGCTTGCGCGTCACGGGTCGATGCCAGGGTACGTGTCGAGCACGTGCTCCCATGCCTCGATCGAGAGCTGGTTCCACAGCTCGACACGAGCGTTGGCGAGCACCACCCAGTCGGTGGGCATGTGATGCGCGCAGTAGTTGACCTCAGTGACGAACGTCGAGCACGGGTTGAGACACGGGCGAAGGTGCTCGTCGATCCACTGCTTCTGCCAGACGCGGTGGCCCCCGGCGTCGTAGCCGATCGCCACGTGATGGTGACGAGCGCGCTCGTAGATCTCACCCTGGCACCGACGCTTGCCGGGTGCGACCGGCGGGGCGATGATGACCTTGGTCAGCCGTGCACGCCTGGAGTGTGACTGGAGCCCCATCAGCGCACCACGTACGTCTCGGAGCGCACGAGCACCACGACGGTGTCAGCGTCGTGGCACCACGCTCGTGCCTCGTCGAGGTCACCCGTGCTGCGCGTGATCTGCTTCAAGTCGCCGTGCTTCGAGCGCCTCGCGACGTGGTACGCCTCGTCGTGTGCGACGCGCTCCAGACTCTGGATCACGATGCCCAGCGATCGTTGTACCACTCGACGACCTCCTGCAGATCCCACAGGCGGCCAGCAGCCACCTCTGCGATCGGCGCGGGGAAGTCGCTGTAGCGAGCTGACCAGTTGCTGACGACGTTGGGCTTCACACCGAAGTGCTGAGCGATGTCGCGGATGCCTGCGATGTCCGTTGTGTGAACCATCATTACCTTCTCCATCCGCCCCGAGGGGCTGCTGCGATGCTGAGAGCATCGATGTTGATCGTGGGCACCGGGGGGATGCCCAGCCCACCCGGCGTGAGGAACACCGGGAGGTTGTAGTCCTCGTACGCCTGAGCGAGGAGGTCTGCGTACTGGCGGCCGAACCCGGCACCGACGGTGTACAGGTGCGCCGTGCGGAACTGGGGCCCGTGTCGATCACAGATGCCCTGGCGCTTGACCACCATGTGAGCCAGCTCGTGGCTGATCGTGTAGCGCTCCACGCGGCCAGCGCTCGTGCTGATGCCGAACAGGCTGGCGTACCCGCCTGCGCGCACCATGTCGGCGCGTGCCTGGCGGATCTCGATGGTGCCCCACTTCCACCAGGGGGCGTCGAGCATCGTGTGGTAGCCCTCCACGATGCTCGACTCCTGCTGGCGGTCTGCGAGGGGCGTGCCCAGGAAGGCGAGCGCCTCAGCGGCGTACACCGTGTCCTTGTCGGGGTCGCTGCTCATGATGCGAGCGCCTTGCGGTTGACGACCTGCCCCTGCGTCGAGAGACGGGCGTTGTTGCCCGCCTCGACGCCGCGGCCACGGGCGCCGCCCCGACGGGCGTAGCTCGGGCTGGCGCTGCGCAGGCGCTTCTTCGAGTACTCCACGTGCATCTGCTCACGGCGGGCCACGAGCACCAGGGCGGAGCCCTTGGCGGCCTCCTGGTCGAACGCCTTGTTGGCCATGACGGCGGCCTCGCGGAGACGCATGGCGATCGCCGACGAGAAGCCGTGGAGGAAGCTGTGGCGCAACGAGAACGTCTCGCCGGGCGAGTAGCCCGACTCGGACGTGGCTTGCGCCTGCGCATCGGCGATGAGCATGCGGGCGAGCAGCTTGGTGCGCTCGCAGTCGCTCTTGAAGCCGAACAGCCAGACCTGCTTCGTCGAGCCGAAGTCGCGCCACCAGACCTTGCAGTCGTAGGCGTGGGCCACGGCGGTCAAGATGGCCAGCACGGGCCGGGCGTAGCGGCCCGAGATGTCGCCGTACTCGTAGTCGCCCAGGATGTCCTGGTCGTCGATCTCCAGCATCGCCATCGTGATGCGGTTCTCTTCCATGAGGCTCAGGGCCTTGGCCTCGAACGTGTCACGCTCGGCCGGGGTCGAGCCCGCGCTGTTGGCCTTGCGCCAGAGCTTCTCGATCTTCGAGACGAGGATCGTGGTGTCGGTGTTCATGTTGGTGGTCTCCTTGGTGGTTGTCATTGGTAGGGGAAGGGTGTGGTCAGTGTACACGGGGTTGCGCCAATCGCAACCCCGTTGCCGTGGTCAGCTCCAGAGCTTGGTGGCGCACTCCGGGCCGATGCCGCGGGCACGGCTGGCGTCGTCGGTCAGCGACCGGCCGCAGCGTCCGCAGTGGGAGTACTCCTGGCCGTAGGTGGCGGCTGCCACTTCGAGGCTCGTGGCGTTGAGCCCGGCGACGGCCCGGCGGCACCACTCGATGCTCATGCCGTCCAGCTCGCCGTGGCCACCGACCACGTGGCGCAGCGTGCGGTCGCCGTTGTCCTTCGTGCCGACGGCGAGGAAGGTGAGGTCGTTGCGGGCGGCGTCGAGGCCGATGAACGGGATGGCGTAGTAGCCCTTGGGGATCTCGGCGAGGAGCTGGTTCAGCTCGACCTGCAGGTCGACCGGGCAGCCACCCTCGACGTGGGCGACGATCCAGCGGCCAGGGCCACCGTTGAGCGTGCCGGTGCCCGCGGGCACGTTCTTGCCGCAGCGGTCGCACTTGGCGTCGAAGCGGTTGGGGCGCACCGCGGGCTGGGCCGGGGTGGCGCCTGCGACCGGGGCCGGGGCGACCTTGGCGTCCGGCTTCTGCGAGAGCAGGTTGTCGATGAGGGCGCTGGCGCCGGTCTTGGTGAGGCGCTGGTCGGCGAGCACCTGCATGAAGGCGGCGACGTCGGTGACGCCGCAGGTGGCCTTGCGCTCGTCAACGAGCTTGGCGATGAAGTCGAACTGGCGGGGGGTTGCGGTGGCGTTGGTCATGTGATCAGTGTACACGGTCGCAACGCCGTTGCAACCTCACTCGTCAATCTCTTCGTCATCTTCGTCGTCCTCGATCTCGCCGGGGTCAGCCATCAGGCTGCGGTCGTCGAGGTAGGTCTGCAGTGCGTCGGACATCTCGATGCTGTCAGGCGCCATCTGTGCGGCGAGCACCTCGCTGGCCAGCTTGCGTTGCCACGGGGCCATCTCGGTGTCACCCATCAGCTCATCGATCTTGCGAGCGATCTCCTTCTGCAGCTCGGTCTCGGGCTCGGGGCACAGCTCGCACGGCACGCCGTGCTGGCGGTGGAAGCGCTCGGGGTCAGCGTTGTGCATGACGACGTCAACAGCGTGATCGACGGCCGGTGTGACCAGTCGCAGAATGGGGGCATCTCGGTTCATGACTCCTCCTCGGAGCATCGGTGGATTGAAATCAGATGGACGGCCTCGGGGGTCCACGAGCCGTCCTCGTGGCGCATGGCCACGGCGACCTGGCTGCCGCCTGAGCGCGACGTCCAGTCTTCTTCGAGCGGCGAGCCGCGACCGTGGCGCTGCCGGTACCCGTAGCCCAGCACGATGGCCAGGCTGCGGGGCCGGAACGGGCCGTGCTCGATCTCGACGTACTTGCCGATGTGTTCGAGCACGGCCCGCTTGCGCATCAGAGCGGGCACTCGTCCGATGCGTCGATGAGGACGGCGCGCTGGTCTTCCCAGTGGGCGTCAGCGTTCGCGTTCCAGTCCTCCTTGGCGGTCTCGAAGGCGTCCTCATCCTCGAAGTCGTCCTCCTCGGGCGGCTCCTCGTCGAAGTCCTCGAAGTCGAGGTACTCGATGTCGTTCGCCCAGTCGTCGAGCATGTCGGCCTTCTCGCCCAGCTCGTCGCTCATCGAGGTGTCGTGGCCGAAGCCGTCGACCATGTTGGACTGCGACTCGCGGTACTCCTCGCCGACCTCGCGGACGGCATCGGCGAACGTCTGCGCTGCGTCGGTGAGATCGTCGACCGTCTCCAGGCTGTCGATGATGTCGCTCAGGTGCTCCTGGGCGGCGTAGATGCCCGCCATCTTCGAGCTGGTCAGCTCGGACTGGCGCCACGAGGGGCAGCTCATGCAGCGGTACATCGTGCGTCCGCCGTACGGGCCGCTCTTGATCTGCACCCAGCGGTACGGGTGGCCGACCTCGATCTCCACACCGCACTTGCCGCACGTGTGGTTGGGCAGCGGCTGGGTCTTGTCGGCGACCGTCACCCGGCGGGTGATGGCCCGGCCGGTCTTGGTGGTCTTGGGCGTGCCGTCCTTGCGGAGCACCGGGGTGCTCTTGGGCTGGCCCGCCTCGTCGAGGACGGGGACGGTGCGGTAGCGCTGCTGCGCGCTCTTGACGGTGTTGATTCGTGCCATGGTGGCGTTCTCCAGTGGGTAGGGGTCGGTGTGCAGTGTACACGGTCACAACGCTGTTGCAACCATGGGTTGTCAGTACTCGTCGAAGAGTGTCTCGGGGTTGACCGATCGGCGATCCTTGATCGGTGTGCCGTTGAGCGTCGTGCCGCCACGGCGCACCCGGCGCTCGGGGCTGCTCGGCAGCCACAACGTCGGGAGAGGCGCTGTGTGGCCCTGTGAGGGCTCAACGTCGTTGTGAGAGCGAACCGTCGCCTCGACGACCGTGCGCCCGCCCTGAGCGATCCAGGCGGTGTCTGCGTCGAGCTGAGCGGCAGCGGCCGCGGCGTAGTACCGGGCACGCTTGTGCCGGTTCACCTCGGCGTTCAGCAGGAACACGCTGGCGATCGACAGGGCGAAGAAGAACAGCGAGAGCGGGGTCTGGTGGAACTCGCCGTACCACCACCACGATGACTCAGAGGCCGGGGTGCGGCCCCCGTCGCGGAGGAAGTGGCACCCGGCGATGAACAGCGGGACGACGAGGGCGTACCACAACTGCGCACGGCCCTTCGGCACGTAGAGGGCGCCTGCCCCGTACATCAGCCCGGCGATCAGCGTGGTGTGGGGGAGCTGGTGCGGGCCGTTCTCGTACGAGCCCGCCTGGTTGATCAGGGCGTGCGTGGCGGCCGGGTCTCCGGCGGCGTTGAGCCAATCCTCGTGACTCTGGTTCATGACAGCTCCTCGGAGGCTGCGTCGAGGATCGAGGCGATGCACTCGGCGATCGCCTCATCGGTCTCGGCCAGCTCGGCGGCCTGCCGGGCCCGCATCTCGACGAGGTCGGCGAGGCGGTCCCGGCGGTGCTCGACGAGCGCCTTGCCAGTGAGCGCGCTCACCGCTGGCCGTCGAACATCTCGAAGAGGTCGGCCTTGCTGCCGTACCCGCCAGCGCGGTGCGCTTCGAGGAGCGCCTCGGCGCGCTTGGCGACGTCACGCTGCGTGCCGCGGTCGAGCCCGCTCCAGACCCAGGCCCAGAAGCCTCGGATCGAGCCGTCGTTGATGAGGTCGTCGTCCTCGAACACGGCGACGGCGTCGTCGATCGCCCGGACGACCGTGTGGTCGTCGTCCTCGATCGCAGCGGTGCTGGCGAGGTTCACGGCGAGCGTGTGCTCCGAGACGGCGTACTTCGAGTTCCAGGGTCCGGGGACAACGGAGCCAAGGACGGGGGTGTAGTTGGCGGGGGTGGTGGTGTGGTAGGTCATGTGGCCAGTGTACACGACCACAACGCAGTTGCAACCTGCCGGGCTAGGTATTCCCGTAGTTCTCGATGTCCTGCTTGGCGACCTCGTCCCAGATGCCAGCGCCCATGCCCCTCTTGATCGTGGGATCGCCCATCACCAGGCGGGTGCTGCCGACATCGAGGCGCTGCTCTCGTGAGTCCTTGAAGCGCGTCCTGTCTCGCCGGAACACGTCGGACGCAGACTCGCGCTGCTCCCTCGTGATGACACGAGCGGGGATCGAGGTCTGCCCCTGCTGCAGGGCCGCGACGATGCGGTGGTTGCCGTTGTAGACCACGTTCGTGCGGCCCCAGGCGCCCGTCTCCGGGTGGCGCGTCATGTGCTCGACGACCAGTGGCATCTCGGCTGCAGGCGTGCCTCGGAAGCGTGGATCAGAGCCGCTGTGCGGGTCTCTGACGATCTCAGCGACACGTGCGGGGCTCACGTGGCTCTGCATCGTTGTGACGGCGTCAGGGCCCGTCAGGGGCACCTCTCGCACCTCACCAGCCTTGCGGAACACCGACGCATCGTGCGGCCCGTACGGCACCTTGTTCTCGACACGGTTGTGCAGCACGTCGCGCTCGACGTTGCGGATGCCCAGCGACTCCATCGACAGCGTGTGCGGGTCGAAGTCGATCTCACCGGCCTCGAAGAGCGCAGCTCGATTGCCCAGCACGCGCTCGCGACCGGCGCCCGCACCGATGATGCGATCACGGTTCTCCTGCTGGCGCCCCAGGCGCGCAGCGAGGTGCGGGTCGGCGCCCGACGGCGCCCGGCTCCTCGATCGAGACTCCATGGCTCCAGCGTACGCGAGAGCGCCCCCTGCGGTGTGCAGAGGGCGCTCCCAACCCGATCCGGCTTTACCGGGCGCTGTGGCCGGTCGTCAGTGGCGCCACCTACCTGACCGGCCTCACGTCGACGGGCGATCAGCGGGTGAAGCTGAGGACGTGGCCGTCGCCGTCGTCCTCAGCGTCACGTCGAGACGCCTGGCCGAACCCCTCCCAGCCGCAGTCGCAGCGTGGGTACCACGAGCGGGGCGGGAGGTTCTCACGCTCGATCTCGACGTGGTGCTGGTGGCCGTCGTCGAGGATCACTTCTTGATCGTGACTCGGACGGCGGGCTTGCTGACCTTCGTGGTCACGATGTCGAGCACGTCCTGGGGCACCTGCTCCAGGGCGAGGAACGCCTTGAAGGCGGTGTTGTCGACGACCCGCTTGGTGACCTTGTAGAAGAAGCCCTTCGAGGCGACGGTCTGCAGGGCGTCGATGTCGACGACCTGGGTCTTGTTGGCCACGATGGCGATCTTCGCCTCGTGGGTCTCAACCTTGCCGCCGTCGCCCAGGCGCTCGACCAGCTCGGCCTTGATGGCGTCGGCGCGCTCCTCGGCGCGCTCGGCGGCCCGGAGCTGCACGAGCAGCTCGTGCACGAGGAGGTCGGTCGAGCGGACCTCGGGGTTGCTGATGGTGGTGGTCATGGTTCTCCTGGTTTCGTTGGGTAGGGGATTCAGTGTGACTGGGGGGTGTGACAGTGGCCGCTGGGGCTCACTTCTTGTTCTTGTACTTGGTGTTGTCGCCCCGGTAGCACCAGTCGTGGTTGCTGCCGTAGCGGGTGGCGGTCATGGCCGGGAAGCGGCGGTCTTGGTCGTGGTCTTGGTTGCCTGTCATGGTGACCAGTGTACACGGTCACAACGCTCTTGCAACGCCGTTGTGAGATTCCTCAGATGGGCCTCGACGTGCGCCCGCTCGGCACGAGGTACGTGATGACCGTGGCAGCGCGATGGCGCTCGGTGTGGAGGACGATGGCGCCCTCGGGGAGCCAGATGTCGACGTCGGTCGGGAACGACCGCGTGCGCGGCTTGCCGTAGTGGATGAGCGTGCTCACTTGGCGGCCCTCGCAGCCTTGTTCGCCCGGCGGGTGAGCGCCGCCTTGATCACGCCCTGGCGCTTGCGCTGGATGCGGATGGCGTCGTCCATGTTGCGGGCCTTCCCGTAGATGAAGTTGCCCATCGAGCGGTCGCGGATGATGTACCGGACGTTGAACATCGAGGTCGACTTGGGGTCGTAGTCCGGGTTGGTCTCGATCGTCACGCTCGACGGGTGATACCGGAAGACACAGTCCGGGCAGGGGATCTCGCGCCCGCCCTGGTCGATGGTCTTCGTGTCGTAGCAGGTGTCGCAGCTCATGGTCGTTGTCATGTGGTCAGTGTACACGCTCACAACGCTGTTCCAACCTCTGCCGCCACAATCATCTTGGCGTCTCGCAGCGTGATGCCGATGGCGTCGGGGCTCCGCTCGCCTGGCCACGTGATGAACCACTCGGTGTACGTCGAGCCGCCGTACTCGTTCGTGATGCGGTCGATCGTGAACACGCCCTGGGGCGTGGAGACCTCGTAGAGGCCGGGGCAGAGGCGACGGGTCGTCACGGCGCTCACGCTCCCAGCGCCCAGCCCATGAGGGCGGGGTTGGGCTCGATCTCGGGCGAGGCGTCGGCGAGGGGGTGCTTGCACTGGGCGACGGCGGCGTCGATCGCCCGGCAGCCGCCCAGGATGGTGGCCTCCTCGACGATCTCGACGATGCGGACGCCCGTGCCGCGCATGGCGCCGGAGGCCCAGACGTGGGCGACGGGGACGGTGATCTTGAAGGTGGTGGTTGCGGTCATGTGATCAAGATACACGACGCACAACGCTGTTCCAACCTCAGGGGCCAGAAACTCCATCATCTCGCCACCGCTTGTTCTCAACGATGATGAGGCGGCTGGGGTTGCGGAGCTGTGAATTGACCTCAGAGCGCCGTGCGTGCTCCGCCTCGACTTCCGCCCGGTCGTTGCTCTTCAACAGCGTGAGCGGCACCAGGGCCCGTCCTGCGGTGCTCTTGCGGTGTGCCTGCAGCTCGAAGGCGTGCGTGTGGATCATCTCGCTGGGGAAGCCGTGACCTTTGCTCATTGGATGCTCCAGTTCTTGACGTCGTCGAGGTGGATCTCCACCGAGACTACGCCGAACGCTGCGAGCGATTCAGCTTTGACGAACCACTCGGTGCCGGTCGTGAGGTTCGTGAACCGGCGGGACAGCTCGATGTCGTACGTGGGGAAGTCTCGGGCCATCAGCCGGAACTCGTTGGTGCGCGCACCCTCGTAGGGCACGCACACGACGTCGACCTCGGCGTAGCTCGGCAGGCTGTTGAGCACCATGGCGAGGCGCTCGGCGAGCGGGAGGCGCGCCATCAGACGGTCCTCACGTAGCGCTCAGAGACCTGCAGGGAGCGTGCGAGGCTCTCAGCGTGCGCCCAGGCGGTCTCGCCCTTGAAGGGCGTTGTGCCGCCCTTGCCGCGCACGGCGGGCTTGCCGTCGAAGACGACGCGCATGGCGCCGTTGCTGTAGAGCTGCTTCGAGCGGTTGTCGAAGAGGTCGGCGGCCTGGACGATGAAGGGGAAGTACGTGGAGTCGTGGTCGTGCCACGCTCCGATGACGGTGTATCGAGCTGCGCTCATGGTGGTGGGGGTTCTCTCCTTGGTGGTGGTTGGTCAGGCTGCGGCCCGGAGGGCCTTGGTCACGGCTGCGAACTGGGCGCTGAACGCACGCTTGTTGCGGGCGTTGCCGCCCTGGCGCACGTAGGCGGCGAACGCCTGGGCGCTGGCCAGCTTGACGCAGGCGAGCGCCTGGTCGAGGTCGTCGAACAGCACGACGAATGCCTCGTGCGTGCCCTCGACGTCGAGCCCGGCGTTGCGCAGCCAGTGCGGGGTGTCGTAGGCGGAGGCGGATGCGATGGTGGTGGTTTGTGTCATGTGAACAGTGTACACCGTCGCAACGCTGTTGCAACGTTGCGACGGTGATTCCTCAGAAGATCTCAGTGATGCCCGAGACCTTGACGAAGCGGACGAGCGCGAGCACGCCGCACAGGGCGAACCATTCGGCCTCGGCTCCGACGCGCTCGCCGCGCATCTCAGCGATGATGCGGTGGCCCTTCTTGGGGCCCGTGTCGCCAACGGCGAAGCAGCGGGCCGCGGCGCCCATGACGGCGCCTGCGGCGAGGGTGGAAACGGAGGTGGTGGTTGCAGTCATGTGATCAGTGTACACCTCCACAACGCCGTTGCAACGTCGTGGAGGTGATTCCTGATCAGATCCCCAGAGCGGCGTTCAGCGCCGCCTCGGCGACGTCGAGCTGCGCCTGGGCCTTGGCCAGCTTCTTGACGACGGGCTCGCGCTTGGCCTGGGCCTCGTTGGCCCACTGCACTTCCTTGGCGACGCGCTCGTCGTCGAGCGTGACCGTGATGCCCCGGCTGGCGGCGAATGCGATCGTCTCGGCGGGCCGTGCGATCGTGCGGTCGAACGAGTCGATCGCGTACTGGTGGCTGCGCACGAGGTCGCGCTTGCGGATGACGGCCTTGCCCTCGGGCGTCTTGGCGATCGCCTTCAAGGCGGCCTCAGCGGCCTTGCGCTCGGCGTCCTTCTTGTTCGTGCCCGTCGTCCACTCGACCGGGGCGGAGGGGAAGCAGATCGAGCAGAGGATGCCGCCGTACTCGGCGACGGCCTCGGCCTCGGTCAGGCCGGACAGGGCCGGGAGCCAGGCGTACTGCGTCGTGGGGAAGCACGTCGAGCACCACAGGCTCTTGTGGATGTGGCCGTTGCTGGCCTGCACGAGGAAGAAGCGGCTCCAGCCCTCGAACTCGGCCTCGACCGCGGAGAGGGCGGCCAGGGTGTCGTCGCGCTTGGCGACGGCCTCGGCGAGCTTGGCTTCGCCGTCGTAGGCGGACGTGGTGTGCTTCTCCCACCAGGCGGCGTTCTGGGCGGCCTTGGCGTAGGCGACGCTCGCCTCGGCGATGCGGCCGTCGACTTCGGCTTGGTGGGCGTTCGGGGCGGTGTTGGTGGTGGTGTTTGTCATGTGGTCAGTGTACACGTCTTCAACGGCATTGCAACCTCGGTGTGGAAGAATCACTTCGCACCCTCGCAATGGCCCTCGACCGGGAGGTGGGCGATGCGGTGCTTCCCGTGCACCTTGACCACGCTGCCCTTGAACTGTGGGACGAACTGCCCGCACTCGAAGCACTTGCCGCCGTACCGGTTCTGGAGGTACATCGGGTGGTACTGGACGAACGCCTCGAACGTGGGGAAGATGCGGCGGCTCACTTGGCCACCTCGACGATCTCGACCGTGGCGATCAGCTCGCCGGGGACGATGGCGCCCTCGGCGAACGAGGAGCGGCCACGCATGAACCACAGGCCGGACTCGGACGAGCGGCCCAGGCCAGCCCGGCGCAGGCGCGTCTCCAGCGCTTGGCTGGTCTCGGCACGCCAGAGCACCTTGGTGCCCTCGACGGACGTCGTGCCGATGCGGCACAGGCGCTCGGCCTTGACAACAGCGATGAAGGCGGCGGTCGAGCCCGTCTTGACGGGGCCGAATGTGGTGGAGAGTGTGGTTGCGGTCATGTGATCAGTGTACACGTCTTCAACGCTGTTCCAACGTCAGAGGGAGGATTCTTCGTACGATGTTGTCGCCGGGGAGACGGTCCCGTCTACCCGTCTCCCCGGCACGCGCACGGTCGCCCCGCCCGGAGCGACCTGCGCAGATCAGCGGCAGGCCCAGGTGCCCTTGCGCCGTGCGCCGCTGACGCCCCAGATGGCGAACGTCCCGTCGCGGTCGTCCTCGATGGCGACGGTCTCGACATCGAAGGTCTCGATCGTGCGGCACGTCTCCTGCCACATGCGACGCGTGCGGCCGGTGAAGCGGCCGATGATGAAGAACGGGGCGTCGACGTCCCAGGAGCGGAGGTTCATGACGAACTCGTCGTCGTCGGCGAGCAGGATGCCCGCAGCAGCGGCCTGCTCGGCCGTGAGGACGGAGGCGGTCCTGGTCGTGTCGTTGCAGTTCCAGGCGGAGGTGATGGTGGTGTTTGTCATGTGGCCAGTGTACACCGTTTCAACGTCGTTGCAACGTCGATGAGGTGATTCCTCAGAAAGGTCCGTAGGCGCCACAGGCGGCGCACTGGATCATGCCCTCGAACCCCTCAACGGGGTTGACGACCTCGTGGGGGCACGCCAGTTGCTTCTTGCCCTGGTCGGACGCCCGCTTCATGGCGGCGTAGTTCGACCGGGCCTGCGATGCCCGACGGGCGGCCGTGCTCTTGCTGCTCATGACGGGACCACGACCTGCACGATGCGGACGCCGTGGCGCTCGAAGCGGAACACGGGCCGGTCGTAGCGGTAGCCGACCGTGACGCCGTCGAAGGTCGTGTAGCCGGTGCCGAAGGTGCAGCGGTCGTAGCCGACCCAGCCGCGGGTGGCGCCCGTGTCGAGCGTGTTCACCCGCAGGCGGGCGTTCATGGCGATCTGCTTGCGCTTGCCCTTGCCGGGGTAGACGTCCGGGTTGTCGTCGGCGGCGAGCAGTTCGGCCAGTTCGGCGAGCGTGATCTGCTCGGCGACGGCGGCGGCCTTGGCGTAGGTGGCGGGTGCGGTGGTGGTGGTTGCGGTCATGTGATCAAGATACACGGCTCACAACGCCGTTACAACCTCGGAGGCAGATTCCTCGACCAATTCGACGATCTCGACCGTGTACCGGCCACGGGTGCACCAGCGGTTCGCCCACATCGTGACCGACTTGGGCGTGTGCACGCCACCGGGCGTCGTGCTGATGGTCACGGTGGTGGTGTAGGGGGTCACGTTGTACGGCCTCGCAGCGATGAGCGCCTCGGTCGGCGTGAACGTGAACCGGTACGTGTGGCCGGGCACGAGCTTCGGGCGGGCGCTCATCGTGCGTCCTGCTCAACGATCTTGAAGGCACCGGCGATGTGCGCAGCGGCGAGGTCCGCCTCGTCAGCGGCCTCCTGGGCCTTCCTGAGGGCCGTCTGTGCGTAGCTCAGGGCTTCACGAGCGTTGCTGGCAGCGAGCTGCGCAGAGCGGTGTGCAGCGACCAGGGCGTTGGTCAGCTCGGGGCTCATCGCAGCATCCCGACGTGGAGGGCGTTGAGCGAGTCGCGCTCGGTGACGCTGGTCGAGGCGGAGATCGCACGGGACAGCTCGATGTAGCGACGCGAGGTGCCGCCCGCCCAGAGGTCGTCCGAGATGAGGATCGTGATGATCGAGGCGCCGTTGTAGGAGGGCTTCATGCCCCGGCCCGTCCAGTGCGTGCTGCCCTTCTCGTGGATCGTGAGCGTGGTGCCCAGGCCCGCCACGTTGCGCAGGCCGATGATCGACAGCTCGCCGTGCTGCAGGCCGTTGAAGGTGACCTCGTCGTGGGTCGAGATGCTCATGAAGCCACGAGCGGAGAGCGGGGCGTCCCAGAGGGACTGGAAGATGGTGGTTGGGGTCATGTGAACAGAGTACACGTCCGCAACGCTGTTGCCAACCTCGGATGTCAGATTCATCGTGAAGTCTCCAGAGCGTTGAGCATGTCGATGACCTGCTGAGTGGTGACGGCGTAGCTGGTGAAGCGACCGGCGTTCTCGCGGAGCGGGAGCAACCGCTCGGCGATCGCTGGCCAGCGGGCCATGAGGGCGTCGATCAGATCCTCGTCCGCCGCCTTGGCTGCGGCCGCCTTGGCGCCCTCGGCGGCAAGCTGGTCGCGGTACGCCTGGAGCTTCCGCTCGGTGTACTCCGGCCCTTGCAGCCGGTTCTCCAGCGAGCGCACGGCACTCTGTCGAGTGTCGCCACTGCCCCGGTGTTCGCCGTCGCTGCTCTCAGCCACCCAGTGCGCCGACTGGCTCCAGTCGCCATCGCGGGTCTTGACGACGGTGCCGATCTTCTGCTCGGGGCGGCCGTTGATCGAGCGCCAGATGTTGTACACGATCTTGTACGACGTGGGGTCTTGCTTCCTGAACGTGTACTTCAACGTGTCGTTGTCGAGGTCGGGGAGGGTGGTCATCGGACGGTCCTTTCGAGGGTGAGTGTTTCGTCCAGCTCATCGGAGGTGAATCCCTCGATGGTGACCAGGGCGCCGCCGGTCGCCCCGTCGAGGGTGATGGTGACGGTGTGGATGATGGGCAGCGAGCGCTGGGCGCTGATGATGTGCATGGCAGCTTCCTGCATGGCGTTGTAGTCGATCGTGTCCATCACTCCACCTCTCCCTGGCACTCCGGGCAGGGGATCTCCTCGGTGTCGTAGTTGCCCCAGTAGTCCGGGCGGTCGGCACCGACGGTGATGACCTCGTTGCCGTGGCACCGGGTGCACTTCACCCCGAATGCGAACTGCTGGAAAGCGTCCTGCATGCTGGGGCGAGAGGGCCGGGCGCACAGAGCGATCCAGTGCTCAGCGAACGCGTGCGGATCGCAGTACGGGGCGATGTCCCCATCGCGGTGGTCGTTGTAGCCGCAGGCGTACCAGTACGCCGTGGCCTTGTCGAGCAGGAGGAGGGTGTCGGAGGTGGTGGTCATGCTTCGTCCTTGATGTAGGGAACCTTGATGATCTTGAACCGACGGGGGATCGAGGCGTAGATCTCGGTCGTCTCGTCGTAGACCTTGCGGGCGGTCGCCATGTTCTCGCACACAGCGACGATGTCGTTGCCGTCCATGACGGCGAAGGCGGTGAGGGACACCCTCACGGCGGTGTAGGTGGTCATGACTGCTGCTCCCAGAAGCGGGGCTGCGGTACCCAGTACTCGTGGTTCGCCACGAGCACCTTGAGCACTTCCAGCTCCTGCTGGAGGGCGTCGCGCTCAACGGTCTTCTTGCGCTGTTCGAGCACCCGCCGATCGGCATGGTCGTTGGCGCTCCGCTTGGCGCTGTGGTTGCCCTCCTCGGCGTAGTGCCGGGCCAGCTTGCGCAGCCGGAGGATGTCCTTGTCGATGCCGTCGAGCGTGAGCTGAGCGTTGCGCAGGTCGTACGTCGCACGGCGGAGCAGGCGCTCCATGGGGTTGGGCTCGGAGTAGATCGAGGACGGTGTGTGGGTTGGCTTGGTTCGTGTCATGTGGCCAGAGTACACGGTCCACAACGCTGTTCCAACCTCGGTGCCCATCGTCACACGATCGCAACATCGTTGCGGAGGGGGAGGGGGCTTGGTCGGCGGGCCGCTCGGGATGCTGCGAGGGGCCCGCCGCAGCACACGTTGTACCCGTGTGAAACGGGAATCGAAACACAGGGGTTCAGGATCGGTTTCTGAACATAGGGGTTCAGGACGCGAAAGAGCGCCGGGCCGAAACCCGACGCTCCTCCGGTGGCATGTAGCGCTCCCATTTCCGAGATGCCACTCTCGTACTGAATGACCCCTACCAGGGTGGAGCGCCAAGGTCTAGTTTCGCTGGCTCACCGTGATCCTCGGAACACAGTTGCAGATCCGGTCGTTGTCCTTGACCCAAGCCCGACCGTTCTGCCAGACCCGCCCCATCACCACTCCCTTGCCTTGACAGTCAGGGCAGTCGGGCGTGGCGAAGACGCTGAGGACTCGGTCAACCGTTGACATCAGTCGAAGTCTGCCCCAAGAGCGTTGTCGACAAACGGCCACAGGTGCAGCTCGTCGACGATCTCGGTGACCGTCAGATCCTTGTCGTTGGGGAGATGGATGACGTAGTCGAAGTCCTCGTCCGCAGCGAGCTGAATCGCTTCCATCGCTGCGTCCACGAACATCGTGTGGACCGGGGGGAAGTGGTTGCTCGTGAGGTGCCAGGTCAGCGCCATGCGCATCGTGGTCTCGTGCTCGCCGACGGCGGCGGCCATCTCTTCTGCACTCATCTGGCCCATGTCAGGCTTCCTCTCTGTCGTTGGGGATCGGGGAGATCATGGTGGCCTTGTAGCGCTGGCCACCGAACGGGCGGCGGCAGGCGTCGCACGGCTGGTGGGAGAAGTGCCCCTCGTCGTCGCCGGAACCGGGCACGACGTCGTAGCCCTCGTCGATGCCGGGGGCCGTGGTGATGGCGTCGAAGCTGTTGGCGTTGACTTCGTCGCGCTCCCCGTCGTCGGGGAGGGTGCCGTTGGCGATCCAGTTCAGGCAGTCGCTGCAGACGTCGATCTCGATGGTGTCGTATTTGCTCATGGACACCACTGTACACAACAACGTTGTGGAAAGCAACCTGCTGTACACAACGGTAGTGTGCTCCCGTGAAGCGCTGTGAGGACATGTACGACGGGCACTGGTGCCCCGTCTGCTCGGCTTGCCTCTGCCGGGTGCCGGGGCAGTGGGCCGCTCCTGGGAGCAACAGCGAGTGCCCGATGCACGGCGCCACCTCGGTCCACGGTCACGCCTTCTTGGCGGGCCGCTTCCGCATCGTCTTGCCGGGCTGAAAGACGAGCGCCACGCTCCAGTTGTTGCGGGCGTGGTTGACCTTGCGACCGCCGGGCTGGGCTCGGACGTGACCGGCGGTGAACCACTGGTCGCGCAGCTCCAGGCCGATCGACTCGGCGTACTCGATCGACCACCGGGCGGCCTGCTTGTAGGTGTTCGAGCTGATGTAGTTCGTGGCCTTGACGATGAGCTTGCCGTCGGGGTTCAGGATCCGTTTCGCGTTCAGGATGCCGGGGTTGATCAGCAGCTCCTGGTTCAGCTCGGGTGTGCGCTCTGCGTACATCACGCCGTAGCGGCCGTTGAACTCGGGGATGGTCGAGGTGGTCCGGCCGCCGGTCGAGACGTAGGGAGGATCGAAGGTGACGGTGTGCGCCGACCCTGCGCGCTCGGGCAGCGGGTCGCGGAAGTCGACGCCGTCGATCGACACGTCGTGCTCGACGAGGTGACGCAGCTTGTGGCCCTCGGCTCGGAGCATCGTCCACCACGTGCCGCGCCCGTAGGTGAGGTCGACGATCTTGCGGTTGGGATCGACGTAGCCGATGCGCACGAGGTCGTACATCATCTCGGCGTTGCTCGGCCACCACGTCATCGAACATATGTCCCGCGGGGTGTCGGCGGGCCATGAGCCCTTGGTCTTGTTCGCCATGTCTTCGTTCTCCTGGTAGTGGGTTCTTCGCGACACAGCGCCCTCTATCCCCGAGAAGGGAGAGGGCGCTGCGTGGACCGGGTGGACTGTCAAGGCACCCGTCGCTGTTGCCGCCGTGAGGGTATCGCCTCACAGCGTTGTTGGTCAACCGATGTGGTCGAGGACGCCCTTGCGGTTCTTCCCTCCGGCCTCCAGAGAGGCGATCTCGGATGCGTACTCCGGGTTGGCGTCGACGTAGGCGTTCACCTCTTCGACGGAGTAGTCGGCGGGGTCGAAGCCGTCGTCATCATCGTCGTCGTCGGCGGCCTTGCCGCGGCCGAGAGCCTCGGGCTCACGGGCGGGAGCGTTGGGGTCGACGGGATTGCCCTCCTCGTCTACCGGGCCGGGGCCGGGCTCGACCGGGTACTCGGTGCCGGGAGTGGCAACGGTGCCGTCGGAGAACGCCGGGTCTTCCTGACGGTTCTCCCACGCCTCGACGTGCGGATCTTCGATGTCGGTATCGCTCATTGCTGGTCCCTCCTCGGAACATGTCACTGGATTGGTGCCGGAGTACCCAACCGTAGTTGCTACGAATCGCCCAACGGAGCGTCGATGATCTCTGCAGCATCGATGATGTCCTCGGACTGAATCGGGTTGCGGAGACCCTGGCTCAGCTCACCCACTCGGGAGCCGAACAGGGACGACAGCGGGCCCTCGCCGGAGCCGGTGGCGGTGGCAACGACGGTCAACGTCTGGCGGTCCTCGGAGATCCTCTTGGCCGACTCGGCGAGGCGGAAGAAGCGCTCCAGCTCGGCACTCGCCTCGGACGATGCGCCTTGCGACATCAGGTCTTCCTCGAACTTGGCCATGAGTGCGCGCTGGCTCTGGATCTCCAGCAGGGTGGCCAACATCGATGACAGCTCGGTCTTCGTGCGGAGGGTCACGGGGATGGCGAAGCCGCACAGGGCGTCGCGCTCGTACTTCGGACAGACGGCCGAGAGCGAGCAGACGTTGCACTGGCGCATCGAGCTGGACTCAGGTCGGGGTTCAGGAACGTCCTCGGTGGGAGGGCGCAGTACGGGCAGCATCACGAGGTCGTCGCGCTTGCGAGCTTGCCGGGTGTCAGTAGCAACATCTATGGCACCCCCCGGACGGTGTAACGACAGGTCGATGACCTGCCCGGTAGCAACTACCTTCTCGTACTGCAGCCACGAGACCACGGCCAGCTTCATCGACTCTGGAACGTCGCCCTCGGCGATCAGCTCGGGGTCGCACCCCAGGTTGATGATCTGGGCACGGTGCGCCTCGATCTGGTTGTTGCGCGTCGAGCGGGGGAACCGGGCCACCTTGGCGCCGTCCCACACCTGCAGCTCACGGTGCTTCTGCGCCGACAGCCAGCCGGACACGAGGATGTCGGTGGCGATCTTCGGGGCGATCAGCTTCGTCTTCGAGGTGGTGGCGAAGATGGCCACATGAGGGTTCCGGGCGTGGAAGACGGCGATCGGCTTCATCAACGATTCTGTCGCCAGCACCCCCTCAGACACCGCCACACGGCCGTACTCGACGGCGAGGTCGAGTAGCTCGTCAACGTCGCCGCCGTGCCACTCAGGGACGTACAGGCCCGCTCCCATGGCCAACGGTGACTCGATACCCAGCACAAGGCTGTCATCGGTCATGTAGCGGTTCAGGACGTCGTCGTAGGCGCTCGGTTCGAGGTCGCTCTGGGACGTGTAGAACAGCTTGGCGTACGGGAGCAGGGTGTCGAGATCACCCAGACCGCCAGCGCGGTCCTTGACGACGCTGGAGAGGTTGATGGCGATCTTCTCGGCACCGGCACGGCCGAACAGGTCACGGTGCTTCGGCACCTCACCACCGCTCAACCAGACCCTCACGAGACCGCCTCTTCCACGGGCTGCTTCGAGGCCCACGACGAGTTGGTCGGGCCCCAGTCAGGAACCTTGCCGACGGGCGGGAGGAAGCGCAGGACCGGGACACTGCGCCGGGCGAGCATCGTTGCGGTTGGAGTATGAGGGACGACAGCCATGGTCGGTGTTCCGCGCAGTTTGCCTATGTACGTCAGCACGTCTGTCTCCCAGAACTCCCTGTCGGGCTTCGAGCCGTCACCGGTCAGGATCCAAGCGTGCTGGACGTCGTAGATCCTGAGCCACTCCTTGAGCTGCATGTCGGGGTCGACGGCGGAGAGCTGCCCCACGATGAGCACCGACACGCCGTAGCCCTCGGTGAGCGCCCGCACGAAGCGCAGGCCGCTGTAGATCGGGTCAGCGTTGGGTGGCTGCTGATCGTAGGGGTACAGGACGCCCGGAGCCTCGACGATGAGGAGGCGCATGAGCTACTTGTACTGTCCGGCCTGCCAACGCTTCTGCACTCGCACGGTCTCCTCGTACGGGCAATAGGTGCACAGGTACTGCTGGTACTGCTCGGGCACGTCGTTGCGGCCCACGCGCTTCTGGTCGGCCTGGTAGTCGCCACAGAGCTTGCCGGGCCACGACGGCTGACCGTGCTTGCGGTGGCAGACGACGGCGTCGTACTTGAGGCCGTCGCGCATGGCGTAGACCTCCAGGTTGGCCTCGGCCAGCTCGGCTCGGACCTCCTCGATCATCTGCTCCTCGATGGCGTCTCCGGCCACACCGGAATGATCGAACTGCGAGGCGTCCTTGACGAACACCATGCCGCGAGCGTCGTCAGGCGTCTTGCCGTGGAGGTGCTGGTCGATCCAATACTGCAGGTGCTGGTCGTACTCGGGTGGACCCTCGTAGGGCTCGACCTTCGTCATGGTCTTGCACTGGTAGCAGTAGGCGATGCGCAGCGCCTTGCGGTTCGACAGCTCGTGCAGTGGGATCGACATCGTTGTGCTCCTTGGGTTCTCCGGGTGTTCGACGCTAGCCCCTCAACGGGGCTGCGCTCATCGTGCTGTGCCGCGAGGGAGCTGGTACCACTGGACGCCGACGGTCGGCTCCCAGTACTCGTGCAGCTCCTTGATGCGCTGCGGGATGTCATCGGGGTACGGCTCACGAGTCACGTACGAGCCCGGCCAGGTCGTCGGGTCATCTGTGGGTTCAGGAGCGACCCGCATGTGCTCGCCCGGTGGCAGGTAGTCGTAGTTCTCGCAACCCATCACTGACCCCCGATGAAGGGCGCCGGAGAGGTCGCCACGTTCTGCTGGATGAGGTCGGTCTGGAACTGGCTGATGCCCATCGAGCCGTAGTTCTCGGTATGCAGCTCGCCGGAGCGCTGCAGAGCGTGCGTCTCGTCGGCCGGGCCACCAGCATTCGGCCGCAGGAAGCGGAGCTTGCCGTCGACGGCACCTCGCCTCAGGTCTTCGTTCATGCTGCGGTTGGTGCGCATCGTCATTGTGAACCTCCTGCGTCCATGGTAGTCGTCACTGCTGGTAGGTCATGCCCGTGAGGGTGTTGGGACCGAACGATCCCTCGGCACCGTCGACCTCTTCGACACGAGGGTTGCCAAGGCTCGGTGCCCCCGACACCCACGAGCGCTGCTGTGGTGCCCAGCGATCGGTGGAGAGCACGTCGATGATCGTCAGCGGGTCTTGCCGGTACCCGTACTTCTCAGGGAAGAGGAACTGCGGGACCGGGGGGCGCTGCTGGGCGATGATCTCACCCGGCACCGTGGCGAGCCGGAGCACAGAGTCCACTGCGTACTCCTGCCGGAGCTGTCCCGGCTTCGAGTAGTACTGCGGCAGCAGGTCGTTCGCACGATCGGCGTTGACTGGTGCTGGCATGGGTCAATGCTAGACGTGGCGTCACCGCCAGGTCGGCCTCATCCTCTGGAGCTGACCGATGCGCTGCGGGTCGGGCATCACCGGCACACCCGTGTTGGGCTGACCCATCATGCCCGCCACGTCGCGAGGACCGGGGCGCCCGTCGTTCGTGAGTACGACAGGTTCCTGGGCGTAGGCAACGGAGGTGAACTTTGAGCCAGCCGCTTCCATCCTGAGACCTGTCTCCAGGTTGAACACGTCCGGCCAGAGGTAGTCCGACATGTCGAGGCGCTCGCCCTTGTGTGCGCCACGGTCGTACGACTTCTTGTTGCGCCAGACGGCGTTGGCGAGCTTGTCCTCACGTCGAGCCGTCGTCGTGCCCAGGTACCCGTCGGGGTAGTCGGCCTCGGGCGTGTGTCGCCAGGCGAGGCGCGCCGCTTCCATCGCATCACGAATCAGGGGTTCAGGACCAGAGCGCGGGCTGAGCCCCGTCGCCATGCCCTGCAGATCCTGCGTGTGATTGAAGCTCTGCTGCATGTCAGCCCTGCTTGAAGTACCGGTCGCCTCGGAGCTGCGACCACGCCTCGGCCTGCTGGTTCTTCTGCTTCAACGCCGCTCGGTTGGTCGCGTACACCTCGTCGGACACGGGCTCCATCTCACCCGTCTCGGCGTTGCGCCAGTGCGCACTGAACTGGTTGGGGTTGGTGATACCGGTGCTCATCAGTGCCCTCCATCTGATCGGCTGCCCTGCTGGAGCCAGCGATCCATCAGGCCGGGGTTCTTCAGGTGCAGCTCGGCGTCGCGCTCGGGCGAGCGGGCGACGATGCCGCCACCATGGTTGGTGACCTCGGGCAGAGGGTGGGTGTCGAAGCCGAAGGCGTCGCGGCCAGTGGAGTCATTGATGGCGCTGATGTAGCCCGCTGTCTTCAGGCGGCCCGCAGCATGCTCCATGCCCGATGCTCCACCGGGAGCGTGGTGCTGGTTCTCCACTGCCTCCTGGGTACGCACGGCGTGGGCCGACAGCATGCCCTCGGTGTGCTCGGCGTTGGCGTCGCGGTTCAGGCTCTCGATCGCCCACGGTGTCGCCTGCGTCGGGACGTAGTGAGAGGTCTGCGCATAGCGCTTGTTCATCTTGATCGTCATGTCAACTGTCCCTCTGTTGGATGAGCGGGCGGCCTATGCCGCTGGCGTACTGGCGGCCGGTGCCGACCGGGGAGATGCTGCCGACACCGGACATCCATGAGCCGGGTCGCTTGTTCTCAGCCGACCACGAGTTGGCCGACCGGGGGATGCGCTGCGCTGCCTGAGAGTCACGGCGTTGCACGAGCATCTCCATGTAGGAGTTGGCCCCGCCGAGTGCTCCGGCGTAGCCCATGGATGCTCGGACACGCGGGCCCTCTGCCTGAGCTGCCGGAGGCGGAGCGACCGGATGGTAGGGCGCTGGCATCCCACCACCGCCATAGCGCTCCGCTTGGATGCGAGCGTCCAGATCCTCTCGGATCTGCTGAAGCCCCAGGTCTTGTTCGTCGTCCCTTCCCACGTCGTCCTCCTACTCGACTGTCAGAAACAGCACCAGCACCGACAGCTCGTTGGATCCTGAGGTGCCGGGGCGATTGATGTCCGATGTGGTCTCGAAGCCAGGCCGACAGACGAGGTCGTGACCACGCTGTGCAACGTACCCTCGGGCGATGGCGATGGCCTTCATGGCCTGGTTCACAGAGCCTGCCCCGATCGCACGCACCTGCACCTTCGAGGAGTCGGCGAGCGCCCCGGCGATCGTCTTGGCGAGAGCCTTGGCGTCGCTCCGGGCTGCAACCTTGATGGCCGCCTCCTGATTGGTGGTCACCGTGACGACCTCGGCTAGTGCGGACATGTGTGCTCCCTGGTTGGCTCCTATCACGAGGGTAGTGCCCACCCCCTGTCGGGCCGGGCCTACGCCTCAGTACGACGGCAGCTCCAGCTCGTAGTCGTGGGGGCTCTTCACCACGATGGCGTGGAGAGCGGACATCCCGTTGGCTCGGGCGGCCTTCGTCCGGTGGTGTCCGTCAGCCACCTCGTACTTGGGGTGGCCTGCCCTCGGGTCATCCTGATCCCACGTACCTCGCTGCACCAACACGACTGGCGGGATCTTCTCAGGGTTGCTTCGGTAGCCCTCCCTGGCACGGTCGATCCGCTGCATGGTGTGCCCACCCATGGCGTTGACGTGCCACGGGTCGACGTGTGTGCGCGTCGCCGGAAGCTCTTCGCCGTAGGCGTTCTCCGCCCATGGATCCTCGTGAGTGCCGTGGGCCAGGGTGGTGACGGCGTCGAGGTGCTCCTCCAGGTACGGGTTGTCCTCTGCCGCTGTGTAGTAGTCGAACTGAGACCCCAGCTTCACCATGGCTACAACCCGTCGGCGGCGCGCAGGGCGTTCTTCGCTGAGGTGACGGCAGCGTTGTTGGTGGTGAGCACGCTGGCCTGCGCAGCCGTCAGGAAGTAGCCGTCGACGGCGGTGTCAGCCTGGAACGCCGCCTTCACCGCTGCCTGTGCCAGGGTGAGCGTGGCGTAGTAGGTGATCGTTGGCTGAGCCTGCTCGTCACCGATGCTGGCCTGCCACCCGTCGGCGGTCGCACCCTCGCGCTCGGGGATGAACCGGATGGCTGCAATGAGCATGTGGCAAGACTACTCAACGGCCTGGCGGGTACATGACCGAGAGCTGCTGGTCGACGTACTCCTTCATCGGGATGCACACCATCCACTGACCGACGTCAGCACAGCGGGGCTTCTTGATGACACAGAAGCCGGTCTCCGCATTGGAGTTGGCGATCTCGTCGAGCAGCTCACGCCCGGCTGACCAGATGACCTTGGCACCTCCCTGCCCGGCCTTCACCTCGACGGCGACGGGGTAGCGGTCGCCCAGCACCACGTCGCCCTCGTCACTGGAGCCCTTCAACCTGATGCGCTTGGCGTAGTTGTAGCCACGCTGGATGAGGTAGTCGCGCACCTTGTTCTCGCCGTCACGTCCAGCGTCACCCGACTTGGTCATCTCTCTCCTGCATCATGTGTGTGATCCAGACGTAGCCCTCGAACATCGTGAGCATGTCATGGAACTGTTCCTCGGTGAGCAGCTTCCACGAGCCGTCGTGATGCTCCTCGATCGTCGGCAGCATGCGCGCCAGCTCGTGTCGCTCCTCGTCGGTGAAGCCGAGTGACCTGGCCCACGCATGCGCACGCTTCTCCCGCTCAGACTGCTCACGCTTCTTGTGTCTGACCAACTTGTACGGCATCGATGCTCCAGCATTCTGTTCTCCATGGACATTCCTTACACGTCTTGCTCGTCACCGTCAGTGCGTCGGGGCGCTCCGGTGGGATACCTGTATCACGTGCAGCGACGACGGCCTCGGCACGAGCGATGAGCTTGCCCGCCTTCACCGGGTCGTACTTCACCGTGAACCCCTTGAGATCCTGGTTCGCCTTGAACTCGTAGATGAACACAGTCTCGTTGACCTCGTAGCCCATGAGGTTGAGCGTGTCCATGTAGATCTGCACCTGTCGCTGGTGCGAGGGGAAGGGGATCTTGATCTGACCCCAGAGTCCTTCGAGCGTGCCGCCGGACTCCTTCCACCGGAGGTACACGCCGGGGATCTCGATCTCGATGGAGCGCACGCCGACCGACTTCATCTCCAGGTTGCGACGCACACCGTGCTCGTTGTGCAGCCCGTCGGTGTGCCCGATGATGTGGGCCACCTCGTTGACGATCGGCACCTCGCGGTACTCGATGTGCCACGACGCACACTCGGGACACACCGCCGGGGCGACGGCCCACCAGTAGTGCTCGCAGCGCATGCACGACCACGCCCCTTCGAGCGTGCCCATCTCCCAGAAGCAGGTCTGGTGCTTGTGGTGGATCTCGTGGCCCTCTTCGTAGATGGAGGCGAGGCGCCAGTACAACCTGCCCGCCTCGTACCCCTTGTCGTGGGGCACACCGCTGATGCGGTAGTAGGTCTGCCGTGGGCACCAGTCCGACTTCGAGATCTCCGACGGGTGGATGTGCTCGGTGTCCCTCGGCTTGTTGCGCGTGTCGACGGCGTCGATCATGTACTGCCGCAGCTCCTCGATGAGAGGGTGCCCCTTCTTGGTGACCCTGTCCTTGACCCAGCCACTGGAGGTCTGTGTCTTGAGCGAGGCGATCTTGTCGCGCCGCTTGGCTGCAGCCGCTGCGACCTTGGCCCGGTTCGAGATCACGCTCCCGCTCGTCGTCGTCGTTCTCTCACTGTCTTGCCACCCCATACTCCGTAGTTGATCTGGTTCTCGATTGCGTACGCCAGGCACTGCGCCCGCACTGAGCAGCGCATGCCGTCCACAGTACCGTTGCAGTACTTCTTCGCCTCAATGGTGATGATGCGGGCCGTCTTGCTGGGGTTCTCCTCGTCGTCATCGACGGGCGGGTTGAACACCTCGTTGAGGTGACCCTTGCCGTAGCACTTGCCGTAGGTCATCCATGCGTCCTGTGCCGCTCGGTCCTCCTCGGCCTGGAAGAAGTAGCGCCAGTGTCGGAGGTCGACGGGGGGTCGCTGCACCACCCGCACATAGATGGCAGTGACCTCGATCGACACCGACACAGCTACCCATCCAGCCCGAGAAGCTCCCGCGCAAACCCGCTGCGGAGTATGACGTACTCCCGTCCGTTGAGGTCGAACTGCAGAATCCCCTGCCGACCCTCCTGACATGCGTGTCGGTCCAGCTCTTCAAGATCCTTGGCCTTGATGGTGATGCTCGACACGTTGTCGGTGCGCTTGTTCTCGATCAGCAGGTCGTCGGTGCGCACGTCGTTCTTCGAGTGCCACGTGGCGCCGGACATCGGCACCCGTGCACCGTTGTACTGACCGGCGGTGCGCTTCTCCTGCGCCAGGCTCCTCTTGAGCTTGGTGTCACGAGGCATTCTTCGCTGCCAGCTTGAGCTTGCGAGGCGGGGGTTCAGGAACGATCTGCTCGGCCACGGTGAGGTCGATGTCCGGTGCGTATGAGGTTGCCGTGACCTTGAGGGTTCGCTCGCGGATCGCACGTTGGAGGTCGAGATCCTCACGCACCAGGGCCAAGGTCTTCGCCAGACCTACGCCCAGCTTCTGGTCGTCGAACCAGTACGTCGTGCCGCCGTCGATGCGGTGGATGACGTCGGTGTACACAGCCGTGCCGACGAGGTCATCGGCGACGTCGAACGATCCTGCCGGGAAGCCAGGTGCATCGGCGAAGTAGAAGTTGACCTCGGCACCACGCTGCGGCGGGGCGCTCTTGTTCTTCACCGTGCGGGCAGCGATACGGACACCGACACGCTCCTTGTCGACCTCCAGCCACTCCTTGCGACGCACCTCGGTCTTGGTGAAGTAGGCGAAGTCCTTGCCCCTGCCGCCGGGCGTCGTGCGGTTGTCACCGTGGGTCACACCGATCTTCTCTCGGAACTGGTTCACGACGAGGAAGGTGCAGGCGCGCTCGTCACCGGTCATCGAGCGCTTGACCTTGGAGCCTGCCACTCGGAAGAACTTGTTGTTGAGCCGGGCAGCCAGCCCCACCTGCCAGTTGTCCAGACCGTTGTCGTTCTCGTCCGACGGGAGCATGGCTGGCAGCGAATCGATCACAACGCAGTCGCACGCATGGTTCTCGACGAACATCAACAGCATGGTGAACGCAGACTCGATGACGTTGTCGTCGATGATCTCGAAGCGAGACAGGTCACACCCGGCAGCCTCGGCCCACTCAGCAACGAACGGCTCGCTCGCCACCCACACGACGAACCACTTGGGGTCGAGCGCCTGGTTGGCAGCAATGGTCTTGTACACCAGCGATGTCTTACCGCTGGAGAACTCACCGACGATCTCGTTGAAGTGATTGACGGGCCAGCCACCACCCAGCATCACGTCGAGGCTCAACGAGCCTGTGGTGATGCGTTGGATGACACGGTTCTTCAACTCTGCTCCGTTGATGAGTGCGTCCGGTCCGTACTTCTTCTCAATGTCTCGCCTGATCTGGGCGAGCGTGCTCCGTGTTGTCATCTCATCCTTCTGGTGTTACCGGGACTTCCCCGGTGCCGAACTGCTCGTACATACCGTTGTAGCCACACGAGTGGCAGTAGGGGGCGGGCGGCATCCCCATCTTGCTGGCCGCCTTGCGCTGGAAGTAGTGGTTGCTCCCGCACTCGGGGCAGAGGTCGCGCTCAGTCCTCGCACCCTTGCCGCCACCCTTCTGCGCCACGTAGTCGAACACCTGGAACGCAGTGATCTGTCCATCACGAGCGGCCTGGATCACAGCCTGCTCGGAGATGGGTTGGGGTGCGGGCTGCTGGTACTGCTGCTGTGGATACTGCTGCTGCTGTGGGTACACCTGTTGCGGTGGTGCCACGGGCGGTAGCTGCTGCGGTGGCACGTACTGCTGAGCCGTGCCAGCCTCTCGCGCCATGCGTGCGGCGAACCAAGCTGCGTTGTCAGTCACGACATTCTCCCTTCATCGACCATCATCGCCAGTGTGAACGACAGCAGGTTCTCACCCAACGTCTTCTCCTCCACCGGCAGGCCCGATGCTGCGAGGCCCTCGACACCCTGCAGGTACCACTGGATCCGCTTGGAGATGTACGGGAGGTAGAGCTGGGCGGCGTGGCCCATCTCGGTGTACGCCTGGTTCTGCTCGGACTCGGCGACCTCCTCGGACGGCGGTACTAGTCCTATCTCGGAGCACACCTCCGTTCCCAGTGGGAAGAACGCACGCTGCAGGAAGCGCTTCTTGGTGTGTAGATCAGCAACGATGGTCACGGCTCTCCCAGTCGCTGAACAGACATCACGACCCTAGACCTTACGCCAGCGATCAGCGATATAGCCGGACGCTATCAGCGGCACGAAGTCACGTAAAGGTGGCTCGCCCGTGAAGGGGTTGACCACATCACCCATGAGGGATTCGACGATGAGCTGACCCTCCTCGGCGTGGCTCTCCTTGCAGTACGCAACCACCTCGTCGTGGATGTTGATGGCGAGGCGCATCGGGAACTTGCGCTCCCGGCAGTAGCGATCGATGTCGAGCATGGCGATCTGCAACGTCTCCGCAGCAGACCCCTGGGTCACAGCGTTGACGGCCTGACGCTCGGCACGCGACCGCAGCTTCATCGTCTCCCGCCACTCCTCCTTGCTCATGTTCCTGTTCGTCTTGCGGAGGAGGTCGGGCAGTCGACGGCGCTGGCCCATCATCGTGGTGACGTACGGCGGGACGATGAGGTTGCCGTCCTTCCACGTGGCGCGAGCGACAGCCTCGGCGATGACCTCTTCCTTCCACGGGTTGATGCGCGAGAAGCGGGAGAAGTACGCCTTGAACACAGCGTCGGCCTCGTCCACGGTGATGCCCGTCTTGGCTGCGAGGAGGAAGGCCGTGCCGCCGTAGCCGATGAGGAAGTTCGGCATCTTGCCGAAGTTCGAGCGCTCGTCTTTGGTCACCTCGTCGAGGGGCTTGTTGAGTACGAGCGCAGCGGTCGTGGCATGGACGTCCTCCCCGGAGAGGAACACCTCCTGCATCGTGGTGTCCTGCGACTCGGCACAGATGAACCGCAGCTCGATCTGGTCGTAGTCAGCGCCGACCACGACGTACCCCTTCGGTGCCGTGAACATGTCGCGCATGTCGGACTCACGTGGGATGTTGTGGAGGTTCGGGGTGCGACATGCGAGGCGCCCGGTGTCGGCAGCATGCTGTGTGAAGTCGGGGTGCAGGAAGCCAGCGCCGTCGAGCTTGGCACCCATGCCCACGAAGTACGTGCCGATGACCTTCGAGACCTCGGCGTAGTCGAGCAGCGTCTGCGCTGCCTGCCCCGCCTCGCCTGGCATCTGGGCGACCTTCTCCAGGGTCTCAGCATCGACCGACGCCTTGCCCGTGCCCGTCCTCTTCAACACTGGTGCCTTGAGCCTCGTGAACAGCAGGTCGGCCTTGTGCAGCGTGCTGTCGGGGTTGAAGGTCGGGGGCACCGAGTGCTCGGACAGCAGCCGGGCGACCGTGTCGCGCTTGCGCTTCTCGTACGTCTGGCGCGTGATCTCCATGGCCTTGCTGTCGACGTAGGCCCCGGCCCACTCCTTCCGCATCAGCATCTCCATGACCTGCATCTTGAACTCGAACAGGTCGAACAGGCCCTCGCGCTTGAGGATCCGTTCGTAGCGCTTCCACAGCAGCCAGGTGAACTTCGCATCCTGCTCGGCGTACCGCGCCGCTGCGTTGAAGGAGAAGTTGTGCACGCCCTTCGAGCCCAGCTTGTCGTAGCTGTGGCCGAAGTGCCGCTCGACCATGGCACCCAGGTTGAGGGACATGAAGGCGTTCTCATCCACCGTGTGCTGCGCCACGATCGTGTCGCCGTACGGACCGGGGATGAACTCCCCGTCGTAGGCACGCACAAGAGACTTGATGTCGAACTTGAGGTTCTGGTTGACGATCCTCCGGCCCTCGTCGAAGAACAGCGGGCGGAGGATCTCGCACGCCTGCTCCAGTGTGAGCTGCGGTGGCGGGGGCTCGAACCGTGCGGGCACGAGCACCTCCATCGCACGCGAGGAGAGCCTGCCCGTCGGTGTATACGCACGGTCATCCCCGACGCCGTAGTAGTCGGCGGCAGTCGTCTTGATCTTGTGGGCGGGCTCGATCAGCTCACCCTTCGGGTGGCCCACGGCGATGGCATCGCTGCGTCCTGCCGTGGCCATCCCGAACCAGATGGTGGTGTTGATGTGCGGGTCGGTGGCCTTGAGATCGAAGACGTTGATCCACGCCTTCTCGTCTGCTGACCACTGGTGCTGCGGGCGCTCGTGGATGCGATCGCTCTCCGCCTGCTCCTCCTCCGTCGCCACGTACATGGTCTCCAGATCGAAGACCAGAGCGTCGTGCTGCTGGTACTCCTTGACGAGCTGTCGGAGCTGGCGCTCGCCAGTGATGATCACCCTTCGACGATCTCGGCTGCGACTTCTTCCAGCTCTTCCATCGTCGAGTACTCCTTGACGACATCGTCGAGGGTGTACCCACCAAGCTCGGCGATCTCCTCAGCAGTGGGGACGTAGATGTCGGGGTAGCCCTCGCCGATCTCATCGGCGGTGACCTTCTGCAGGTCGTAGGCGATCTCGTTGAAGGTCTTGCCGGTGCGTGTCGCGAGGTAGTACCGCTTCGACAGCGGCTTGGTGAGCGGGGCGATGGAGTACTGCTCGATCTTCTTGAAGATCTTCCAGCCCGCTGCCCACGAGCGCAGCTTCGGTGCATCCTCGGTGAACACAGCGAAGTTGAATCGCATCTCGGTCTTCACGTCCGCACCGATGTCGCACAGCGGGCAGTCGTCACCGATGCACACGAACGAGCGCTTGCCCTTGCGGTCGGTCCAGTGGATCTTGACGTTGGCGTACGGCTCGTCGTCGATGAACTTGCCGACGAAGTAGAGCGTGTCGCCGAGACGGTCGGCCTCGTTCTTGAAGTCGAGCGCCTTGATGAAGTCACCGCTGCCACCCATGCCCTTGGCACCGTCCCACCCGGAGGTGACAACACCCTTGCGGGAGCCGGTGGGTGGAGCGGCGGCAGCAGCCTTCTTCTTCTTCGGTGTCGGTGCCTCGTCGTCGTCGACGCGACGAGGTGCGAGCTTCTTCGGCGCCACCTTCTTCGCCGCAACCTTCTTCGCCGGGGCGGCCGTGACCGGGGTCTTCTTGGCCAGTTTCAGAACCATTGTGTGTGATCTCCTGTGTGGTGGGGACTGGTGAGTCTACGTGTTCAACTTCCAGGCATCGACAACCTGCCTGGTGAACTTCGGCCAGTTCGGCCGGGGCACTGACGGGTCGAGCACGCCTGCATCGCGAGCAGCCTTGACGACCGCCTCGATCTGAGCCCTGGTGTACAGCCGCTTACCCATGGGCTTCTTCCCCTCGATGGGGTGGGTAGACGGGGCGGGTGTGCGGAACCGGCTCAGGGGCAGCCAGCCCTTGCGCTCCCACGAGCGCACGGTGACCGGCTTGTTGCCCAGTGCAGCGGCGAGGTTGCCGATGGTGAAGAACTCTGTGTCGACACCCTTGAGCTTCTTGATGGTCGGGTTGGCATCCCAGTCGTCGGCCACGGGCTCGACCCGCGCCTTGGTAGCTGCGGACGTGCGGCGTGGCTTCACACCACTGGGGAAGTTGAAGCCCGGCAGGTCGGCCAGGGCACGGTCTAGTTCATCGCTCATGGTTCAGACACTCCTCACACGTGATGAACTGATGCCATCCGGTCACGTCACCGACGTCCTCGGTCACTACCCCACACCTGGCCGTGTACTCCTTGCCCGACCGACTGACGAGCTGGTGCACAAGCCGCGGCCGCTGCAGGTAGTGCACATCGGTCACCCGGTGATCCCCGCCTCGGCCAGCACGGAGGCTGACACACCGATCTCACGCCAGGCCGGGTACGTCACGCCGTGCTGCTCAGAGAACCAGGGTGCGTATTTGAGGAACTCCTGTTTCAGCTCAGCCTCCTTCTGGGCCCACTCGGCACGTCGAATTGCCTCGTGCATCTGGGCGATCAGGATGACCTTCTTGGCCAGGTTGGTCTCTTCAATGATCTTGCCGCTGAGCGCAGCCTGACTCATCGGACGACCACGCGTCTTGTACTGGTTGATGTAGACGAGGTACGCCTCGACGGCGCGCATCGCCTTCTGCCCCATGATCATGTTCTCTTTGGCTTCATCAGTCATCTTGCCCATTGAGTGCTCCCTTGTCGCCTTCCTTCTTCATGCGTTCGTTCTTCGCCTGCCGCAACGCCATGCGTCGTTGGTGGTGGTCCCCCAGCAGTCGGGCGTTGGTGATGTACACCTCGTCGGTGTCGCGGTCGGTGCCGGTGACCTTGCCGCTCCACGACAGGTGGTCGATCTTGCCCGAGCCACAGGTGACACAGACAGCCGCACGCATCGGCGTGCCCTTCAACTTGCCGGACGGACACCGTCCGTAGAACGTCTCGATCCAGTGGTGACCCATGTCCACACACTTGATGGCGTCGAGGTCGATTGATAGTCCGTAAGGCATCAAGCCTCCTTCTTGGTAGGGGTGGTCTTCACTTCTCTTCCTCCACGCGGAATGCGTATGAGATCTTCTTGGTGTACATCAGCTCACCGACCTCCTCGGGGATGGTCCCGTCGTAGATCAGGGCGAGCAGCTTGTCCTCGTCGATGACCGTGATGGTCTCGGTGGCCTTGAGCCAGAGCTTGGTCTTCTTGAGATACTCCTCGGCGAACTCGGCGTCGAAGACGTCGGACACCTTGCGCTCGCGCTTGGCGAAGCCGATGCCGGGAGCCTCGACACGCACGTGCCCCTTCTCGTCCTCGATGCCGTGCTTCTCGACGAAGGCCATGAGCTGATCGCGCTGGTCGTTGGACCGCTGCGTCGCCTCGTTGGCCATGGCCTTGGCCTGGAGGAACCGCTGTAGGTACTGCGGGAAGTTGGTCTTGTTGATGCCCCGTGCGAGCTTCTTGACAGCCATGAGGTCGCAACAGTAGCAACTATCGATTACGGACGCAACTTCGCTGTGGCCAGGAAGTCAGTCAGGCTGCCCAGGTTCAGCTCGAACCCACCCTTGGCGTCGACGCTGCCGTCGAGCCAGGCGTCGGCGACGCCACCCTTCTCCTCGATCATCTCGTGCATGCGCATGTCGATCGTCCCCTGCGCCAGCAGCATGGTGATGAACACCTGCTCGAACTCGGAGCTGATGCGGATGATGCGGGCCTCGCGCTGCTCGTAGCTGCCCGTCGACCAGGGCAGGTCGAGCGACACGAGGTGGTTGGCGTTGGGCAGGTCGATGCCGTACCCGCCAGCGTCGCTCGACAGGAACAGACGGGTGGCCTTGTCGGTCTTGAACTGCTGGATCGATGTGTCCCTGTCCCTGGCGTTCATGTCGCCGGTCAACGCCGTGCTCTTGGTGAGTGGCGCCGTGTCGAGGGCGAGCGATCGCAGCATGCCCTTGAACGTGGAGAAGCCGACGACCTTCGAGTCGCAGTCCTCGGCCAGCACCTCCTCGATGAACTCGAAGAACATGGCACGCTTCGACGAGACGTCGGGGACGTTGTCGAACCATCCCTGTGCGACCAGCTCGTGTGCCAGCTTCGAGCCGGTGCCCCTGCCCGTGTCGTAGTTGGCTGCCGACTGCAGCACGAGGTTGGCGTCGTCGGAGATCTGCCGCAGGAGCATGACCCCAGCCATGATGTCGCCCTTCATCTGCTCGCTGGCCGGGTCGTGGTCGGCGCCGTAGTGCGCAGCGAGGTTGAAGCTGGCACCGAACTGTGCCGTGGCGTCGAGCAAGAGGTTCAGGACGTAGTCGCGCACGCGCTCGTACATCGTCGCCTCAACATCGCTGAGGTAGAACGGGATGACAGCGGTGTTGATGCGGGGGAACTGGTCGGCGACATCCTTCCGGCTCTTCCGGTACATGACGTCGGCCATGGCCTCGTGCAGCAGCGGGAGGTTGCGGTAGCGGGTCGGCCTGCCCCAGTGGTTGCGCACGATGAAGGTGCGATCGAACTTGGCGAAGTCACCGAGCACCTCGGCGTCGACGAACTCCATGATGCTGAACAGCTCCTCGGGTCTGTTCTCGATCGGCTGGCCGGTGAGGGCGATGCGGATCGGCACACGCTTGCCCAGGAACTTGATCCGCTTCGAGCGCTTGGTCTTGAACGTCTTGATCGCCGTCGCCTCGTCGCACACGATGTAGTCGAGCGGCAGGTCTCGCACCACGTTCCAGTCGTTGACGATGGAGTCGTAGTTCGTGACGACGTAGCGGTGGCGGAAGGCGTACGAGTACAGCTTCTCCCGCTTCGGCTTCGGGCCGTCGATGACGAGCGCACGCTGTCCGGTGAAGCGCAGGATCTCACGCTGCCACTGGTACTTCAACGAGTTGGGCACGATGATCAGGCCCGTGGTCAGCGCACCGTTGTCGGCCAGGTCTTCGATGGCAGCGATCGTCGTGACCGTCTTGCCCAACCCCATGGTCAGTGCGAGCAGAGCGCTGCCGCGACCGACCAGGAGGTCGAGGGCCTCCTCTTGGAACGGCTTGAGTGTGAGGTCTCTGATCACTGGAGGATCATCTGCCTCTCTGCTTTCATGTCCTTGCCCATCTTGGTCTTGTACCTGCAGACGTGCCAGACGGACGAGAGGTCAGGTGCAACGTAGTTGCTATGAGTCATCCTGCACTTGTCACAAGCGTAGTGGTAGAGCACAGGACGCGGTCGCTTCAACCAGCGGATCGCTGGCATGGTTTCACCGTGCTGTCTCCAGGGGGTGCAGCCCGAGAGCCAGAGCCATGGTCCGGGTCGTGACCCGCAGCCCATCCAGATCACGGGTGTTGTGGATGACGTTGTAGGCCATCTCGAAGACCGCCTCAAGTCCTCCGTCGAGTGTGAGTTGAGTGGGCCGTAGCCGGGGCGGTCAACTTTGATGAGGGTCATCCCCGGAGTGACCTCATTGGCGTAGCGGATGCCTGTGGTGACGACGTGCTCGTGCTTCGACGCCTCCTTCTCCAGCTCCTTCACCCACACGTCCGGGTCGATGGCACGACCGACCTCAGTGCCGAGACACTGCAGCAGGCGACGGACCTCGGGGATGCGCTTGGCGTCAACGTAGCTGTACGCCCTTCGGATGGTGGCGTAGTTCGTGCCGGACTTGCTGACGATGGGGTTCAGGATGAGCAGGTACCTGTCGATCGCATCACTCATGTTGACCTTGACGAAGCCGAACTCTTCGACGAGCTGATCAGCCACCTCGTCCTTGCCTGACTCGGCGTACCCGGTGAGTCCGATCCTCATGACCGATCACCAGAGACTGCGTACGGTCCGGCGAGGCGGACGTCGTGGCTTGGTGTTCCCATTGTCTTGCTCCTTCTTGCTGTGTGTGAACCATGGCGTGGCGTGCGCAACGCCGCTGTGTAGCGCAGTGACGGGCAGCTCTCCGGGGTCACTGCCCCGTGTACCCGGTGGGTAGTTGAAGAACCGGAACGATGCGTTCGTGTCCCACTCACGTAGGAAGACCGCTGCCTGATCCATGGCGTGGTCTCCTGCATCGTCGTTGTCGAAGGCGAGGATAGCTTGGTCGGCGCGTGTGATGAGCAGCGCCTGCAGCTCGCTGATGAAGGAACCGTACGTGGCGACGGCGGCGTACCCATGGGAGGCGAAGCGTAGAGCGTCGAGTGGTGACTCAACAACGATGAGCGCACCTTCTCTGTACGTGTGCCATCCGAACAGGGACTCGGCCTTGTGCACACGCTTGGGCACGTTCATGAAGTAGCCCTTGCTCTTCTCCTGCCAGCCGAGCAGTCGGTTGTCGGCGGAGTAGATCGGGAGCATGAAGCACTTGCCCTTGGCATCCCACCGCACGTTGTAGCGCTCGGCCACCGCCGGGTCAACGTCCTTGAGGTCGAGCATCCTGACTGGAGGCGGGGGGTTGGCATCGAAGAGGTCGGGGTCGACGACCGGCTCGTCCTTGTCGATGACCGTGCCTTCGTCGTCCTCGTGCCACCGTTGTGTGATCGAGAGCGCAGCCGAGAGCTTGAGCTTCTCGATCGTGTCGGTGTCACCACCGAGAGCCTCGACGAGGTGGGGGAGCGAGCCGCGCTGCCCACACGTGAAGCAGATCCATGCGCCCGACTCAGCGTTGATGTACCACTTCGGCTTCGACTGGTCGGTGCCCTCGACGAGAGCGTGCACGGGGCAGTACCCCTGGATCTCGTCACCGGATACGGACGTGACCCGCACACCCAGCTCTCGGAGGATCTCCTCAATCATCGTCATCCCCTCCGTACCTCAACGCCGCTGTCAGCTCGGGCGACACCGGACCATGGTCGGAGATGACACCCTTGGTGTAGTCGATCGACACCTCGCACTCCATGCCCATGGCGTTGCGGGCTGCAATGACCTTGAGCTTGGCCACGGGGAGCTGCATGTCGGGGCGGTCGATGCCGATGAGCACGTCGGAGTCCTGAGCGAACGACGAGGTGTAGCCGATCGACTCCATCTCCACGCCACGTGCCTTGGTGGTGCGGCTGTGCAACGCCTGTGTCGTGCAGACGATGGGGATCTTGGCCACCTGTGCGAAGCGCTTCACTCCTCTTGTGATGTTGGTCAGCGCCTGGCTCGACCCCTTCGGCTCACCCAGCGAGTCGGTCATGAGGTACAGACCGTCGACGAACAGGACGTCGAAGCCGTGCTGCTCCTGCTTCGCCACGAGACCCTCGACGGTGTCGGCGCCACCCACATCGTGGATGAAGACGAGGCTGCCCCAGCCGTCGGTCTCGGTGACCATGGCCTCGAACTCGTAGAGGCGGTTCACTTCCGCCTCGGTCAGCTCACCACGCTGCATGCGCGTCAAGCCGACTCCAGCACCGAGTGACAGGTACCGCGCCTGCTGCTCGGTGTTGGACATCTCGAAGCTGACGACACCAGCCCGGTAGCCGTTGCGCTCGGCGGACATCGCCATGGCCAGGAGGTAGGACGACTTCATCCTCTTCGGTAGACCAACGATGGTGACGAGCTGCTCGTCCTGCAGACCACCGAGTGCTTCATCGATCATGCTGAACCCCGTTGGGATGCCGGGCATGTGGTTCTCCTCTGCGTTCACGTACTTCACAACGAGCTTGCCAATGATGTCCACCGAGACCTGGATCTCTGATCGCGACAGGTCGGTGGCCACCGTCGACATGACACCCTGCATGACGGCCATCGCAGCGTCGGCGTCGCTGGTGTCGGAGAACCCCTGCACTGCTGCTTGCAGACCCTCCGATACGAGGCGCCGCTTGTACCCAGCGAAGACCTCGTCGATGAGCGCACCCATCGGCTCGTCCGGTGAGAGGTCGAGCTGGTACCCGCTGTGCTTGCGCAGGAACGCCTCGGCCGTCGGCACCTGTCCGTACTCGGTGCGGTACTGGTTGATCCAGATCCAGGCGTCGGCCGCACCAGGGCTGCCGAAGAACCGTGCGTGGAGGTTGGCATCGTTCGGGGTGATGAGGTCAGCGTCAACGAGGATGCGACTGATGAGCAACTGCTCTGCGTTCAGCCTTCTCATGACGTCGGTGCTTTCCCACGCTGCACACGATGACCACGCATGCCCCAGAGGGTCTCGACGCGCTCGGCCTCGGCGTCATAGACCGTGTGGATCGAGGCGTCGACCCGGAGGTTCAGGACGGCGTCGCGCTCGTCATCCCAGATCTCCCACCCGACGATGGTGTTGCCAGCCACCTGCTCCAGCCGTCGGGCCAGCTCCTCGACGATGTCCTCATCGGTGATGAACGTCCAGATCTCAGTGGGCACGTTGCGGGTGCGGCCCATGCCCACGATGAAGCTGACCATCTCACGGTTCAGCTCGAACTCGGCGGCGGCTGCGTCCTTCTTCCCGTAGCGGTGCCTGCCCAGTGAGATGCGGTACGAGTCGGGCGGTGGGATGAACAGCGTTGGCTCGGCGATGACCACCATCTTCTGGCTCCAGTACGAGCCGAGGTCGTTGCCTTCCATCAGCGGCCGCCGATGCGGTAGAGGGCGTACGCCTCTTCCATCATCAGGCGCAGTGAGTTGCGCGCTGCGGTGTCCTCGCCGAGACCACCCACCCTCGACGTCACCACGGTGAAGAGACCGCGGCCGTAGCGGATGGCCAGCAGGCTGTACAGCTCCTTGGCCACGAAGTCGGTGAGCAGTGTGTCGGTCACCCCGTGGATGACGAGGAGGTCGTAGCAGAACCGCATGGAGTCCAGCTCCCACAGCCAGTCGGCCATCTGCCCCTGCTCCCACTCCTCGGCACGAGCGGACATCGACACCCGGTCGGTGAACGCTGTGCTCAGCTCGGGGAAGCCGAACCACTTCGCTGCCAGCCCTCGCCGGAGCGCCCCGGTGTAGATGGCTGACGCCACACCACCGGCAGCCTTCGCTGACTGGGCCACGACCCACAGGCCGTCGGACATCTCGATCGTCTCCATCGCCTCGATGGCCATGCCGATGACTGAGTACTCCTCGCTGTCCTTGTAGGCGCTCTTGGTCAGTCCGGCGAGTGCCGGGGGCACACCGTCGTTCACTGCAAAGGCGGTCATCGCCTCGTAGTCGAGCGCATCGACCTTGAGATTGGTCCGGTAGTTCTGCTCGGAGCGGAGGGTCTGCCTCCTGCTGAACGCTGTTGATACATCCATGGTTTCTTCCCCTTCGTGCGCCGCAGGCGCACGTACAAGATCCTTCTTGAAGAAGTACATCTATCGATATCTGACGAAGTCTGATAGAGATTGAGGTACTTCGTAGTTCTATACTGAACACTTAGGTGGTCGGGAAACCCTTACGGCATAAGGGTTTGAGGTGGTGGACACCTCTAGGAGGTAGAGATAACACCTCTACCACGTAGAGGAACTTTCTCTACCTCATAGAGGTGTGAACGTCGTTGCGACCTCTGTGGTGTAGAGGTCAACAGCTCTGTGACCAGGGGAATCTCCCGTATCGCAGCGATGACCTCGACCTTACGGGTGGGGTCCGCCCCATTGAAAGAGATCCGCTTGTCCACCTGGATGGAGATCTCCTGCCACCCGTAGCTGTCGGCCAGCGGCTGCAGGAACTCGGGGTCAGCTTCCAGCAGGAACCAACGCCACTGCAGCTCGGCGAAGAGCATCTTGCCCAACGGCGTGAAGGCAACGGTCTCGTTCCCGTTCGCCCTCTTCGTGATCTCCAGCACCCCGTCTTCGAGCAGCGGTCCCAGGGAGGTGCTGATGTTCCCGCTCGAAGTCCGCAGCTCCCACATGAGTGACGAGCGCACCTTGCCGCGGGCTTCCTTCTTCGTGGCCGTCCACGACCAGTAGCGGCGGTCTCCTGAGACCAGGATGTGCCGGAGAATCCTCATCCCCATGTCACTGGGTGGATTCATCGACAGATCGACCATCATCGGCTTGTCACAGAAGCGAAGGGCAGCGAAGGCAGACAACGCCGCCCGCTCAGCGATGAGGCTCAGCCGCAGCTTGCGCGTCGGTTCCTGCAGCGCTTGCATTGAGACCACTGCAGGTTGTACGAGCCACCGCTCAGGGATTAGGATCTGCGTTGCTAGCAAGGGTTCCTCCGGTTAGTTGCAACGTTCTTTGTTATGAGACTTCGAGTGCTCATCGGGCTCGTTCCTTTCTTCGGAGGGATTCCTTTGCTAGCGGTCTCTTGGTAGGGGATCTTGAAGGAGGGGCCTCGATGGTGGGGCCCCTCCTTCGCGTTCACGGAGAGCGACTCTACTCGTCCCACCGCCTCTTCCCAGAAGCAATCTCATCCTCCGTAGCGGCCGCCCTGGTGGCGCTGGTGACGTACTTCGGCCACATCCTCATGAAGATGGGCCAGGCAGGCTTGCCGTCGATGTCGACGTGCCCGGCCCTGATGGCGGCGGCGTACGCCTTCATGCCAGCCCGGATGCGATCGTTGATCGGCTTCATGTCGACGTCGTCACCGCCAGCGAGCTGCTTGCGGATCGTCTTGAGGTTGGCGTGGAACCGTGGCCGGTCGACGAAGATCATGACGGCGCGCCCACGGGTGACCGGCTCCATCGTGTCGAGCCAGAAGGTGTACATGTCGTGAGAACGGCGAGAGCCGGAGCGCTGCGCACGCCCCGGCTCACTCCGTACCCCGGCCCCTGACTCGGGCCAGTCGCTCATGCCGACAGGCGTGCGACCAGTTCGTCGAGGATCGCCGAAGCGAGAGCCCTGACGTCGTCGGTCCCCTCGGCGGGCTTCGGCTTCGCCTTCGCAGCCTTCGTCGCCTTGGCGGGCTCGTCACCCGTACCAGCGATGAGTGCCTTCACGAGGTCGGGGCGGGGCGCCGTCTTGGCTCCCTCGATCCCGGCTGCGTTGGCGATGTCACGCACCTCTTTGAGGGTGAGGTTCTTCAACGCCGCTGCGGTCCAGCCATCGGCAGGTTCGGTGGGCTCTTCCGGCTCGGGCTCGGCCTCTTCCTCGGCCTCCTCTTCGGGCTCCTCGGACATCGCTGCTTCGAGCAGCTCGCCGACCTCTTCCCACGTGGCGTACTCGTCGGGATCGATGTCGAACTCGGCACATGCTTCGCGCAGCGCCGCATCAGCCTCCTCGTCACCCTCGGCGGCCAGTGAGACCAGTTCTTCCAGTGTCAGCTCTTCGGCTTCGTCAGCCATGTTGTTCTCCTCAATGGTGGGGATGTCCACGGTGTCTCCATGGAACTTGATGTAGGTGATGGCTCCCTCAGTGAGGTCACGTATCACCATGTGTGAGTCGGCGGCCCGTGCCAGAGCACGAGTGACGTCGACAGTCGGGTCTTCCGCCCCGACGAGAGCGAGCACAATAGCAGCGTCTCTCCCGAAGACGTACCCGTCCTCAACAGCCTTCACGAGGAACTGGCTGTCGACTGTGAACTCCGCTACGCCCTCCGGCATCTTCACCCTGTCGCTGGATGCAACGATGGTGTAGTAGATGCCAGCCTTCTGGCACCACTCGATGACGTGCTTGATGGCAGGGCGGGGCGGGTTGCGAACTGCAATGACTATGACGAAGTCGTCGTCAGGTGTCACTTCAAGATGTGTGTCGAGGAAGTCATTCAGCGTTGCTGTGACGAGCCGTGGTGCTGCGTCCGCATCGCCGAGTACAACGAAGGTACTCATCTGATGCCGTGCGTCATCTGCAACAGCGTCTTGGTACGGAACACTGCGATTGCAGACCAGGCAGTAGAGATGAAGAACGCTGCTGCTGTGCCGATCTGCGCCTCGCTGTACGACATACCTGTTGCAAGCATGACAAGGGGTGTGGCTACAACAGCGATGGCCAGCTCGATGTCAGCGGTGAGGTCGAGGTTCTTCATCATCTCCTCGCCGATGGCACCGGCGATGAACTTGATGCTCGTGAGGAAGAGGAACCCTGCTGCAGCCAGAGTGATGGTGGTGGTACTCATGGGGGCGCCACCCTACCCCCCGCAACTGTGTTCAGGCAAGCTCCGTGTAGAGGCCCTGGTACGCAGAGATGATGCGGGGCTCGTTCACATGCAGCGGGAGCATCTCCTTGCTCGCAGTGAGGAGTCGGTTCGAGCCGCTGCCCAGAATGGCCTTGTAGTTCATGTAGTACACCGACGGTGTCTGCCTCGTCGTGCCGGTGTAGCCGAAGTCGCCAGGCGCTCCGTCCTTGACACCACCGTTGAAGTAGCCACCCGGCACAGCCGTGTCCTCGATGAGGGCGCGCTGCATGTACGACACGTGCTGTGCAGTACCGAGCGACTCGACCACGAGGCGGCCGTAGCCTGCTCCCGGTGGTGCAATGGCGTTGCGTATCTCGACTCGTACGTTGGACCCGACAACGAGGTTGTAGGACGGGCCCTGCGTCACCATCGGAATGCCGTTGGCGTCGAGCAGAGGGTTCAAGCTGTTGTTGATGGTCATCCACTGGATGCGGAGCATCGCCTTGGACCCTGCGATGCTCGATGACATCTCCACACCAGCGCTGTAGGCCAGACCGGGGCGCACCGGCCACGCCATCGAGCGCACCTGCCCCACCCAGGGAGCACCGGGCGAGCTGTTGAGCGCAAGCCTGCTGTTGGACGTATCGAAGGTGACCGTCCACGTCGGTGTGATCGAGTTGAACCCCTTGGGGATGTCGGCGTAGTCGACCTCGCCCGTGCCAACGGCGGTGTACGTGGCGTAGGCGAACGGCATCGCCCCGTACGTCGCTGCGTCCATCACCGACCACCCACCTGTCGGGAGGTTGTTGAGGGTGAAGTCGGAGTTGACAGCGAAGTTGGTGCGCTGCGGGTAGACGTTGAGCCACACCGAGCGCGGCGAGTCGTAGAAGTCGACGCCTGCGTAGGTGGCTGACCCCGCCTGGCTGAACGGCACGACGTTGGTCGAGCCCGGCATGCCCTCGGGGCGGTACCTGATGTCGACGAGCATGACCTGCCCGATCTCCAGTGCGGTGGTGGCGGTGATCGACCCCGTGGTGATGGTGATGGTCACGTACTCAGCGTTGTTGGGGACAGCGAGCCACGCCGTCAACCTCCGGGTGAAGGTTGTGGTGCAGCCCAGCCCAACGGAGCTGACGGTGGAGATGAACCCACCGTCGAGGTCATAGAAGTTGAGGCCCACGGTGGCGTTGAACGAGCTGAGCGTGGTGCGAGCGTTGAACGACACGGCGAGCTGGCGGCCCGTGCCATCGACGATGTGGATGCGAGTGGTGTTCGTCGTGCCGCCGAGCGTGGCCACGGCTGCGCCGGTCGAGCCCGTCCGCTCGATGTGCAGCACACCCTGAGGTGGAGGTGGAGCGTTGCCTGCAACGATGCTCAACCTCGACAAGGCGGTGTTGGCTCCGGCGGTCCAGCCACCGGTCCCCATCCTGAACTCCCCTGCATCCACACTGGAGATGAGGTTGGGGCTCTGGTGTGCGAGGATCCGGTAGCCGGACAGCGCCGTGAGGTAGCCCTCGATCGACTCCTTCGTGCCCTTGATCTTGCGGAGGTACACGAGGTTGGCCATCAGCTTGCGCACGCGAGGGTCACCGACCGACGACTCGTACGGCGTGCCCATGACCTCGCTCATGTAGCGCAGCAGGCGTGCTGGGATCTTGGCTGGATCCCAGATGTGACCGAGCGTCTCGACCCACGTGCGGGTGATGTCCACCTCGAACCCCAGGGCATCGAAGAGCCGTTGCACGAGGTGGTCGGACGTCTGGTCGTCAGCCTCCTGGTACCACATGGGCAGCAGGTTGAAGAGACGCTCCTGGTACGAGAACGGCACGGGCATGAGCACCTCTGCCGAGTCCACCAAGACCCATTCCAGGGAGCCACCGAAGCTGTACTTGGCAAACAGCCCGTAGTGCGCCCACGTGCCCGGAGCGACGGGGCTGTCACGGTAGGTCTGCCACCCGGTGACGGCGGTGGTGTCGTAGCGCGAGAGCAGCAGCCCGTCGAGGTTGGTCACCGGCACACCGAGCGGGTTCTTCGTGAGCGTCAGCTCCAGGTACGCACCGGCCGTCGGGTGCACTGGCACACGGGCCTTGTTGAACGACACGAGCACCGTGTCGTGGGACTCCAGCTCCGCTACGAGGATGTTGTCGAGCGCCACCGAGTCCGGTGGGAAGTACACGCCGCCGGAGCGCAGGCCCCCATCAGTGGAGCGCAGCCCAGTGCCACCGGTAGCCGGGCGAGTGGTCAGGGTCATGAGGGAGAGATGCCTCCTGTGGCGGTGACGATGAGCGCACCCATCGAGGCCAGCTCGTTGTAGGCCAGGATGAAGTCGTTGTCCGCTCCCGCACCGTCACGGTTGAACGTGGTGATCTCGACGTAGATCACACCCTCGATGTCAACGGTGTTGCGGAAGACGCTCGACTTGGTGATGCGCTGAGCGAAGCTCACGTAGTCGAAGCTGAACATCTTCCTGATGGCAGCCTCGACGGCATCGTGCACGTCGATGTTGCGGTAGCGCTCATCCACTGTGATGAGCACGGTGATGTTGATCGGCACGTACACCGGGTTGACCACCACGACGTCGACGCCCACCATCTTGCGCACGGAGAGGTAGGTCTCGACGTCGGACACCAGCGTGGGTGTCGGGCTGCCGCCACCGACCGGCGCCATCGCCACCTGCACGCTCGTCACGCTGGAGGCCGGGTTGGTCGAAGCCTTGGCCACGCCACCGACCCGCATCGTGAGGCTGGCGAAGTCCTCCAGGGTGACGGCGCGCTCGACTGCCCGGATGCTCTTCGGGATCGACGTGCGCATCGACTCGATGGACTCAGCGTCAGCTCCACCCTGCAGCCCGAGTGCATTGCTCACCGACTGGATGCGGCCGGTGAGGTCGCCACCCGACACGAGCGAGCGCACAGCACCCGGACCGACGTTGCCAGCCACACCCTGACCGAAGCGGTACGTCGCCACCACCTCGACGCCCGTGGACGGGATGGCCCCGCTCACACCGTCGCCGAACTGCACGTAGGTGTAGCCGTCGGCATCGGTGAACAGAGAGAAGGCCCGGTCGTAGAACGCACCGTCGATGATGCGCTCGGTGAACGTCCACTCGACGAGAGACGGGGTGCCGGTGTTCGCCGAGACGTCACCGTCGCGGGTGTATACACGCACGCTGTCTTTGATGACAGAGTCGTTGTACAGGGTGAAGTACTGCGAGGCGAGCCCGCTCGACAGACCGAGCAGCTCCTCCTTGACGGTGATCCCCTCGACAACAACGATGTCAGCGGTGGCGCCCGTGATGACCCGGTCGATCGTGGTCTCGTACACGATGGGGTCGAAGCCTTCGAGCTGGGCGTAGACCTGCGTGCCCGCTGGCACGATGACGTCGCCGAGCCCCACCACCTTGGTGAAGGTCACGTTGCCGGTGGCAGCGGTCTGCGGGGCGGGGACGTAGCCGAACATGTAGGCGATGTTGAGCAGCGACTCGCGTCGCACGGCCGTCTGGAGGTACGCCTCCGAGCCGAGCCTGTCCACATAGAAGTTGAGGATGTCGCCGACGTAGGCGTACATGTCCATGATCACGCCCTCGAACGAGGAAGGCGTGTCGACCCACTCGGGGATCTCCTTCTTCAAGAGGAGCCGCAGCTCCTCTCTGATGGCATCGAAGTCACGAGCTGTGTAGTTGAACTGAGCGATGATGCCTGTCACGGGAACGACTCCTCTGTTGCAAGACCGGTGAATGTCTGGGACACGGTGAACACCTCGCCACCAGGCAGGAGGGAGAACAGCACAGAGACGATGAGCGTGCTCTCCTCACCGTCCTTCTGAGCGAGGATCACGCGCTCGATGGCACCGGCCACCAGCCGACTGGAGAGGAAGCTCTGGATGTCCTTCTCTTTGATCTTGAAGATCACCGGATCGATGTTGCCGAAGAGCATCTCCGGCACGCCCGCTCCGTAGGTGGGGCGGAAGACACGCTCGCCACGAGCCGTGACCAGCATGTCGAGGATCTGTGCGCGCATGACGTCGGCGCCGTCGGAGGCCACAGCGAGCCGTCGACGACTGTCGAGCTGGAGGGGGATGCGAAGAGTCTGCATGGTCATGCGTCGTGGGTGAGCTGGATAGTCCACAACGGCATACCGAAGATGTCGTACCCGTGGCCGTACATCATGAGGTACTCGTTGCTCACTTCACCAAGAGCCTTGTTGAGCACGAAGTTCTGGTGGTAGATGGCCACGCCCCGAGTGGCGTTGGGGTCGGCCGACACCATCCACCGTGCGTAGTCCAGGTTCAGGTTCTGCCACTTGCCCTCGTTGCGGTTGAACGGTTCGAGGTCGTGCGGCGCTTCCAACGCCGGGACGATGGCCATCGGCACATCACCAGGGTTGACGTGCCGGTGGTACCAGAGCTTGGGGCGCACGCCCCCGCCCGAGCCGCCCGTGTCCTTGCGACGCAGGAGGATCTGAGCCTGGGTCACCGTGAGGTCGTAGCCGATGCCGTTGCGGTTCATGGCCGTTGTGATGTGGTCACCGTAGACGGCGTAGCTCTTCCACTGGATGATGGGGCTCCGGTAGTCGAACTCGTTGTAGCTGCCACCCTGGCGCATGAGCCCGTCGTTGTACCGAGCGTTGTGACGGACGGCGATCGTGTCGACCGGGTACATGTTGTAGGGGTTCGGGATCTTGATGCAGTACTGACCGCCGACGGCCGTGCCTGCGCCTCCCGAGTTGGTCCCCTGCACGATGATCCGGTACCGGGTGATCTGGTCACGGGCCCACCCTTCGGAGCCGGGCACAGCGAACGCTCGGCTCGGAGCGAACGATCCCATGTACACCCAAGCCTCTTCGTTGCGCTGCCACCACACGTTGGCGGCGTCGGCGTTCGAGCACGAGTACTCGCAGTACAACTGCCCGAGGTAGAAGCGGTGGTTCGTGACGGTCGCAGCGCCCGGCACCTGGATCACGGGCGGCGGGGGAGGGTTGGGGATGTTGGGGATCGTCACCCCGGTGGCGCTCGCCCAGTCGCTGACACCGCCAGGGCCCAGAGCACGCACCAGCGAGCCCACAGCGCCGCCAGGATCGCCTGGGACGGAGGCTGTCGACCAGAACGTCACGTTCGCCGAGCGGTCGCCTGAGGCGGCCGTAGAGCCCTGTGTGCTCGACTGGTACGACGTGAGCAGCTCGAAGGACGACAGCCGGTTGCCGCCGACGTGTGCCCACGACAGCGACGCAGCGCGGTTCGCCAGGGAGAGTGCCACGCTCGTCGGTGCCGGAGGCGGAGGGAGCTGTGGCACCTGAGCGACCACCGAGGCCGATGAGTAGCCGGGCTTGCCAGCGTCGGACCGACACAGGACGGTGGCCGTGGCGGGCTGCCCGGCGTACGCCTGGAAGGCCAAGGCCGGGTGATACGTCAATGACGTCGTGTTGAAGGAGATCGTCGCCCTGCCGGGGATGGCGATCGTGACGTCGTAGCTCGCCGCCAGCGTGCCCGTCGTCGGTCCCTTCCACGTGAGGTTCAGCTCGATCCGATCGTTCACGTACGAGAACGTCAGTGCGAGGTCTGTAGGGGGCAGGGGCCGAAGCGGCCACCACTCCACCCAGGCCCCTGCCTCCTTCTTGTACACCTTTGTGGCGAGCGTCCAGACGCCACCGATCTTGGTGTACGGCGCGCCGATGGAGCGGGTCGCTCCCTCACGTACGGCGCGCAGTTCCTTGCTCATGCGGTCTGGAAGTACAGATCCCCGTCGGCACCCAGAGCGCTGGCAGGGACGCCAGTGCCGGTGTAGTTGGTCGGGTAGATCTTCTTGAAGACCCCAGCCACCCGGAGGTGCAGCTCATCGATGTCCTCGACGTAGATCATCATCCCGTCTTGGAAGGGAGCAAGGAAGGTGTTGGCGTAGCCCCAGTCCGCTGCTCGCAGCACCACCCGAGCCTCGACCGCATCGACGATGCCCTGCAGGTGGATCGGGATCGTTGGTGTGGTGGGGTTCGTCGGAACGATCGACGGGAACTGCTTGCGGGCAGAGTCAGTGAACGGCATCGCAACCCTTTCGCAGGTGCTGAGAGGTGACGAGCACCACGCTACTACTGGGGGTCGAGACGCCCCGGCCTGCGCCTATGCGGGCCAGTCGACCTCATTGCTGGGAGCTGCGGGATGCCTCTTCGGCCCTGGCCGGTTCTGGTACTGCTGCCGCTGCATGATCGACCAGTCGTCTTCCTGGGTGAGCTTCGGCTGGAAGTACGAGGGCTGCGGCACCTTCCACTGTGGTCCGAGGACTCGCGTGCTCATGACCCAACGGTAGTTCAGTCCCTGAGCACCAGCGTGCCGTAGCCAGCCCGGACCCGCTCGGGTGCGTCCGAAGGGAACTCAGCATCGATCGTGATGTCCACGATGCGGTAGGTGCCGATCCACTGCTTGAACCCGGTCACATCGAACTTGATCTCCCCGGTCCACACTCCCCCCGACGTGATGAACGTCGGTGTGAGCGGCTGCGACTCGATCCACCCCTCCGACCGGGAGAGACGGGCGTAGATGTTGGGGATCTCCAACGGCGGGACAGGGTTCTTCGGATCGGTCAGATCCACCATCGTGATGGAGAACGAGTTCTCGCTCTCCCCGTAGTCGCAGACGATCTCCAGCCTGTTGACCTCATCCTGAGGCCGGGCCGTGTTGTCGGTGTCGGTGTGGCTCTCGCGCCACTTCGGCGTCATGGAGTAGACGTCTCCGACAGGCCAGTAGGAGCCGACAACCAATGGTCCGAGAACAGGCATGACCTAATCGTACGCTCCGTCAGGGCTGCACATCAGCGCTGCAGACCTGGATCTCCAGGTCTTGGTCTACTGGTTGCCGTTGGTGGACGGAGACGACTTCGATGTGAAAGCCGGGTGCGCAGATCGGGCCAGGTAGTCCGTCACTGCCTGCTGGTCCCACAGCCCCTGGCTCTCCAGGCGGTCCCTGACTGCCCGTGGCGCCCGGCTCTCCCTGGATGGACTCACCAGGCGGACCGGCGGGGCCTGGCGGTCCTGTGATTCCGATTCCCGGTACGCCCTGATCGCCTGTGCGACCCGGACTCCCAGCAGGCCCAGGGCTCCCAGCAGGGCCAGCAGGGCCAGCAGGCCCAGCCACTCCGGGCGGGCCAGCAGGCCCCGTGATTGTTGATCCATCTGCTCCTCTCTCTCCGGCGGGGCCGGGTTGCCCCGGAGGGCCTGCTGGTCCGACGATCGTCACGACCTCAACGGTTGTCGACGGGGTGCTGATCGTGGTGGTTGGTGCTGTGGCTTCATCTTCCGTGACGACCGTCGCAGCGCCCACCATCGAGCCGGAGATGGCGCTGCAGATCGAGAGGAAGATGAGCGGGTTCAATCGACACGCTCCGTTATGTCGTGAGGTTCGGGTTCGTCAGGCCGCTTGTCCAGCTCGGTCCTGGCTGACCCCTTGACGGTGAGCATCCCGAGCAGAGCGCCGAGGATGAGGGTGATGGCCGAGAAGAGCGCGTCGGTCGCTCGGTCGGTGTCGACGTCGGGGTGCGTGATCTTGACGATGGCAATGGTGACCCCCATGAAGACGATGATGAAGCCCACGACGACCGTGAACGACAACACCATGATCTCGATGACGGAGCGCCCCTTGAACATCGTTCATACCGGCGGTCCTTCCGCTGCAGCAAGATCGTTCAGCGGCTTGAGGGGCACGACCTCTGCTCGGGTGAACAGCTCGTTGACGAACGCCGCCAAGGCAGCAATTACCCCAGTGATGATGCCCGCTACTGCACCATCGTATACACCAGCTCCGAGGAGCACTGCGTTGATGGCGGCCACGAGAGTGAACACAGCGTTCACCACTCGCACCGGCTCGCGCTCCCACAGCGCCCTCACCGGGCGCTTGACAGGCGTGGTGTCGGTCATCAGTCCCAGTCCCCTGAGTCGGCCTGCGCCTTGATGCCGTTCTCCAGTGCCTGCCACGTCTGGGCGCCGCAGATGCCGTCAGCCGTGAGCCCGAAGAGGGACTGGATGTTCTTCAACGCATTGACGGACTGCGGGCCGAAGTCGCCGTCCTCGACCACACCCTGACCCGAGAGCAGGTTGATCTGCTGCTGGCACATCTTGGCCATCTTGCCGTTGCTGCCCTGCTTGACGGTCTTGCGGTATCCCTGCACGGTGAACACTCCTGTTGATGGTGGTGTGACGACGACGACGGGTGGCGGCTCCACGGGAGGTGGTGGCGTGACGTTGGGGAGGTCCGGCAGATCCCAGGTGTACAGAGCGGGGAGTGATGTGGCGTACCGGCGCGACGCACTGATCTCCGTCGGCTGGATGTGCCACGGCTCCCTGTTCACGTTGCGGAACGTGCGGAAGCCGAAGCTCCCGCAGTGCTCCTCCATCCAGTTCCACGACACGTTCGGCACCATGTCGATGGCCAGGGCCGTCCGGCTCTGCGGGTTGGTCGGGCACGACTCGTGCCACGAGTTGCCCGGCTTGGCGAACCCGGCCGGTGGCGGGTCTGGCTGAACTCGCCAACCAGTCCCGACACCGAGCGGGATGCCCAGTTCGTATGCCGTGTGGATGAGCGCATGGAGCCGTCGCTGCACCTCGGGATGGAGGTGGTTGACGGTCTTCTTGATCAGCATCTCCTCCCACGTGAGCATGACGCCCATGCCCTGCGGGCCGCCGTCGTACGGTCGCGAGTAGCCGTACGGGAAGATGGGGACGTCAGGCGCCACGCTCATGCTGGCTCCTCGTCGGGGAAGAGGGCCTCGATGTCGACGTGGTCGGGGTGATCGAGCCACTCCCGGCGGTCGCTCAGATCATCACCGATCTCGGGGACGTCGTCGCCTGGGATCTCTGCAGTCACGCGCTCACCTCTCAGTAGCGGGGGTTCCCCCCAACGCTACTCGGCAGGCAGAGGGCGCCCCGGCGCTGGCGACGTCGACGACAACTGGTTCATCTCCAGCTCTGTCTGAGCGGCACCGAGATCCTCGCGCAGCTCATCCACCGTGGCCTGCGTCTCGGCGAGACCGAGCAGCACATTGGCGAGCTGTTCCTTGAGGCTGTTGATGACCCGGTGCTGTCGGATGAGCACCTTCATCATCTCTTCGGGGGACGCCCCGTTGATGCCGTTGGTGGCGGGCGGCTGTGGTGGTAGTGGTGGTGTGGTGGGTTCCATAGGTGTGTGCGATCGTACTCACTTCACTTCGAGTGACGTCAAGCCTCCAACGCTGCGACCCTGGCTCGGAGATCCTTCACTCCCTGGATCAGCACAGAGATCATCGCCTGTTCGTTCCAACTGCCTGGAATCAGTTCATCTGTGTTCTTCCCGTCAGCGTCCTTCTCCCACTCCCAGTTCGCCAACTCGGGGCGCACAACAGCAACGTCGTCGGCGATGAGACCGATACGTAGGTCGGCCTTACGCCACACCTCTGCGGCGTCGTCGTCGTAGTAGGGCACAGCCGCAGCCACCTCTTCGGGTATACAGATCGGGCCGTACTCTCCGTCATGAGGCTGATCCATGTGCGACCGTTGCATCGCATAGAACTGACTCATTACGTCATCCCTCTTCCGCCAGATGAACGTCACTGGCTCCAGAGCGTCGATGACAGCACCGGCATCGACCTTCTCCGGCAGCGGCTCGATCTGCTCCTTCAAGATGCGGCGGGACGCAGCGTTCGCAAGAACACCATCGAGCTTCTGCACAACGGTGCCGCCCGAGCCACCACCCAGGGCCGCAATCGTCCACTGCTCCAACTGGATGTACGAACCCGCTCCGATGTAGTGGTTCCACCCGGCGTTGTTACCTCTGGTGTGGACCGCTCCATCTACACCTCCCTTGCCCATCAGGTGGTAGCCGTAGTGACCCCAGACGCAGCAGTAGTTACCGTCACTGGCCCAGCTACCGATGCCTGTCTTGCCACCGAACGAACCGTCGCCTGCGATGACGCAGGAAGAATCCCCATATATGGCTGAACTGTGATAGTGGGGGTTGACGCTTCTGATCCCCGTGCCAGTGAAGTAGATGTCATCGGCGCTGCCGCCGCCGACGTACAGGTTGTTGTTGCCGCGCACGTGCATGTTGCCGCCGCTGCCGTCGGAGTAGTCGATGAGGATGTAGCCACGGCTTCCCACCAACCCACCCCACCCGGCTGCGTACGGCGCAGACTGCCAGGCTCCCATGCGCACGCGGCCGCTGTTGGCGTACACCGATCCTGCGGCCGAGAAGTGGCTGTCCACGTTGACCTGCCCATAGAACTGGTGGACGCCGCCCGAGGCGTACTGCAGGGTTCCGCTCGCGATGCCGAGCCAGTACGAGCCGCCGTACAGGTCGACCTTCATGCCCAGTTCGTCGGTGAAGTCGATCTTCCGACCCGTACCCATGTTGATGTTGGCATTCATCGTGAGAATGCCGGACATGGTGTCACCAGACTTGGTGAGCTTCAGCACATCAGTAGCGTCGACGTACTGCTTCGTGGCGACGTGCAACGCTGCTGTCGGATCGGCGTTGACCTGCACGCGCCCGGTGCTCGGGCTCAGCACGATGTCACCGGGCAGTGAGTTGGCGAGCGTGAGGTTGTTGGTGCCAGCAGCGGGATACCCGAAGTACCCCGACCGGGACGCCGGGGTGGCGGTGCGAGCGAAGAACTCGATGTAGACGTGGTCGGAGGTGCCGGGCTTCAGCTCCAGTGTCTCGCCGCCGCCACCGTTGATGACGAGTTGCCCGTTCATCGTGTCGCCGACGGCGTTCACGTACCGGGATTCGGAGTCTCCCCAGGCGAACTGCACCCACGAAGTGGCGACTCGGACGTAGCCGTTGCCGGTCGTTGTGTCGAACCACGTCTGCCCAGTGACGAGAGCCGATGTCCCGTCGAGCCCGAGCGTCGGTGCTGCACCCTGTGTGAAGGTGAAGCCAGCAGGGTCGCGCCACTGAGCGTCGTAGTCAGTGCCGCTCACCTTGGTGAGGATCTGTCTGTTGAAGCCGCCCGGTGCGATCCCGCGATCGCCGTCCATCACGATCATCCACTGACCGGCGGTGCCGTACCTCAAGATCTTCTGATTAGCCATAGTGGTACACCTCTACTAGTCCCTGATATCCGTTCGCATCCACCGATTCATAGATCACGTAAGGCTTGCCGCCACCTGTGTACGTGCAGATGCCCCTGGCACCTCCGTTGAAGAAGGCACCGTAGTCGGGGATCCACGACCACAAGTTCTGGCCCCACCCCAAGCCGCCCGCTACCCAGGCGGAGTAACCGTTCGGAGACCCCCAGCCGGTAACTCGACCCGGATCGTAAGCGTCGTTGTGCAACAGCAGGTTGATGGTCTCAGCACCGCTGTTGCCTCCACCGTTGTACCTGATAATGAGCACACGGATGCCCGTCACTTGCTTACCCACACAAGCGTTGCGGATGTTGTCGCCGTAGTACCACATGCCGACGGCATTCCATGATGGGTTGGTGTAGTAGCCCTGGATCGGGCGCTTCGTACCATCAAAGAAGTACTCACCGCCGTTGGTCGGGCGCCAGCAGTCGGTGTTGATGCAGGCGACCGCGGTGGGCGACGCAGTCAGTGTGTAGGTGTTCGAGTATTGGTAGCCGGACCAGTTGCCTGCGGCGTCGTGCGATCGAGCGCGGAACTGCATGCTCTGACCGGCGGAACCCGTACCGAGATAGACCCCACTCGCTGGCCCCCCGGCATAGATGTTGACCCAGTACCCCTCTCCACTCCAGAGCCTGTCGATGTGACACCCGGCAGCGTCACCCGGCCAGTTCAGCCACGCATACCACTGCCCGTAAGCGTTCGCCACGTTGCAATTGAGGCCGGTCGGCAGAGCCGGTGGCGTCGTGTCGGGGACCGGACCGGTGTCGGCCTGCGCCCAGTCCGACCACGAGCCCCACTGGTACCCGTCGGCTCTGGTGGTGATGGCTCGCGTCGAGTAGCCGGTGCCCCATGGAAGACCACCCCAGGCATAGTTCGCTGTGCCCGCTCCGAGGTACTGCGTCGCAATATGGTTGCCACCTCGGTACCAGAGTTCAACAGCCATGTTGGGGGAGCCTGTCGAAGGCATCGTGGGTGCGTAGACGGTTCCACTGACGGTCTGGCCCGAGCCCCCCGCATTGATGCTGGGCCGCGGGTCGACGAGCATGACTCTCGCTGTGGCCTGCGGACCAGCGGCGGGTGCCGTGCCTGCAGACCTCTTGACGCGCACCGTGGCGGTGTACGAGACACCCCACGAGAGGTTGCTCCAACTCCTCGACGTGACGTTGGCGGCAACGTCAGCCACCTCGGCTACGGCACCCGCACGATAGAGGATGACCTCGTAGCCAGAGAAGAAGTCGAGACCCGTGACCGTCGGCCACGTGATGGTCATCTGGTCGTTCGGGCTACCTCCGGTGGAGGTGGGGGTGACGGTGACAGCAGCCTTCGTCGTGACCGCAGCAGACTGGACGAAGGCGCTCACCCCGCCAGCCCCTCCGGTCACGTCCACCGTGCGGACCTTCATCGTGACTGCTGTGCCGAAGGACGTCTCGGGCGCTGTCCATGTCAGAGCAGTAGTGTTCGTGGTGGCGAGCACGGTCGTGCCGGTCAGGAGCTGCACCTCGTAGTAGGCGAAGTCGGGGATGGTCCCGGCGTACTTCGACCATGTCCCGGTCACCTGCGGAGCCGTCGTCGAGTTCGTGGTGATGGAGATGGCACCCGGCACGGGCGGAGGAGCGTTGGTCGTCGAGGCGTTGACCGACACCCAGTCAGAGCGCAGGCCGCTGCGATCCACCGACCGAACCTTGGGCTGGTAGGCGGTCACCTCGACGAGGCCGGTGAAGTCGTAGAACCCGGTGGTGCCGACAACATTGCCTGCCGGGACGAGGCCAAGCGGGGTCGTGCCGGTGATTGCAACTTCGTATCGGGCGCCCGCCGCTCCAGGGTCGACCCACCCCGCAGGCTGAGACCACGACAGTCGGAACGTCGTTGGGGAGATGGGCGGATTGGCGGAGATAGCCACACCGGCTGGGACGGGGGGAGTCAGGTTCTGAGTGAACAGGTCGACGTAGCCCCAGTTCCTGTTCTCCACCACGGGGTTCGAGACAGAGTTCACAGCGGTCACCCGGAACCAGTAGTGAACGTCCTCAGCAAGACCGGTGACGTCGTAGGAGACGGCGTTGAGGCCGGGAGGAGGGGTGAGGGTGACGTACGAGCCAACGGCCCCTGTCGGAGACATCTGAACAGTGACTGACTGCACAGTCGTTGAAGCAGGCCATGCGTTCCACGTCAGCCGAATCGACGTGTCTGACAGAGCGATGCCGGTCAGCGCTACCGGCGGCACGGGAGGCTGCAGGGAGACGTTGTCGCTCTGCACCCAGAGGTCGCCCGGCCTCGGGTCGGCGGGCGTGATGTTGCCGAGGAAGATCCGAGCCGAGGAAGCGCCGTCAGTCGCCAGGATGTTCTTCGGGGTAGCCGCAGCGATGAGATCAACGACTTGGGTCTTCCCGTAGTAGAGGTCATTGTGGTTGTGACCCTCGTTCGAGAAGAGAGCGTCAGCCTCATCCTGCAGCAGGTACTGCGGGTGTGGATCGGGGTGTACCAAGTGGTCGGCCAGCATCGCCGATGGCGAGTACTTGCTGTCTGACTGAGCCTTGGTGTAGTAGAGGTTGCTGTGTGCTGTCTGGTCACCGATGTGCTTGTTGACCTCCCCCAGCTTCTCGAAGCGGAGGTCGGCTCGTGAGGTGTTGAAGTACTCGGGGTGAGGGTCGGTGTTCGGCGTGGCGTGCAGCGCGACCGCAGCAGCGATCTCGATGGCGTGGTTGTGGTCAGCCTTGGAGTAGACCTGCTCTGCCGTGGTGATAAGAAGGTAGTCGGGGTGGGGCTCGGCGGTGAGCTTGGCAGCGAACGTCGAGCCAACGATCGGACCGGGCGTCGTGGCTCGGGTCGGTCCCTTGGTGTTGACCGTGATGGTGCTGCCCGCAACGGTCTGTACCGTCGCCATCCCGTTGTACACCGGGTACGTGTTGATCGGGAACGAGATCGAGACCCCAGAACCCCGGTAGAAGTTGTGCTCAGCGGTGGCGAGCTTGAGAGTGAGTGTTCCGAACTCGGCTCCTCCCGTGGGAGCAACGGCCGAGAACTCAATGATGTCGTAGACGGTGCGCTCGGTGTGCTGGACGATGTACTCAGCGATCTCCTCGTCATGCTCGTGGTCGATCAGTGCGTACCAGCTATCGGTGGCAACCTTCTTGAGGTACCCGGCAAGAGGATGGGGGTCTGTCTGGTTGGCGTGCTCGGTGATCTTCAGGTTGACGAACGCCTCGGCCGAGAACGGGATGAACTGGAAGATGACCTGCGCCAGCGTGAGATCCTGACCCGTGGTCGGGGGGCCGTAGATCGGGTTCTTGATCGCGACGATCCAGTCACCGTTGGCCACCGTGACTGTGTCATCGTCAACGTCGTAGCGACCGGACAGGTCGGAGTCAACAAAGTTGAGCGTGCCGACCGACGAGGCCACCCAGTACATGCCGTGGCGGTAGGTGGTGGAACCACCGCTCCAGATGGGAGCGGGCTTGGGTACACCAGTGACTTGGTTGTAGCCAGCAGCGTTGTACAGACCCACGTACATCAGGTCGCCGAGCAGCGCCTCGATCTCGGCCTGCTTGGCGAAGTACACAGAGTCGTTGCCGTCAAGGAGGTCGGCGTTGAGGTTGGTGACCTTCACTCGGCTCGTCACCGTCATGGGGGCGGCGCCCCCGTCGGCCAGGGAGAGCGTGATTGCCGGAGAGCTGAGGCCGGTGGCAGTGATGGCTCCGGCAGCGAAGCCGCCCGAGGCGTCGCGTGCGACGATCTTGCTGGCCGTGTTGAGCGAGGTGCTGTCGACGTTGATCGTGACGGCAGCAGAGCCGTTGTAGCTCCCCGCTGGCGTGATGCCGGTGCCAGCGGTCAGGGAGGAGAGGGTGACGTCGGCAGAGCCGTTGAACGGCTTGCCTGCGATGTTGCGCGAGGTCTGGAGAGTCGTGGCGGTCGAGGCGTTGCCGGTGAGCGCACCAGTGACGTTGATGGTGTACGCCCCACTCAACCGCGCTGCTGGGAGGGTGCCTGCGTTCTGGTTGCCCGAGTTGAGGAAGTACGTGGCGTCGAGGCCGTCGAGGAGGTCGGCGTTCAGCCCCGAGCCCGAGCCCGTGGAGAGGGTCGTGGGGACAGTGACAACAAGGTTGCCAGCCATGTCAGTCCAGACCGTGCTACCCGAGCCGGTAAGCGCCCCGGTGACGGAGACCGTCACGGTGGGGTCTGGCTTGTTGATGAAGTTCTCCCAGGCGAGGAGGAAGTTCGAGTCCTTGCCTTCCAACTGCGATGCGTTGAGGTTGGGCACCCTGGTGTTGCTGGAGATCGTGAACGGTGGCAGGCCGGGCGCCTGTGTGAGGGTCAGACTCTTGAACGTCGGTGTGGCGCCCGTGTCGATGCTCTGTGGCAGCGACAGGGTGACGGCCGCCGTCTCGGACCCGGAGCCCGAGACGTTGACTTGGTTGAGTGTGCCCTGGATCGAGGCGACGTAGTTGCCGGTGGTCTGCCCACCGAGGGCGATCTGGATCGACGGGTGCGGGTCGGCGGAGTTGATGTGGTTGTCGACGTAGATCTTCGTCGCCGGGTGCGTTGGCAGTGTCGGACTGGCGTGCAGCGTGATGTACCCGGACATCGTGCCGCCTGCCTTGCTCAGGTAGTTGAGGAAGGTGTTGTCGACTTCAGTCTTGTTGTAGTAGTCACCAAGAAGCGCTGTCTGTTCAGCGGGTGAGATGAACGCAGCCTCCGCTTCAATCTTGGTGTAGTAGTCGACCATCGCCGACTCAAGCTGGTACTGGGTATGAGGGTCAGGCTGGTTGACGTGGTCACCAATCTCACCGCCGCCAGCTCCCTGCTCACCAGCAGGCCCAGGAGGACCGGGCGGCCCCTCGATGCCTGCGTAGACCACCATCCAGTACGCCTGGCTGTTCGTGTCGCCACCATCGAAGAAGACGAGCACGCGCTCACCGGCAATGAGGTCAGGGATCTCAGCCAGCTCTTCATACCTGTTGATGTACGCCTGCGCCCCGATCGGGGAGGTGCCCTGGAGCTGCGGGATGAGGAGCTGCGTGTCCTTCGTGGTCGGGTCGAACGACAGGACACGAGCGATGTACAGGTTGGAGTCACCGTTCATAGTGCCACCGCATACGACTGGGCGCTGACCCACACACCGTTACGTTGCACCGAGGTCGGCGGAGGAGGGACATACGCCGAGGACGGGCGCTTCTCCGCCGTCTGGTGCAGCTCGATCTGAACCTGCTGCTTCTGCGAACCGAGGGCGATCGTGTGGCGCACCCCCGCTACGTACCACGTCTCGCCCTCGACCATCAAGACTTCACCAGCCTTGACCGACACCTTGCCGGAGAACGAGGCCATGGCACGCTTCATGAAGCGCTGGCGATCCTCCCACCGTCGAGCTGCACTGCGCGCCTCTTCCAGGGAGGAGAAGTTCTCACCAGGGTGACGCTTCACTCCACCCACCGGGCCGCCTCGCACAGAGAAGCTGCTGCCCATCCGATCGATGCCGGTGAACTCGTAGGTGTCGAAGCCGACCGGCGACGGAGTGTCCAACCTGATGAAGCTGTCCGGCTCCCAGATGTGCTTGATGGGTCGCAGGGCAGCGCGGCCGATGGCGCGCCGTACGTCGACCAGCATGGCCGTGGTGCCGTCTGCGATGAGTGACATGCCGATGGACTCGGCCAGCCTGCCGAGCGCCGCCCAGTCGCTCTCCGAGGTCTGCATGAATGCGTCGAGAGGGTAGATGTACTGATCCACCATCACGCCCATGCGATAGGGCAGCACGATGTTGCTGGCGATGAGGAACGGGGTGCTCCTGCGGAACGAGCGGGCCTGGCCGCTGCGCATCTTCGACGTCGCCCCGAGACCGATCACGGCCCACCCCGAGAGGGCGTCGTCGCCGGTCATCTCGCTGACGGTGTCGACGTATCCGATCATCGACTGGGTGGCCAGACCGGAACCCCACGTGAGTGTGCAGGGCCAACCCTGCATGCTGTGGACCGGTCTCCCCTGGGCGATGTAGGCAGAGAACTGGTCGTGCTTCCCTTCCTCCGACGAGGCCGTGAGGCTGTCGACCGAGAAGCGGCTCACGAGCCCGTCCCCGTAGACGTCGAGGGTGGGGAGCACTACCGAGGCCCAGCAGGCAACTGCAGCACTTCGCCCGCCTTGAGATCGTCCGGGCAGAGCACCCCTGGGTTCATCTCAGCGATGCCCCAGTACATCGTGGCGTCACCGTAGTTGCGGTACGCCAGGGAGAGCATGTCGTCGGCACTGCTGACCTGATAGTTGGAGTACGGCTGGTTCTGCCAGTGGTTGGGGCCGCGGAAGGTGACACGCAGCCAGCCCTTGTCCGGGTGAGGTACCCACGTTCTCGGAGTGTCTGCGTACCGGCTCATCGCGCCCCGAGGAGCTGATCTGGGTTGTGGTTTCTGTTGCCCCAACCGGTGGTGGTGGTGCGGGACGTCGCCGCTCCGGTGGTGGTGGTACCGGTGGTGGTGGTGGTGCCAGCGGCGGTGGCGCCGACCGCCTGGCTCATCATCCCCGCCGTGTTGGTGGCGTTGTGGATGTCGAACGTCAAGTCCACGTAGCCCATGGTTGGGATGAGGTCGTGGTTGAACTGGAGGAACCGGATGTTCATGTTCGTGACGAGCCCATACAGGACGAGGTCTTGCGAGTAGACGATGGCCGCCCGGTACGCCATGAGGACTTTGGAGGCGTTGCCCACGAGGTCGGTCAGCATGTGGGTGAACTCTCGGAGCGACTTGTCGTCGCTGGCTTCCAACAGCGTTGCATCACCCCGCAGCACGGCGATGACGTCGAGGACATCCTTGGCCACCCCGAGCCGTGCGTACTCACCGGACATGCTCTGCACTTCGATGCTGCGCTCGAAGAGCATCTCGACCGAGGTTCCGGCCGTGCCGATGTAGCCCCCCGCTTGGGCTGCGGTACCGCCCTCAAGCTCCGCCTCCTCCGGGTCGGTGGGCGCCACGTTGATGCCCAAGAGCATTGTTGGTGGGTTGAACTGGAACGGCTTGCTCAACGTCGTGATGATCTCCGACGACTGCTTGAGGTACGGAGCGGAGCCGGGGCTCGGGCCGAAGATACCGCTCTGGGCTCCCTCTGACGACGTCTTCTTCGCTGAGTAGAGGACGGCGCGCCTGAGCTTGTTCCCCGGCGTTCCTCGCGCCGAGAAGCCGGACATGGCATACGAATGCCGGTTGGGGTAGCGGTCAGCGGCCCCGGCGTTGTGGTTCTCGACTTCTGGTGTTGATGGCATCTGTTATCCCGTTGTCCTCTTGACGAACACACCGGCAGCCTCTTCGAGCCGCGGTGCGATGGCCCTGATGAATGCGTCGGCGTCGACCGCAACGTTGCCACTCGACTGGATGTGGATGTCGCCGAACGTGATGGTGACGCCGCCGCTCTTCGAGCTGGTGCTCCCGAACGGGGGGCGCATGGCGCTGTCCACCGGGTCACCCGTGATCCCAGCAGCAGCAACAGCGGCAGCCGCCGCCTTGAGGTCGGTGTTGTAGGTGTTGCTCTTGCCCTTGTAAGCGCCCCATGCGCTGAGCGTGCCGCCACTCGACTGGTACATGCTGAAGGCGGCCCGCAGGTTCGTCATCGGATCGAGGAGCTGCTCGTTCGACGTGAGGCCGAACTGCCGCAGGCGAGCGGGCCCGAGCTTGTCGATCATGTTGATCTGCATCAGCCCGAACGAGTTGTCACCGGTCTTGCGGTTGGGGTTGTGGGCCGACGGGTCGTAGTGACTCTCGCGCCCGGCAATGGCCACCACGTCGACGAGAGCCTGGCCCCGGAAGCCAGCCTCGTATGCCATCTTCGCAACCTGCTCGGCAGTGAGCACGCCCCCGGTGTACTGGGCGACGCCCCCACCCACCTGCCCAGCAGTGGTCGATGCGGCTACTCCCCTCCAGCCCTTCCCTCCGGCAGCGATGATGGCGTTGATGCTGAAGCCCGTGCCCGAGTCGGTACCAAGGTTGAGACCACCGCCGCCACCACCACTGCCTCCGTCGCCTACTGGTGCTGCTGTATCGGCCGGGCTGTCGGGAGACGAGTCACTCTGCCCGGCTCCGATGAACCCGTTCTGCAACTCGGTGAGCTGCACGTGCCATGGTTCGTTGTTGACCGTCGCAAAGGTCTTGAGGCCGAACTTGCCAGCGTTCTGCTGCAGCCACTCCATGTCACCCTGGAGGTCGGCGGCCAGACCGATCTCGTGGTTCGAGCGGCCGGGTGAGGCGAGCGGGGCGACACCGGGGCGCTTCTTCCACTTCTTGCCCTGCCACGTGCGGTCACCGTCGGGCGACTGGTAGTACCGCTTGAGGAACTCACGCTTCTGCTCCTCCGGGTCGCGCCACCCCTGGCCGACCCAGACCTTGCCGCCCGATGCCGCCATGAGCTTCTGAATGCGCTCCTTCATCCGGTTGTCGAGCTTGTCCCACGACTGGTTGCCGGGGCCGACACCCTTCTTCGGAGCACCACCACTCTTGGCCCGCTCATCTCCTACCGGGTCGCCGGAACCACCACCGATGAGGCCGCTGGTGACCTGCTGAGACGTCATGAGCAGCGACTGGTATTCACCGGTATTGACAGGTGCGTCGGAGAACGGGCCGGGTACCTTGCCGAAGAACCGCTCGTACAGCTTCCGGTCCTTCGCCTTGACCATGTCTGCGTACTTCACCGCCTTCTCTGCATTGTCGTTGAAGGCGCTGTCGTCGGACGTCTTGGTCGAGGAGAAGAAGTTGATGAGTTCGCCGAGTTCGCCCGCCTCATCCGTTTCGAGCTGCAGGAGCCCGGCCGTGTTGGCCTCGCTCATCATGGCGGCGTACAGCGAGCCACGACGTGCCGCCCATACGTCGAACCGTCCGCGCTCCTTCGGCCCAGCGCCGTGTCCGTCAGCCCTGATGAGCCGCTTCCCGTTCGCTGTGTAAGCCTTGAGCGAGGCGATGAGATCCTTGTCCTTCATGCCCGCTGCTTCGTAGCGGCCCTTCTGGACGGAGTCGCTGTCCTTCCCCTTCGCCACCGCGTACATCGATGATGCACCACCGACCACCGCCCCACCAGCGCCACCTATGGCAGCACCCCACGGCCCGCCGATGGCCATACCGATCATGGCCCCGCCAGCGGCCGTCTGTGCGACGCCCATGGCGGCGTTCGCACCACCACCCTGGGAGGCTTGCATTACACCGTTGAAGGCGATCGCCGCACCAGCAGCACCCAAACCAACGCGGGCGGCGGTGCCCATGCCTCCAGCGGCTTGGGCTACTCCTGGGGGTGCGGCTGTCTTACCGACTGCAGCCTCTGCCGCTTCTGCCGCTCCCGCCACTCCACCACCACCGCCACCACCGAGCATGCCGGTGGCACCCTTCAACATCATGAAGCCACCGAGGGCGGAGGTGACCAGCTTGATCCCCTGCTCGAACCGGTGCAGCGTCCCGAGGAGCCCACTGAACGTGTCCTCAAGATCGCCCAGGGTCTCCTGCATCTTCATGTCGACGCCCATCTTGTCGACCATCGCATCTTCCTGCTTGGCGAAGAAGTTCGCATCCCTCCTTCCCACAACGGTGGACAGAGCCTGCGACTGCAGACCGAGGCGATCGCGGCCCAGGTCGATCTTCTCCAAGTCATTGGGGTTGGCGAAGTTGATGTCCCGTTTCCCCCCAGTCCTGTTCCTGAAGTTGAGGTTCTGCTGACCGGCCTGCATGACCTGATCGATGGCTGCGTCGTCGAGCCCGTAACGGCGTTGCATGCCGATCCGCATGCCGTTGCCACGACTCTGCAGGTTGGTGAAGTCAACGGCGTTGAGCTTCATCCCCCTGGTCTCCTCGAAGTCCTTCAGGTACCCCATGGCCGTCTGCAGTGGGTTCTGCACCTGACCGCCGATACGTCCCATCGGGATGCCCATGGCCTGGGCGCGCCGCATGGTGAGGGGGTCTTGGAACGAGGAGGCCGAGGCTGCAGCCTGAGCGATGTTCAGCGTGCCGCCGGACGCCTGAACGACGTTGCCCATCTGCTGCATGAAGTTCAAGGTGCCCTGCTGGTTCTGGCCGTAGCCGAACCCGATCTGCTGAGCCTGGAGCTGTTGCTCGCGACCCCCGCCGAACTGGCCGGAGTAGTTGAACCGTTGGGTCTCGGCCGAGCGGTAGTCGAACCCGAAGCGGCTCGACATCAACGAGTCTCTGGCAGAGATCCCGACCGACTGCTGCACGTTGCGGGCGAAGCGGTCGTTGGCCATGTTGACGCCAGCGAAGGCGGCCGTGGCAGCGAAGGCGAACCCACCGGCCTTGGCCGAAGTGAACCCCTCCGGCGACATGCCCCCGTTGGAGATACCACCGTTGTTGTTCGTGGAGCCCCCGGCGCCTGTGCCAGCAGCGTTGCCACCGTTGTTGATGGCCTGCATCTCGGTGCGCACCTTGCGGAGCGTCCCGAGGAGGCCATCGAACTTGCGCTTGAGGGCGTCTACACCGTCAGAGGTGACCTTGGCACCGAGTCGAGCCGCAACAGCAGTGCGCACCTTGCCGCCAGCGCTGCTACCGCTCCTGTTGGAGACGGCGCTCGGCCCAGCGTTTACATTCCCCCCTGCGATGTCTGACTCTGCCATCGTTGCCTCTCCAACTTCCACTGAACCATCTTGATCCAGTACCTACGTTCACGAACCGGTAGTGATTTCACATCGATCAATGCCCATTGGTACGCCGTTGTCAGGATGTGGAACTCGCTATAGAGAGATTGCTGATCAAACCCATAGAAGGTCGGCCCAACCGAATGCGAACGGAATCGCTTCTCCGCACTCGGTGCAAGGCACTTCAACCTCCTTGAACTTCACAGAGGGACCGCCAGCGAGAGCGGTAACGATCTTGCGCCTGTCGGCCATGCCGAGTTCGAGCGCATAGCTGGTAGCCATGGTCTCTCGCAGCGGGCCACCGTCAACGGTGTCGATGCAGCGAGCGATCATGCGGGTGTTGTAGCCAGCAGGGGACAGCTCTTCGTTCGTGTCGTACACGAACTTCTGATCCTTGCCGAGTGGGTAGTGCAGAGCCACAACCGTCTTGTCTCTGAGTGTGACCTTGGTGACGGGCTCTCCTGCGAGAGGCTTCACCTCGATGAGACCCTCGACGTCAACAGTGATGTCGTTGGCCGCCTGGCACGTCGGACAGGAGATGCCCTCGTACTCCCTCTCGATACCGAAGGTGGCGAGGATGATCTCCTTGAACAGCAGCTCGCGATCAGCGACCAGGAGGTCACCGAGTACGAGCGCACTGTTGACGATCGTGACCTTGGTGTCACCGACGCTCTCGACGGCCCGCTTGAGTACGAGGTCGACAAGATCGGTGTAGTAGCTCGGCGACCCTTCCTTCAACCGAGCCATGGCTTCTTCGTCAGCCCCGTTCAGCTCCCGCACCTCAGCTCGAAGCTGACGCTCCTCGTCCTCCCCGGCGATACCCCACATGAGCATGAGGTGGCCGGGGGCGGGCGATTCGATCTGCGGGATGTCCGGTTCCGATGCAGCCGCGAACGATGCAACGGCGTCCTCCATAGTCGCTGTATCGAACAGCGAGTCCTCCAGTACTTTCTCCATTGGTGTGCTCCCTAGACGCCGATGTTGGTGGGCTTGGCCTCGTCCCCGAAGTAGGCGTCGAACCCTTCGTGGTGGACGGTCATGTTCGTGACCAGGATCGAGTTGTCACCAGCGTTGAGGTCGTTGAAGACGATCGCTCCCGGCCAGCAGTTGTACACCTTGAACGCAGCCCCGGCGTTGTTGTTGGAGTTCATGCCCCCACTGCCGGAGTCCGTCGCCAAGGTCTTCCCCTTGGTGATCGGGTGGTTCAGCACGCGGATGACGAGGTCGCAGCGGAAGTCCTCGTCCCATGCAGCGTTGCCGGAGCCCCACTGCACAGCGAAGATGTTCTTGAACCACTCCATCTGGGCGTTCTTGTTCACACCGGAGAACACACCGGACACGAGCGTGAGCGGGCTCACGTCACTCTGTCCGGGCATCTTCCTCGTGATGGTGTTGTCGCCGCCCTCGCGGTACGGGATCATGTCGGTCTGGATGCCGAGGCCAGCAACGGACATGAAGCCCATCGAGGCGAAGGGCGCCGTGATCCTGTCGGGGCCGCCGACGAAGTCGACCTTGAATCGGAAGTTACGCAACGGGTCACGCTGCGAGGGCTTTGTTGCCCTGATGGGTGCATTGTCACTGGGCATTGAAGCCTCCTCAGATTCGGACGGTGGCTTCGGCACCACCGTCGTATTGGCCGATACTGATGATCACGAACTCGGCAGGTGTGAGTGGAGCGATGCCGACCTCGACGTTGACTGCCCCCTGCTCGATGGTGGCAGGGGTGTTGTTCGACCCGTCGCACTTGACGTAGAACGCCTCGCCGGGACCGTTGCCTCGCAGACCACCTGCCTGCCAGACCGTGCCGAGGTAGCGCGAGCACACCGCCGCCACACGACCCCAGAGCCGTTCATCGTTGTTCTCGAAGATGGCGAACTGCGTCGAAGCCTTGAGGGTCTCGGTGATCTCCATGACCGTGCGGCGCACGTTCACGTAGCGATCGAGGCCCGACTTCTTCGTCGTACGTGCACCCATGACCACGATGCCAGCGCCCCGGATGGAGCGGATGGCGTTGATGTGGTTGTTGTTGAGTGACGTCAGGTCAGCAGCGGTGAGGAGGCGCTCTGGAGCAACTGCTCCAGCGATGCTCGCCGTCAGACCGGCCGGAGCCTTCCACGGGCCGACGGTGACGTCGGTCGACATCATGAGCCCGGCGAGCGCACCGCCCGGAGGACGCAGCACCGTGCGGCCGGGGATGCCGCTGCCGATGGCTGGCATGTGCACGTGCGGGTAGTAGACCGCTGCAAACGATGCCACGTTCCCACCGAGCGCACTGAGGTTGAGGTCGGTGTTGAGGAACGTGAGCGCCGCTGCCGGGGTGAGCCCTGCAGCGGTGTCAACGACCACGAACATGTCGCCCCGAGCCGCCGCCGTGGTGATGGCGTCCTTGATGGTCCCTGGCGTGGTGACGCCGGGGAGGTTGAGGATGAACGGCCCGTTGAAGGTCTCGTACGACGCCAGCGCCGCGGCGTATGCCGTGGACTCTGTGTACGGGGTGGTGTAGATGCCATCCACACCGGGAGTCCCCGGCGACACACCGAAGCTGTTGCCGCCGACCACGGTGCTCGGCATCGGCTGCACGGCCGGGGTGGCCGGGTTGTAGCTCTGCCCGGCGAAGGTGACGAGTTGCGAGCCCGTCGCACTCGGGGCATTCGCGATGGAGTACAGGTAGCGAGACGACGATGGGTTGAGCGTGACGTCGATCCATTGATCGACGAGATACTCGGTGTTGCGCTTGGCCGGGTCGAAGGTCGTGCCGGTCGGGACTCGGAACAGGGCGACATCGAAGCGCTTGTTGGTGGCGTCACGCGTGTAGGTCACCAGGCGGAGGTTGTTGCCCCAGACGCCGGGGCTCGTCGCCGTGACGGTGAACAGCGGTG